CCGCCAAGAGTATGTGTGAAAGTGGCGGGATGGACGGGACTTGAACCCGCGACCTTCTGGATGACAACCAGATATCCTAGACCTACTAGACCACCACCCCAAAAATGGTCCCCCCGACAGGACTCGAACCTGCGACCCCTCGGTTAAGAGCCGAGTGCTCTGATCCAACTGAGCTACGGAGGGTGGAGCCCCAGGCGGGAGTCGAACCCGCGGCCTCTCCCTTACCGAGGGAGTGCTCTACCGCTGAGCTACAAGGGCAAGATTGGAGCGGCTGATGGGCGACGATCCCACTACCTCCGCCTTGGCAAGGCGGTGCTCTACCAACGTGAGCTACAGCCGCAAATGGAGCGGAAAACGAGAATCGAACTCGCAACCCTCGGCTTGGAAGGCCGACGCTCTGCCAATTGAGCTATTTCCGCTTACTCACTTTCCTTCTAGGAATTCCTTCAGGAGCTGTGCAGACCCTCTGGGAACGAACCCCCTAAGTGGAGCGGGCGACCGGACTCGAACCGGCGACAGCTTGCTTGGGAAGCAAGGACTCTACCAACTGAGCTACACCCGCTTAGGTTTCTGGGTCTTCTGGGTCTGAGAAGTCCCAGAGGTCTTCCAGACCCCCCATGTCCTTTATGATTTTGTTGAGGCGATCCGATTCTCGCATGCCTGCTCTACCTTCCCGGGCAATGCGTCTCCGTTCTTTTGGGGTCGTGGATTTGAGCCAGTCCTCGTGTGCTTTGCTATCCTTCATTAGCCCTGGTCCTCCAGGACCACTCCCCAGGCGGCCTGGAGATTTTCATCCAGGGTGAGGACAGGGTTCATCGGAATGCCGGGAAGTGGCTTTCGAGGGGACACATTGATGAGATCCAACCAGCTGCCTCGCAGCTTGACCTCAACTTGCCCGGTAGCCCGGTTCTTCCTGGCTTTTGCGTTGCCTTCGTTGTCCTTGTCGAAGTATTCGTAGGTCACGATGCCCTCCATAACGCCCCTATAGTACCCGTAAAGTAGTCGCAACCTCCCCACGGGCACTAAAATGACTTTCTCAGAAGCCTTCGAAACAGCGTCCACGGATGAAGAGCGTGCTCTCGTTGTCCAGGATGAGCGGAGGGAAGTCAATCGGTCGCAGAGCAAAGTGATTGAGCTGGCACCTCAATTGAAGCAGCCCACATGGCGCACCCGGCTCTGGAGGTCTATGATTACGGACACAGAGAGCGGTGAGACCGTCCTGTTTGCTCTCAGTGTGTTTTGGTGCATCCTCCTGTTCTCTGACCAGAGTTCGTTTGAAACCTCTCCGGGCCTCTATGGTGGGATGCAGGCAGCAGCTTCCGAGTGGGTCTGGGCTTCCCTTCTTTCTGTTGGGACCGTCTGTCTAGCTCTCGGGCTTCTCACAGACAGGGCAGATGTTCGTGGGCACGGTCTGTTGTTCCTTGGTGCTACTTGGGGTGTTGCCGCTATTTCCCAGCTAGACTCTGATGTGTTCTCTGCTACGCCTGCGGTCATGGCAGTGATGGCACTCTGGTTCTACTTCACCCCCCGTCAGGGGGAATCCCAACAGGCAGGGCGGTGGCTGAACTCCTTGAAATCTTGGCTCCATATCTAAAGGACCATCTCACTGCCGCGATTCTGTTTGAACTGCTCGTATTGATCCTGGTTTTCTGGGTCGTGCGGGGAATCGGACAGTACCTGTTGCAGTGGTATCAGGCACGCACTGCTGCTGGCAGCGGTGTCGAGGAGACTGTCCGCAAGTACTACGACAACCTGTCGGAGCGGAATCAGGAGCTGTCCAGGAAGTACGGAGAGGTGTCGGAGAAGTTGGAGGCGAGTCTTCAGCTTTGCCATGATCTGCGGGATAAGAAAGGGAATCTCCGAAACAACTTCCGCATCAAGTACAACCAAAGCCTCGGAGAGATCCGGTATGCTGTGCAGCATCACCGGGAAGGGTGTGACATCGAACCTTGCCTGTTGAGGGAGCACATCTTGGATGTGGTTGAAGGGGTTCGTGACGATCTCGATACGCAGGAGGAAGACAAGCCATGATGTACGGTGCAATTGGCGTCCCCCACTTGCAGCCCTCTGATGGCAAGTGGAGAGGCTTTGCGAAAACATGGGCCCTGGCGGGGATGTTCTTCCCGAACAGGGGTCTCCTGGTGAGTTTCGGGATGAGCCGCCTACGCCCGGTGCTGGGCATCTTCCCCTATGGGTTCTATGTCGGGACCGCTGGGGGAATCTTCGTGCTCGGGTTCCCTCACAAGGATCTTCTCCCCTGAATGTGGGGTGATCGACGGGGCTTGAACCCGCTTTAACCAGGACCACAACCTGGTGCCTCGACCTCTTCGGCATCGACCACAGCGTGTTGACGATGGGGCGAGGGGCTCGACCCCCCACCAGAAGGGAGCCCAACTCGCCGTTTCATCAGAAATGATGGCGCCCCCAGCAGGACTCGAACCTGCGGCCCCTTGCTCCGGAGGCAAGTGCTCTAATCCACTGAGCTATGGGGGCGGATGGGCCGAGAACACGATACACAGATAGGGTCTGACGCCACTCTGGCGCATCATGTCTCGGCCGTTTAAGCCATACATATTCGTGATGTCAAAGAGTTTTCCTGCCTTTCCTCGGGTGGCCGCCCTTGGGAAGGTGGGAAATATGGCACGCTCGGAGGGGTTCGAACCCACGACCTTCTGGTCCGTAGCCAGACGCTCTGTCCACTGAGCTACGAGCGCGTGTGAGATTTTTCTGTTCCCGAAACAGCGAAGCCCCCGGCTCCTTTTGGGGGCCGGGGGCTTCGTTCGGGGGTTTCGTTTCCTTCTACCCCTTGTGCCTCCCGACCCTTCCGGTATCCACCGGCTGACCGCCTCCGCGCTTTGCAATCCGCTCATCACAGACCACTGCGCGGGCAATGGCGGGCATTGCGGTCGCAGGATTGTAATGATGGATGGCGTACACGGTGTAGATCTCCGGGGGCTCATCTTCCGAGCCGGTGCCATATGATTACCCCCCTCGCGGAGGGCTGTAAAGCAGTTCGGAAAACTTTTCTGTGAAGTGGGGGTTGAACGGGGGCTTTTAGTGGGGTGTTGTGGAAGGGGTGTGGCGGGCACCCTGCGGTGCGCGGAGTGCTGGGGCCGGGAGAAGGTCACGGTGTAGGAAGCTCCCTTGGACCCAGGAACGTTCTTGCACCCGTTGGGATCGGCAATCCAGGAATAGGTCAAGGATACCCCTTCGTCACTCCCCGACGTCCCAAGCCCCGATGTCTTTGAGGGCATTGCCCGTGAGCACGGCATCGGGGCCGGGGTCTTCAATGGGGGTCTTCAAATGGGGGTCTTCAATGGGGGTCCTCAGCCAGTGGCGAACAGCCCTGACACCTTCACGCAGCCCGCTCCAGAACCAGTCTGGGGGTTCACCCTCTTGCACCCGTTGGGATCGGCAATCCAGGAACAGGTCAGAGCGCAGGTAGTTCATGAGAGGATCAGGGTAAGGGAAGAAGCCATCCTCCGGCTCCCCTTGCTCCTTAACCCATGCCTCTTGCCATTCCCCAGCCCTGTCTGTTGCTTCGAAGGCTGCCTTGAGGCTGCCCCAATGCGTGTAGGCATTGAAAGTGTGGGCAAAATTCCACAACTCCCAATTCTCTGCTGTGTCCGGATCCGGGACCATCTCTAGGGTCAGGTCCTCAGAGGGGATGTGTTCCATGGTGCTGCCTCTAGCCGGGGTCTACGTCGGACACCTTGAGGCTGGCGGTGACCTTGCCCTTGCAGGTGATCGTGGTCTGCGCCTTGAGAGCTGCAGCCTGCTTCTCTGCCTTTTTCTGAGCTGCCTTTGCCAAGCCGGGGTCAAGGGTGTCTGCCATGGCAATGATCTTGTCGAGATCGATGCCCACAGCACCAGCAGCCTGTGACATCTTCTCGTTCTCTGCCAGGAGAACTGCGATGATGTTCCAGGGCTTGGCCTTGTTCACGGCCTTCTGGTCGTAGTCTGCTCCGATGCGAACGGTGCCCTCAACGTGGCAGTCGAAGTTCACGTCGTACTCGCCGGGCTCCAATTCCTTCCGAGCGGTCTTGGCAGTTGCGGTCTTGATCGCCTTTGTGATGGCGAGGGTTTCGATGTCGAGCATTGGAGTCTCCTAGGGTTCATCCCCTACTTACGCCTGGGGTTCAAACTTGAGCCCCCCTGGGGCATTTACCTGTCTAGGATCTCCCGCAGCCTGTTGACCTCGTGTTCGGATCGGTGCTCCTCCCAGAAGGCCCAGGCATCGATCCCCAGGTCTTTGGCAACGGATATCACGTGGGCGACTTCCTCAGGGAGGATGGTGTTCCGGTCACCATCATCAATGATTCCGATGACACAGGAGGGGTCATCCGCCACTGCTTCAAGGAAGCTGTTGAACAGGCCTGTGAGGAGATCCTGTGTGTCTTTCTTCATCGCTGCACCTGGTGTGAGAGAGGTATGACTCTGCCGGCTCCAGTGGGTGGGCGGAACATCAGAGATCGTTGGAGGGGGTGGTGTTGAAACCCATGCTTTTCATAGAAGGCGTACAACATTGCATTCGTGTACCCGGGGTATGGGAGTGCTTCTAACACCGCCCAAAAACCCTTCTCATCGAAATGTTGGAGAATGGGCTCTAACACAGCAGACCCTCCCCCTTCACCCCGGGGTTCAGAAACCACCCTGGAGAATCGAAATGTCTTGTTGAGTGGGATCCGCAAGGGGACCCCATATTCCGAAGGGGGGTAGCCACACAGTTCAGCACTTGCTGATGCCCTGCTGAACTGTTGGGACCCCTGGGCATTAGCAGAAATGCAATGCTCTGCACTGTGTAGCTTCACGTCCCATTTCATTCTGCCTCGTTCCCGAAGGGGGGTCTCCAGGTCTTCTCAGCCATGAGGGCCTTGACCTGCTCGTAGGAGTATGGGGTTGCAAAGGGTGTTGCCGTGTCCACCCCCACATCCATCGATCTGGAGCAGGGGTCATCTGGAAGTGCCCCATGGGAGTGCCCGTAGAGCTGCCAGGAGCCATAATGCTTGCTGTTCCAGGTTCTCATGGCGTAGTGGCACATGACGATGAGTTGCTGCCCTGCGGGGGCATCTTCGTCAGGGACACGAATCTCCAGGATATCAGAGATCGAGGCAAACCGGGTCCGACAGGCAGGCTTGAGTGCTATCTTGTCGTGGTTGCCTCGAATGAAATGGATGGTCCCATTGAGTCTGTCGAGGATGGCACGCATCGACTTCGGGTTCCCCCACACGATGTCGCCCAGGTGGTACACGGTGTCTTCGGGCTCCACAACAGCATTCCACGCAGCAACCATGGCCTTGTTCATCTCGTGAACTTCCGTGAAGGGTCTCTTGGTGTAGGTCATGATGTTCTTGTGGCCACAGTGGTGGTCCGAGGTGAAGAAAATAGCCATTAGTACAGCATCTCACTGGTGAGGCCCGAGGCCTTGTAGGAAATCTGACCTGCCCGGAAAGCGATCCTGGCCGCCTCGGGTCGTCGCACGAAGCGTCCTGTACTCGTGAGGAATCCCTGGTAACGCCCTTGGAGCACTTCTTCCCCGATGTCATCCTGTTCTTCTTGGGTCAGCCGTTCTGCCCAGGCATTGAGTGTCACATAGCAGTCGCTGTGTCTCCATCCGGTGAACACGAGTCCGGTCTTGGGGTAGCCCTCTGACATCCGTGGGGTGTGCTGGTGCAACCGGGCGTGGGCACGGGCCGGCTTTCGGAACATGGCACGAACCCACACACCGAAAATCGGGATTGCCGCGAGACCCTGTGCAATCCAGAGCCATTCCCCGTGGCAGTTGTAGAAAAGATGCTCCATGACTATTCCCCCCAAGCGGAACCTTTTGATTCCCGGTGTTTGTCCACACTAAGCCAGCGGCCTTCCTCAACTCGGTATCCCGCCATGACCGTCCGAGTGTAGACATCACCGGGACGGATCTCCTGGGGAGTTCCCTGGAGGTGAATCTTGCGGGCAACGTGCTTTGTTGCGGTGTGCAGGGTCGTGATGCGGTCACCTGTTGTGCGGGAATCATCTTCCCCACCTTCGTTTGATGTCTCACACTCGCAATCAGGAATGCCTGTGTCAGACCATCCCCGGAAGCCGCAAGTGTGGCATCGCACGATCTGGTAGCCATGATCATCTGCCCAAGACATTGTCTCTCCTTCACTTCTACTACGCGGCTGCGGGCAAATTGAAACCCCTAGCAGCGGCACAATCGGGGCCCATACCCCAGGCTGATGCTACCCGGAACAGTGAGCTTGCGACCGCAGGCTCCACAGCGACCTTCATGCCAAAACTCGATCTGTTCAGGAAGTGCTGTCTTCGAGGACAGGTGGTTGTTCCAGAGCCATGCGAACACCTTCTGCTTCATGTCGATGTAGGCGATGGTGGACATTTGGATCTTGTGCTCTGCCAGATTTTTGCGGAGGCAGTTCTCCTGGCGTGCTGTCAGGCCTTTCTCCTTCTGGAACCTCTGGAGGACGGACTTGCAGAATCCCTGAAGCCAACCATCCTTTTCCTCTGTGGCAGCTGCCAGAAGCTCACCGGCTGCGACGGGCAGACCTCGGAAGTGGTACTCACCCTTTCGGATGGTGCCCATCACCGAGTAGTGGGCCTTCGTGGAGTTGTCAGATCCGGTGAAGGCACGAACCTCGAACAGGTCCTCCCCTTCTTCTCCTGCAGAGTCCACGCGGTAGGTGACGCGGTTGCCGGTCTCGGTGTTCATCACGGTGAAGATTGCACGCCCTGCCAGAATGAAAGTGGCGGCGTGGTCGATGTCTTCGATGAGGTGACTGTGAGCCATGGTCTCTCCACCCCTACTACGCGGATCCGGAGAGGTTGAAACCTAAATCCTGCACAATCTCATCTGCGGTACCCGGGCTTGCTCTGGACTTCGCGGAGTCGGGTGGTGGGGTTCAGGAGGACAGCTCCCTGAATCTCGAATCGCTCTCCAGTGAATGGATCCGTCCCCCTTGTGTGCCAGAGGAATAGAGGCCAGTCGGGATGTTCCAATGCTCTTGCCAGGAGGTACACATTCCTGCCCCTGAGCCGCTGCTGTCTGTGTTGCAGCCTTCGTATAAGGGTAGCCATCGAGTATGGGTGGACGGTGTAGTAGACGCCTTCAGCGTCTCGTGTGGGCCTGTAGATTGTTCCCGGTGTAGCTTCGGATGCAGTGATTGCCATTGGCGACCTCCGCATACAATCTAACACCGGAAAAACCAGCTACAAACTCTACTCTCGGGAGACGTACCCGAAAGTAGAGTTTCAACCGTGGTTGTAGCCACCCGTTACGGGGTTTCTAGCGTCCAACCAAACTTTCTTGATCTACCAAAGGAAGATCACGTGGTTTTCCGACCCATCTGGGTTGACCACGATGATTTTGGACCCCTTTTCTACCGCGTTCCTCACATAACGGTAGAGCCGAACGGCTTTGCGAACATCCTCATGGGAGAGGACATCGAGGCCTTTCTTTTGACCCAGGAAAGCTCGGATCCTGTTGACCGTATCTTGGGGTGGGTTCTTCACCTTGCCCTGGAGCAGGCGTGAGATCACAGACTGGCTCAAGCCTGTAATCTTCGCCACATCGGTCTGTGTGAACCCATCGGTCTCCATGACTGCCCGGAGCTGGGCTTGTATTTCTTCGTTCGTCACTTGGGGGGCTCCCACCAACCGAGCAGGTTGTCTAGCTCTTTCCACATACTAACAGTGGCGGCTGACCCTGGGACGGCACGGAGAGCCTTGCGGAATCCCTTGTGCTCTTTCTTGTACATGAACAGACGATGGTCTCGGGAGTCCCAGCAGTTGCGGACATTGGCGATGCGATCCGCCAGCTTGAGGGTGATGGCTTCGAGGCTCTTGGCGATCTTCGGGTAGGTCTTGGTGTGCCGCTCCTGGCGATTCTTACCGGGTTCATCTGTGACGCAGAACACTACCTCTGCAACCTTGGGGCCGAACTTGGACCTCAGGTCTTCCATAGAGGTCTCTGTGTCCTCCAGGGTGTCATGGAGCCACGCTGCAATGAGAAGATCCCCTTGGATGTTGAATTCCCCCAGCACCCGCACGACATCTGCAAGGTGCTTGGTGTAGGGATCATCCATGTACTTCTGCCCCTTGTGGGCATTGGCAGCAAACCGCTTGGCATCTTCCTGTGTCATCAGGTCTGTTCCTGGGGGCTCATCTTGGACACTGAGTGCTCCAGGGCGAGGGTTGTGATGAGGGACACTGTACGCGGGGCGGCTCGAACATGTTCACGAAGTACGGGGAAGGCCGGTATGGGATTCTGCCCCGCTTGCTCATGCAGCATCCCGAAGGGTCTGGCAGAGGGTGGTCAGGTACTCGACTGCTCTGTCTTTTCCCCATGCGTGGATTTCCAGGGCATGTGCGACGGGGCGGTCATCCTTCCAACCACCTTCACGGGTCTGCTCACCGTCCGGGTGCTTCGTTCGGTGGTTGGCCACGATGCTCTGCAACATACTCTCTGTGATGTTTTCGGGCCGCAGAAGGCACTCCACATCTTCTGCGGTTCGCGTGATGAGGGGCCCCTCTGCGATGTACGTCGTCTTGTCCCTGTCCGCGAGGGTCTTGATCTCCGCAGTGAGGATACCCTTGGGACAGACTACCTGGATGGACACGACCCGCTTGCGCCAGCCAGCGGTGATTGTGGCTCCGTATGCGTTGAAGGTGTACCAGGGTGCTTTCCCTCCATACTGGTTCTTGATCTCCTCTCGTTCAGGGATCGGGTCTCCGACTGCGGTTCCGACAGCTGCCCACACCTCGGAGAAGAAATTCCGATTGTTGACGAGGATGGGATCCTCGGGGGCTTTCAGCGTCTGTGAGAACTCGGGGCTGACCATCAGCCAAACCGTGCCCTTCCAGTAGGTGGTTTGGACACCTTCGATGTCAGGCATCTGTGGGGGGTAGGGCTGCTCCTGAAGATCCTCTGGGAGCGGGAGGTACTCTCCGATCTTCTGGGGTCCCTGTGTGCCCCCGAACACCTTGTCGATGGCAGCCTGTGCATCCCCAGACAAGTCGTAGTAGCTCATGTTGTTCTGGCGGAAATCCACGTACTCCGGGAATTCCTTGTTGAACACTTCCTCTACCCACTTGCTCCATTCGAGCTTTTCGTGGGCTTTCACCTCTGCCCGGTGATGCCGCCATGTGGGGAGCAACGTGGAGTTGGCCCAGTCCATGTACTCCTTGGGGAAGGTGTGATCCCCGTCTGGGCCCTCGATGAGGCTTGACGGGTGGAAGAACGTCGCGAGCTGGCACTTGCCCATGCTCATCAGTTCGACGTGGGTGCCACACTGGACACATCGGAATCCCTGCTGGGAGAGCCCTGGGGAGATGTGGCTACCCCCGGGCTTGAATTCAGAGCAATTGCAGAAGGGGCAGAGGGGAACTTCAGAGGGCAGCATCAGAATCCACCGAGGGGGTCAGGGTTAGTGCCAGTACTCACGCCGGCACCAATGGCGCCGCCTTTTACGAAGGGGTCAATGAGATGGAGGGCAGCCATCCGCGTCTCTGCATCTGGCATTCCGTCGAGCCATGCCCGTGCAGAGCGTAGAGTGATATCGTCGGGGACCTTCCCAGTCATGGCGATGATGTCCTCAGCATGCCCGAGCCATGCACACACAGCCCGGTGAGAGAACTCTGCGTAGAGCTTCTGCTGCATGATGGAGCTACGCAGGGCTTCAGTGGCATTCCCGACCTGGGAGAACATCCCGGGGCACTTCTCTGCCAGAAGGGGGAACTTGGCAAGGCAGATGGGGCCTTCGTCTCCCCACTCCAGCCAGTGGAATTCAAACTTGCGCTCGAAACGGTCCAGGATGGAACCGTCGATCACATTTGCAGAGATCATCCGGCCTCGTTGGTCTCCACCACCGGCGGTGTTGGCAGTGACCACCACCTGAGTGCCGGGGAACACGTTGTAGATCTTGCCACCAGGACCCTCGACACGACCCGAGATGGAGTCGAGAACCAGACGGAGTGCCTCTGCCTGACTCTTGGTCGCACGGTCGAAGTCGGTGATCAGAATCAGGTATGGGATCTTGCGTCCTGTCGTGGTGGTGTACCCGTCACGGAGGGCGCGAAGCAGTTCCCCCTCTTCCCAAGAGGTGCCGTCCTTGTCGAAGGAGCGGTGGAAGAACCAGCTCTGGATATCAGCACTGGGCTGTACCTGCTTGATCAGTGCTGGCCTTCGTTGGATGTAAGACACGGCATGAATCAGAGCATCCTTACCTGTTCCGGGAAGACCGTAGATGTACAGGTGACGCCCCCGGAACAGGGCGATCAGAGTCTCCACCACATCAACGGCAAGGTCCCCGTGCTCGGGGAACTTGTAGTGCTCGGGGAGAGGGAGGCAGTCGATCCTGGGGACATCGGGGTTCACCGGAACCGGGAACCCCCGGATTTCCACCTTCAGGTCTTCCGGCTGAGGCGGACCTTCCCTCCGGGCATTTTTTTGGCGCTTCTTCTCAAGAGCATCGAGAGACTCCTGGGATGCCGTGGGGGCCCCCGGGTGTGCAATGAGGTAGTCCACCACGGACACACCATGGACTTCGGACAGGTGTTTGGCCAGAACGTGGCTGCGTACTCCGCAGATACGGCACTGTGGGCACGTCTCAGGGGTGCTCTCAGGGATCGTGGGAAGGTCAGTCATCAGGTACTCTCTCCTCTCCTGTACTACGCGGAACCGGGGGAGTTGAAACCCCTAGATTGCCGTTTTCAGCGGAGTGCCACGCCGCAGCCCCCGGAAGTCGAGCAGGGTTGCCAGCTTTCGAACCAGCTCTTGGGGCAGTTCCGAGACAGTCTGTGTGTACACAGAGTCCGGGAAGACCTGTGTCACATAGGACGCACCGGAACCGATGCCCACACCGACCACATGGATTCCAGATTCCTTCGCCAGCCTGATTTGACGCTGGATGACTTCTTTGTGCCCACCGTTGGGCTGCCCGTCGGTCACTACGAACATGATTCGGTGTGCCTCTCGACGCTCTGAAAGGGCCTCTAGGCCAAACTGCACACCGTCTGCCATGGGAGTCCCGCCGACCGCACGGGTGTTGGCAAACCTCCACTTGGTTGCGGTGAATCGCTCCTCGAAGGTCTTGAAGATGTCAATGTGGATGTACTGGCACCTGTGGAAGTGGCGGGTGCTGGTCTCTCCTGGGCGGGTGTTGCTATTCCAACCACCAATGCCATCACGGAATCCAATTGCCATGACAGGGCAGCCCAAGGCATCGAGGGGTTCCGTCAGTGACAGGAATACCTTGGTGGCTATCTTGAGGCGCTCTCCGATCATGGAGGAGGACTCGTCCATGATGATCACAGCCGCTAGGGAAGTGTCGATCTGGGCCTCTTCATCGAAGTATGCCCGGTTTGGCATCCTTCCGCCCCGCAGGCATGCCACGTCATCCACGAACATCCGCTCGGACAAACCACGACCCCTGCGTGTGCCGTGGTCGATTGCGGTCTGTTCTACGGACTTGACCAGTGTGCGGAGCCTTGCCCTCAGGTATGCACACTGTGTCTTGACCGAGTCCAGGATATCCTGTGCTCGGGAGATGTCTCCCATACGCCCTGCTGTTGAAGGGGGCACCATTGCCACGGTGTCCTGTGTGGTGTCATAGGGGCGGTACGGTTTTTCTCCGGGCTTGCAGGTTGAATCTTCCTTGTCGAAAACCTCATCAAACCCATTTGCAAGGGCTTCCTCCAGTTCGAGGAGTCCAGTGTCTTCCTGGTTCTCTGCACCGTCGATGAAGTCCTGTGCAGCACCACTCCAGTCTACGGGGTCCGGGTCCCACTGGTGGCCACCACCAATCGGGGAGTCTCCTTCCTGCTGCTGACCATCACAATCTCCTTCCTCGGGGTCATCGTCTCCATCGTCTCCATCGCCGGAGTCTTTGTCGCCGGAGTCTTTGTCGCCGGAGTCTTTGTCGGAGTCGTCGTCGGAGTCGGAGTCGTCGTCGGAGTCGTCGGAGTCGTCGGAGTCGGAGTCGGAGTCGTCGTCGTCGGAGTCTTCATCGTCGGGGTTGCAGTCATTGTCGTCGCTGTCGTCGTCGGCACAGTCGGAGTCGTCGGAGTCGTCGGCACAACCGTCGTCCCCTTCGTCGGACTCGTCGTCGGAGCCACCTTCGTCGGAGCTACCTTCGTTATCATCGGAGTCTTCGTCGGAGCTACCGGAACTTTCGGACTCATCCTCGCCATCGGAGTCCTTGTCATCGGAGCTACCAGAGCCTTCAGAGTCATCGTCGGAGTCATCGTCGGAGTCGTCTTCACCCTTGGAGCCCTTGGAGCCCTTGGAGCCCTTGGAGCCCTTGGGCTTGTCATCGGACTCCTCGCCTTCGGACTCCCCGCCTTCAGACTCCTCGCCTTCGGACTCCCCGCCTTCAGACTCCCCGCCTTCGGACTCCCCGCCTTCAGACTCCCCGCCTTCGCCACTCTCGGAGCCCTCGGAATCGTCGTCGGACTCCGCACCACTCTCGGAACCTTCAGACTCGTCATCACTCTTGTTGTCGTCGGAGTCTTCCCCGTCATCACTCTTGTTGTCGTCGGAGTCTTCCCCGTCAGAATCCGAGGGGTCCTCGGGGTCCGAGGGATCCTTAGGCTCATCGTCATATTCTACAGCATCATCATTGTCTGCGGCCTTGCCCTTGCCTTCAGTCAGGTCTACATCTTCCTGATACTCACAGACCGTACACACCAGGACGCCCTTTCCCTTGACGGTGCCCCCAGCACCATCACTCTTGGGGTGCACCTTCAGCTTGGAATTTGGGGCACCGCAGTTTGGGCATCCCTGTGGAGGTCCACCCTTGCCGGCATCAGGCTCTTCCTTGTCTGCCTCGTTCTGGATGACGCCCAGCACTAGCATCGCAATGCGCAGGGAACCCGAGTCGTCCCGGGGAGTCAGGGCAATCGCTTCTCGCAGGAGATCCGACAGCGGGCCCTTGAGAACGAAATCTGCCGCTTTGCTGTTCTGTTCCCGGTATTCATCCAGTGCCTTCCGCTGGCGGGTGGTGTTGTACCCGAGTCCCACATCCCGGAAAACAGCCGTGATGATGGACTGGGTACTGTTGAGGCGTTCTTCAGACACACCCTTCTGGAGTGCCTTCAGGCGGATATCCTTCTCTTGATCGAGGATGTATGCCTGAAGCTGGTGCATCTTGGGGCTGATGCCCGGGTATTCACGGCAACCGCACCGCTCAATGCGGATGTCCTCTACGATGTTGCTCCAGGACAGGATCGCCCCGCTCAGCTTTGCCCAGTTGGGAGATGCGGTCCAGACCTCATTCACGAGATCCCACATCTCGCGGGCTCCCACACTCCGACGCCGGCTGTACTTCGTGTGGAGAGCTTCGTGGTCTGCCCCTCCGATCAGTGCCATTGCGAGCGGAAGGGGTAGCTTCTCGGGAGTGCCCGCGATTACGATGTGGGGCTGGCTGACATCCTCAGCGTTGGAACGCTTGCACCACTCCTTCACATCTTCGAGTGTCGGCTTGTTTCCAGCGTTCCGGCTTGCCCAGGAGCACAGGTGCTTCACGAAAAAACGAAGAACCCAGCGGTCGCGATTGAAGAATCTGCCACCATAGGAGTAGACTCGACGGACGTTCGGCCCCAGGATCGCATCTACGGATCGCTGGTGGGCCATGCGGTAGCGTGACCCTTGGAGCATTGGCATTGTGGGGTTGGGGATCATCGTCTCTCCGTTCACCCCTACTACGCGGAACCTGTGGGTTTGAAACCTCCAGGTTTACGGTATCTGCTCTATAGGGAAAGGGGTGTAGCACCATAAGGCTCCCACATGTCTCTACGCTCTCGTATCGCCAAGACCGCCCTGGACAATCCGGGGGAGCTTCGGGATCACCTTGTGCATCTCCTTCAAGCATCTTCCCCTAAGAGGTCTAGCCTCGACATTCCGACCTTGAGGAAGATCCTGCGCCCGTATGGGCCAGCGAGAATCACCCCTGCCTTGGTCAAGGCAGCAGATGAGTTTGCTCGATCTGTGTCCAAGATGCTCTCCGTCTGGGTGCAGAAGTACCCGTCCGAGAATGGGGTGAATGTTGCAGGCATGATGGACATGGGCGCCCCCTATCTGGTGTTTGAGACTCTGGAAGGGACAGGGCCCGGAGTGGCTGCGAAGGCCTGGAAGCCTCTGTATGAAGACACACGAGAGCTGAAGACTTTTCTACAACGAGCCCTACGAAAAGACTATGCAGATTTCAAGAGTGAAATCCTGAATTCCGCACAGGAGTAGACCGATGCCCTACGATGCAGACAAGCCTGCTGACATCACCGAAATGACGGACAAGCTGAAGAAGACCTATGCCAATGTGAGTGCCACTGCAGCTCGACAGGCAATCGCTGTCTTCAACTCCGTAATGAAAGAGCACAGCGATGAGGGCCGTGCATGGGCGGGTGTCTACTCACAGCTCAACAAGCGGGGGATCTCCAAGAAAGCATCCGTCCGACTTGCAGAGGACATCATCAAGGTTGCAAACCTGCACCCGGCACACAGGGAAGCACTGTTGGCCATCGCCAAAGAGGCTGCTGCCTGGGTCCCTGGTCAGCTGAAAGAGGAGACCTGGACGCCCGGGGAAATGGATGTCAACTCCCCTTCTGTTGAGGACGCACCCACAGGTTCACAGATGCCCCCAGCCAGTGACAACAACAATGAGGACCTGGACGAGGAGTGGGGGGAGCTGGCTGCTCGGAATGCTCGGATGCGTGAAGACCGCTAGTGCCTGTTGAACTTGTAGACCTTCGCAGGGCGTGAACTGGTCAGCCTCTTGCCCGGGGCTTCCTCGATCACACCATCGGTGCACATTCTCTTGAACCTACGCCTGAAGCTGGAGGGTTCGTAGGTCTTGCCCTTGATCGCCTCATAGACAGAGCGAAGCTCGGCCACGGTGAAGGTGGGAGGAACCAGTTCGAAAGCGATGGGGGCGTAGTCGATCTTGCCCCTGATACGCTCGACTCCAACCCGCAGGATCTCTACATGATCGAATGCGAGGGGCATCTTGCCCACAACCTCGTGTTCCACAGAGAACCACTGGGCGTCAGAGGCATCGTCCCCGGCGTGTACCCTGTGTACCTTGTCGGGAGAAATCAGGGCGTAGAACGCCACCGTGATGATCCGCAACCGGGGATCCCGGTTGGGCTTCCCAAATGTGTAGAGCTGTTCGAGGAAGCAGGAGCCCCGAGGGAGCCCCGTTTCCTCTGAAAGCTCCCTGTGGGCAGCTTCCTCGACACTCTCCCCCTGACACTCGAAGCCGTCTCCGACCTCCACAAAGCCACCTGGGAGAGCCCAGGAGCCCTTGTGGGGGTGACCCTTGCGTCGGATGAGCAGCACCTTGAGATCGGTGTCGGTGACCGTGAAGATCACCAGATCGGCGGTCACTGACGGCTTGGGGTATTCCTGCTTCTGATAGCCCTTCAGGAATTCTTCTTCGGTCATGTCTGCCGTGTGGTCAAGCTTGCCAGTCATCATTTCATCCTCAGGCTGAAGACATCCTTGCCCCTTGGGAACACCACCCTACCGCCTTGCTGGGTCAGATGCATGTCGCCACCGAGGACAGGGTCGTCTACCACCTTCAGTGCGGGGGAGCCCTTGCGGGCAGAGAACAACTCCAGCTTCTCATCCTCTGTCATGCAGATGCACACCCCGGAGTCGAGAAGAACGAAGTTCAGTCCCGAGAGGTTCACATCTTCGATGACACGCACATCGTAGGACTTGTAGTCACTGCTGAAGCGGAGCACGAGCCGGTCGTACTTGCCATTCTTGGAACCGACGACCATGAGCACCCCGGCTGTGGGGGTGTTGTCGAACTTGGCATCCAGGATGCGGTAGTCGTCCAGCTCTTGGATGTGAAGCTGGTGTGCCATCCCTGTCTCGGGAAGCAGTGACACCCATTTGGATCCCAGGAGATCCTGAACCACGATGCCCTGGTAGAGCTTCGTGGCGTGCTCCAAGCAGGTGGTCACGGGAAGGCTGCTTGCTAGGACCCTGGAGCCTACATCGTTGAGCATGATTTGGAGAATCTGATCCTGGTTGCGAACGTAGATGCGACCCCCGTGGGCCATCACTGCATCTGCACGAAGGATTACGGGGATCGGCAGTCCTGATGACACATCGAGCAGCTTGAGCATCCCCTGGGAGGAACCCGCAACTATGGGCCGTCCCATCCTCGGAGTGAAGCCCACCCCAGAGATCCCATGGACGGGCCCATGAAGGCGCCGCTTGCCATGGTAGATGCCCTCGTCTGTCCAGACGAGGAGATCCCCGCGGTGGTCCCACATGCCACGAACGGCACCCTCGAATTCCAGCAGCTTCGAGATGTCCAGCTTGTTGGTGCCCTTGATGAGGCGCACAGTGGGTAGCACCACAAGGGTGCCCTGGAGGGACTGCGGTGGGGGAAGTCGCTGGCCCCGCTCAAGGACAGCCTCGTACCATTGCCTGTAGACGGGGGGAATGACATCGAAGGGAAGCACGACCCTCGGGACTCGAACGGAAGTGTTGAACACGGAGACCCCAGCGGCCATCCTGTGCTCCATACCCTTGATGGAAGGGTGTTTTCCCTTGTAGGGGTGGATGCCTGTGAACAGGTTGAAAGTCACACATGCAAAGGAGAACCAGTCCGACAGCTCTGTCCAATCCAGGTTGGACACCTGGGGGTCTCGGATGGACGCCATGATGACTGTGGCTGGGTAGTGGGGGGTCTGGTAGCTGTCCACGTCGATGGCGTAGACTGTCTGGAACGCAGGGTCGACCAGAAAGTTCATCTCGTTGAGGTCTACTGCCAGGATTCCGGCCTTGTGGGTGTTGCCCACCCTCTCCTGAAGGGACCTCACCAGATCGAGAGTCATCTGTGGGGAGACGTTGTTTCGCTGGCGGAACACAGGGGGGAACAGCTCACAGAGGGTGTGGGTGTCGGGGAGGAACCGCATGGTGTAGCCCAGGGGTGTCCCCTGCTTGTCGTTGACTACACGTTCGGGCTTGATGATATCGGGGTCGGTGAGTGCCTGCAGTTCTCGGATTTTGCCCACTGCCAGCATCTTGGTACGGTCATGGTAGATCTTGTATGCCGTGGTGCCCTTGACGTAGACGTTCCCTTCTCCGCCACCACCAACGTAGTCAGCCTTTGACAAGTTGACGGCTGTGCCATGGACGTAGACTCTCACGTCTCATCTCCCAGGTAGAGGGTGGCAACTGCGAGATCATCGTAGTGCTGCCAGCCGTTCTTGACGCAGAACCGATTGAGGAACCCATTGCGGATTCTCCGCACGACGAATTCCCCTGTGGTGTTCTTCACAGCCATGATCTGTTCCACCACTTCCCCCACAGGTACCCGAACAAGCTCTGTGGGGGTCTTCTTCTGGAAGGACTGTGCACCATCCGAGATGAGGGTGACCATGTCGAATTCAGCCACCGGGAACCGGAACACCAGAGGATCGAACCCCCGGGCGATCTCCCAGGATGGCTCTTCCTCGTCCTTCTCCGTGTCATAGAAGTAGATCGTGCGGTAGCCCGAGTCAGTCAGCTCGTTGTAGGTGTCGAGTCGGTCGGGGTCAAGCTGGTAGGACAGGTAGTTCGGGGCACCTGCTGCAAACTCAATGCTGTGGTACTGCAGGAACCCGTGCCGATTCCGAGCAGCCACTACACCGTCTCCCCAGACCCTGACCACTACCTCATCTCCTTCCACGACAGCAATGAGCAACGTGGCGTCGAGACATTGGAGGGGGAGTCCAGTCGGAACAGACATAGCGAAAGCTTTGAGAGCAATCTGCAGGGGTGTGGGCTTCTTCCCCTCCCGCACCTGTTTTGCTGCTGCCAGACACATGAACCGGGACCCGAAGTCAGTGGCCGGAGAACTGGAGCAACCATCCGACAGGAACGCTGCTTTCAGGTCGATGTCGACAACGGCATAGTCCTGGCACACGGTGTGCTGGCTTCCCATGGCAAAGTAGCGGTCAACGTTCATGGGATGTTCCTTCATTTCTTCGAGCCTTGATGGCGGCCCGCAGTTCGCCCACAACGGCAGCAACGATGGGGTCCGCATAGACCCCATACTCAAGCCGGTCCTGAATCAGGCGGTGGAAATCGTCGGATTCCAGCAAGGAATCGATCATCTCAGCGACAACGGGAATCTTGCCGTTCATGGGATGCTTTTCCAATCAGGCTGCGGGTTCTTTGCTACCCACTGCTTCACAAGCTCTCGGGCTTCTGCGGCATAGATCTGGGCTTTCTCGTTTCTGGTGTGTTTCCAGGACTGGTGCTCGGTCAGAATCCGCTCGGTACGGTGCGTGCAGAGGCCTGAGCTGCAGACCAGAATCCGACCCCCGGCATCGATGTGGTGCCATCCAGTCGGGATGGTCTCGACCTGCTCGTAGTTGGAGTGCCCCAAGTAGCGGCCATACCCCGTGCCCGCGGGTGCTGAAATGCCACAAAGGTCACAAATGTAGGAAGCAGACTGTCGTCCCATGGGAGAATCCTCCGAGCTAGAACAGGTTTCCCTGGCTGTCGATCATGCCCTCATAGCCACACCACAAGCACCGGGCGTGGACTGAGCACCCATCAAACCCCGTGGTATCGAACCCCGCGAAGATGGAGTGCCAACCAATCCAACAAAGGAAGTGCTTGACCATGAGGGCACTCCCCCTAGAAGGTGAGAGACTGCGAGGGGCCTCCTGTGCCCAGCGACTGGGACTGAGAACTCACCGATTTGGACATGAAGGACGCGAGCCTTGCCAGCGTCTTCGTGTCTGCCTTGTCCACAGCGATGTACTGGGAGAACCCCGCATCCTTGTGGAGCTGATCGAGGTAGTGGTTGAGACCCGTGGTGGAATCGACGTTGACTCCTACGAGGATGCTGACCAGGGACTCCAGGTTCTCACCCTTCACGGCGTCGGTCAGGGCTTCCTTGAGGGAGTTGACCGTCAGCTTCGAGGCGTTCTCCTGACCATCGGTCAGGACGAAGACGATGCCGTTGGCCTCGAAGTCCTGGTCGATGAGGTCCTTGCCATAGCGTGCCACGGACTCGACTACGTTGACCGAAGCATCGTAGAGGGCTGTGGTGTAGCCGGGGGACACGATGTCCTTGTAGTCGTCCTCGTTGCACTGGCTCAACGGCTTGAAGCCGTGAGCCTCCTTCACGTGGTTGTCGAAGGTGACGAGACGCAGCATGAGATTGTCAGCTCGGGGTGACAACCGGCACGCCTTGACCACTTCCTGGATGCAGCGGTTGAGATCCTTCTGGAAGCCTGAGATCGAGCCAGAGGCATCCGCCGTGATTCCGACGAGGGTGTACTCCGAAGCGCCCAGGTCTTCGACACGGGTGGCACTGAAGCCGTACCCTGTGCCGTCGGTGTGGGTGCTCATGTTCTGTGAGTTCAGGACGGGCATGGTCTACTCCTTCAGGAAGTCGGTGGTGAGGGCGGTGCGAGCACCCATGGCAGTCAGGTCAGCGATGAACTGCTTGCCAAAGTCGGAGAACATCGTGGTTCCGGGGGGATCCGGAACATCGGACATGGCGTCGGTGAGCAGCACGAGCTTGCTGACCGATGCGGGGTCGAAGTTGGTGGCGATATCGCGGACGGTGTGGGCCACGCAGTGAGAGCGAGCCTGACCCGCGAGCAGAACGATGTCTGCTGCTTCCAAGGTCTCGATGAGCCTTGCGTTGAGCTGTGTGGTGTGGTCGGACGGGTCCGGAACCTCTGCCTGGACTGCGGAGAAGTGCTCCGTCCAGATGTTCGAACCCTTGGTCACGTAGTCGGTGGTGGCGAACCGGGACTCCCAGTCTGCCAGAGCTTCGTAGAGGACGGGCAGCACGTTGTGACCCGAAGACCCGATGAGGCAGTGGGGAGGCCAGATGCAGTGCGGGTAGCGACCGCTGGCTTCCAGGTCTTCGAGGTACTTCAGGGTCTTGGTGAAGAACGACGGGACAGTGGTTGTCCAGACTCCGCTCTTCAGATCGGCTGCGGTCATGATGGTGAAGGGTGACGGGTTGTTCCCGGCGGAATCCTTGTACCAGATCGGGTGGGCGATATCCACGAGACGGTGGCTGTCGAGGGTAACATGGATGTCATCGATCTTGCCCTTGAGGCGGTTGATCATGGCAGCCAGACGCTCCATGTCCTCGGTGGCACCGGGGACGAAGAGGGAGCCGTCCTTGTGGCAAAAATCATTCTGGGGGTCAATTGCCAGCAGATGAATGTTCACGATGTTCTCCTAGAGCTACTTGAAGCAGTTTCCAGTACAGGTGAGTTTCCCGCAGAAGCCACAATGGCCCTGCGAGGAGTCGAAGGTTGTGAACCCCGAAATGGGGTCCGGGAGGGTTTCAGGTGGGCCAGGGATGCGGTCTCCGCTGGCATCGTGGATGATGTTGCCGCTGGCATCAGTGAGCCAGGTGTTGCCGTCCCTATCGGTCGTGTGTCGGACATCTCTGCCGTCCCGTCCCATTGCTTAGATCTCCGGGAGGGTGTCAGTGAGGATGCCAGCCTTGACGAGGTCTGCCCGGGTACCCATGGTGGGGATGTTGGGGTTCATCTTGTGTCGTGTCTGGCGTTCGATGCGACGGGCAGCTGTGAGGAGCTTGTTGACCAGCTTGGTGGGGATGCCCTTGAAGGGGTTGTTCTTGGGGCCCCGCGGTCCATCCATGTGATAGGCCATAATATCCTCGAAACGGGCACGGACACCGGGCTCATCAAAGAGCCATTCCTCCTGGGTGAACATGGTGGTCGTTCGGCAGCGAGGATCTGCGCTCGCCCCAGACCCTGCCTCAGCATCCAACCACCGGCTCACCCGTTCGATGAGACCCACACTCGTGTAGGCACCAGTTTCCGTGTCGATGTAGCTGTAGAAGGTCTGCCCGTACTCCTGGGCGTCGAACCCGAAGTAGTTGGCAAGCTCACTCTCATCTGTCATGGGGTTTGAAGTGCCCCAGAGATCCGCAGTGGGCTTGGTGTTGATGATGTCCTTGGGGACACCGAGGGCAAGTGCGAGCTGATAGACCTCACCCTTGGACAGCATCGCGAGGGGGTTGGTATCTACCTCACCATCGCCACCCTTCTGGTAGTAGCGGAGCCACCGGTCCTCACATTCATTCCCGGTGCCATGTCGGATGCCACCGCCCATCATGCGGTTGAAGCCACGACCCACAGGGGCACGGAGACAGGAGCGGATGGACCCCAGGATGGTGGGGTCAGCCAGAGCCTTCTCATGCAGCCGAACCCGAATGATTGGGTCCGACTCCCCATAGGCAGCTTCGATGCCTGCAAGCATCGTGTCCACCAGGGACTCGTAGATCTCGGTCAGGTCTACCTCGATGAGCTTGACATCGAAGGTCTTGGCTACCTCACGGGCAGCTTCCAGCGATTCCGGGCTGCTGTTGATGCCCTGGTAGGCAGTGGTGACGTTCTCCGCCCCGAGAGCCTGAACGAGGAGTCCCAGCATGACAGCGGAGTCCACGCCACCCGACAGATCGAGTTCTGCACGTCCAAGCCCTGTCTCGATGTGGTACTTGCGGATTGCCTGCACGCGGTTGTGGAGGAGCTTCTTGGGGTCAAGTACGGGCATCAGTGCATTCCTCGTCGGAGGTTGGAGTAGAGAGTGTCCACGAGGGCTTGGGTGTCCTCGCTGTAGGCGGGACGTGTCTGCCGCACTACCCACGCCAGAGCTTCGGCGGGGGTAGTGCGGAGACTGAGGGGAAGCTCTGGGAGTCCTGTGAGGATGACGCCCTGGTCGTGCGGGGCTTTCTCGCCGTCCTGGAGGATGACTCCAGTGGGGCCGTTGTAGGCGGCCTGTCCTAGGAAGGGGCGAAACACTACTGGCAAGCCGGGGATGCTCTCTTTTCCTGCACCGGGTTCGTCCCCGAATTTCATGGTCGGGGTATCGCCGGTCTGTGTGACCTTCCAGACGGCGGCAACGCGGTCTCGGGTCAAGGGGTCCCCGGGGGCCTTTACGATGTAGCCACCGTAACCATACAGCTGGTCCTCGGGCTTGACGCCCGTGAACTCCCGCAGTTTCTCGAAGTTGTGGGTCTTGGCCTCGGTGAACCCATCTTCCAGGATGAAGCGGGGATCGATGTCACAACTTTCCGCCATGGAGCAGGCAATGAGGTACTGGCTTTTGATGTCGCCGGAATCGAACCGCACACTGTCACCACGGTCCGGGTCTTCTGCGATGAGCTTGAACGCCTCGGGAAGTCCCGACCGGATGGTGTCGAAGGTGTCGAGCAGGAAGCTGCTTGCCTTGGGGACGCGATCTCGCATGGCTCGGAAGGCGGCTTTGTCGCTGCCGTACCGTTGAACGTGCTCGTGACCCATTGTGCCCACGGGCACCAACCCGAGTTCTTTGGCCAGGGCGACATTGCTGGTTGATCGGAGACCAGCCTCCCTGGCAGCCTGGAGAGCGATGCGGTGCTGTTCAATGCAGGTGGCAGCACGCATCCCGACCTCGAAGATGCGGGTAGGGTCTCCACCCACTGCATCGATGAGGCGGGTGACCCGATTGAACACATGCTCGTGGTAGGCCGCGTAGTTGACGGTGATTTCAGGTGCCGGGACACCAATGGCATCCAGAGTCTGCAGCACGATGTCCTTCTGCTCCTGGCAGGTGACGTTGTGGATGAGGATGGGCAGCCGCTCGGGCTCCAGCTTGGCGAAGGTGGCGATCTGAATGCGGTAGTGGAGTTGGAGGGCCAGGGGCTCCAACCAGGAGACAAGAGCAGAGGGGCCGGTCACGGTGAAGACGGGCTCACGGTCGAAGAACCACGACCCCTTGGGGAGAGCATTGACCACCAGCTTGTCCTGCTGGCTCATTGCCGCCCAGTAGCCACCACCCATCCCGTAGCCACAGGCAGTCAGGTAGTCCTGGGATGATCTGGACTCACGGGAGTCTTCCCACTTGGCGGGCAGCAGGGACCGGATCATCTCCTCGACATCGAACGGGAGGTAGTGTGAGCCGCCCCTGCGATGGGAGTAGTAGAAGGTTTCCTCACGGAGCGGCCAGCCTGCCTCAGCCATCGAGAATTTGTAGGCATCAGTCGAAAGTATGGAATGGGAATCCATTGCACGGCTCCATCGGAGTTTGTGTCCCCGTGGACTCTTTCTAGCACGGGGAGCCCTTTAGTCAAACCCCGAAGGAGAGATTTTTTCAAAGTACCTTTAATCCCAAGGTCGGGAGTACTCTTTGGTTCGGATTTTCTTTCTCTGCCGGGGGTAGAGTGCCCCATGCCTGAAGTGCCCCCGCGTCCCTGGTTGAAGGGCGAACAAGAAAGCTACTCCAGCCTCGTGCTTGAGGTCAGCATCTGCCTGGATGAGCACGGGCGTGTGTTCTCTGCCCACGGCCTACAAGACAAGCAGGACGTATCCACTGCAATGAAGTGGTCTTCTGGCGGTCAGGAGCAGGTGGCACATGGGATGTTGACTGAGGCAGTGCGACGGGAAGCCCTTCTGGACTTGCTGATTCAGATGAGTCGGGATCCCGAATTCTTGCCTCGACTCAAGGCAGCTTCCCCTGAGGAAAGAGAGACTGCCCTCAAGAAGATGGCAGTCTCTCTGCATGTCCAGATGGCGAACACCATCAGCCGTATCGCGGCGGCAGCCCTTGGTGAGGCATACCTGACGGTCTCTGAAGACTAGATCTGGAGTCCTCTGCTCGAACGCACTGAGCGGATCCGGTCCAACAGCACAGTCTTGCCACCGGGGATCTTGCTGGCTCTCGGAATCCCGAGATCGTGAAGGGCATACTTCCGCAGGAGGGTCAGGCTCTGGCTCCGAAGCTCTGTGAATGCCATGGAGCGGAGAGGTGCCCACATGATTGCTGGCTCGACAATCACCACGGGCTCGACCACCACGGGCTCGACCACCACGGGTGCGACCACCACGGGCTCGACCACCACGGGCTCGATCACCAGGGTTGCGGGTGTTGAGAACGTTGCAGGTGTGGTAACCACCGGAGCAACCTTGAGAGGGTTGGCCACCAGAGGGTTGGCCACCAGAGGGTTGGCCACCAGAGGGTTGGCTGTGAGGGGCTTTGAGGTGTCCCGGCTTTCCAGCACTCCCCTGATGCTTTCCAGCAGAGCTGGTTTTCCACCCGGGAGCTTGCTTGCCTTCTTGATCCCCAGCTCTCTGGCTGCGAACTTCCTGAGAAGCAAGAGGGTCTGCCCTTCAAGCTCGGAGAAGGTCATGGAGCACAGGGGAGCCCAGATGTTGAGCCCTTCGGTCTTTGGTATCTTGAGAGGTTCGGGGGTGGCCGTCCCCAGGACGATGGGCTCAGGGGCTACAACCTGGAGGGGTTTCTGGTTGCGGGTCTTCCTGCGTCCAGAGCGGCGCTCGTAGTTGGCCCTGGCGGTCTTCTTCCGACAGCTGTCAGAGCAGTACTTCCTGCCTTCCATGGGGGGCAGAGGGCAGCCCTCACGAGCACAGGTGACCCCTTCCACGATAGGCACGGGTACCACAGGGCGAATCCCTCTGTTGTTGACCACCTTCCATGCAGCGCTCTTGGCAACTTCGATGTGCATGAGGATCTTCGCCACCCGTGCTGTGATCTCGCGAGAACGCTCCATGGCCTGCCGGAAGCTCTGGAGTGATGCTGTTGCCCCCTGCCTCAAGATGGAGTGTACGAGGCTGTCGAGAAGGCGTGCATCATGATCTACGCCTGCAACCTCCACGTCGACCACATTGCGCTTCCAGCGGGCTTCATGTTCACCAGAAGGCACTGAGAGCTTGTCCCACAGGATCTCCACTTCCTTCTTCTGTTTCTGCACTTGTGTTGCCAACTTGTTGGCACTCTCTGTTGCCTGTGCGATGTCACGACGCCGCTGCTCCAGGTAGGCATCCCCTTTTTGTACGGGCTTGTTCTTCTGGAGGAGGGTCTTGGCACTGGGTCGCTTGTCGGGGGTCTTGACTCGGTGGTTCTCCCACTCAATCTCTTGAGCGATGACGAACTTGTTGACTGAGTCCCCGTAGATACGCTTCCCACAGACTTTGCAGGAAAACACAGCCTGTTGAACGTGCCCTCCCCAAGGGTTGTCCAGAAAGATCTCGATGTTTGTGGCACTGCATTTCGGGCATTTTGGCTTGAACGTTGTGTTCACGTGAACTCCTCTCCTGGCGTCTATATACCCCGGTAGTCAGCCTATGCACCCCACGAAGTAGGAAGCTGCCGTTCTACCAGGGAATTCATGGATGCCCGTAAAAACCGCCAAGGCTGACGTTTCTCCAGTACGACAGCGAACCCAGTACACATGTATGAGCACATCCATGGCGATGTGCCTCAATGCAGTGGGTGTCGACACGGACGAAGACGAGGTCAACAAAGTCATGGGGGCCCGCCCGATGAAGGGTGCTGCGTGGGAACAGGTCTTGGCGTGTGCACAGCACTATGGATGTCGAGCCACCCTGACGGTCCCATCCACGCTGCGGCAGGTCAAAGAGTGGACTGACCGTGGTGTCCCGGTGATGATTGCGTGGAATCCCGAAGGGCGAGAGTGGAGCCATGCCTCTGTCATCTACGATGTGGACGAAGATTTCAACGTCTTCGTAGCTGATCCGAACATCCCTGATCCCGATGAGACATCCAGAACCGTCCCCAAGGGTGAGTTCTACGGGAAATGGTATGAGAAATGGCCCCGATATCTCGTCCGACGGCCAGCTTGCGCCATTGAACGCGAGGTAACTCGGGAAGGGAGACAGGTCATGGCTTCTACAGGTACCGCGACTCAGATTCGCAGGGAACTCACTCGGGTCGCAGACTTCTACGAGGCTGCCCGGAAGAAAAGGCCCACCCATGAGGTCCGAGAGAAGAAGGACCCCAATGCCCCGATCAGGGTGCCGGGTTCCAGGCAGCGGAATGACGCCGCCCGAGATCTGGCAGAAGGTCGGGTCAACATCCGTAGCGGTCCCCACAAGAACAAGGGCCAGCAGGGCCAGGGCCAGAAGGGCAAGGGCAAGCCCCAACGGCATCCGAAGCACAAGCGGGATCTACGGCCGCACATGGCCTCTCGGGTTGCGACCCGGTTCCTGCTCCAAGGAGACACCAATGAGTAAGGGTCTGAGCATCGACAACTACACGGAGCTATTCCGCAACGCCAAGCACCCGAAGGGCAAACCCGTTGACGTGCCTGCCTATCTGGAGGGCCACGGGAATCCCGAGGCTGCAGAGCGTTGGCGCGAGGAGCACGAGAAGAACAAGAACAAGTTCAAGGGTGCTTCCGATGAGTCCGACTCCGAAGCTCGCTTCGAGAAGGGCAAGCCCGCAGATCCCTGCCAGAACATGAGTGAGGCAGAGTGCGCGGAGTGGAAGAAGCAGAATGAACAGCACCGAGATCAGTTCAAGGGTGCTGCTGAGTCTGACTCCGAAGCTCGCTTTGAAGAGGGCAAGCCCGCTGACCCCACGAAGAACATGAGTCCTGAGGACAAGAAGAAGTGGAAGGAGGAGAACGACAGGAACCGTGACAACTTCAAGAGCGGGGGAGCTGACTCTGACGATGAGAAGGCAGAGGGTGCAGAAGATCGTGCAGAGGCTGATGAGGAGAAGGCAGAGGCAGAGCGTCACGAGTCCGATGCAGATCGGTCGGATGCTGCTTCCAAGGAAGCAGGTCAGCGCCAGCGCCTCACCTGGACAAACCGAGAGGCAGCTACAGGGCTCTACGGCTACACGAAGGCCACACAGCGGGATGTTGAATCCAGCATCCGCAAGGTGCAGGGTCGTGCAAGCAAGGTCGCCCGCCGAATCTGGGCCACTGATGAGCGGGTGGCAGAATTCCTGACGACCCACTCCAAGAGGGGCAAGTCTGCTTCAGCAAAGATCCTCTTGTCTGCTCTCAAGAGTGTGGGCCCCAAGGTTGCCTCCGAGAAGGAAGCACGGAATGTCACACATGATGGTGCTTGGGATGCGTTCAGTGCCATGCGTAAGCTGCTCCGCTCGGAGCGGGGTCCCGCAGCTAAGGCGTTCGTTCGTGCAGTGACAGAAGACCCTGATGTGTACCTCCCGACACAGCGTGACTTCAGCAAGCTGTTCCAGATGCTGCTGTCTGTCGAGGATGAGCTTGGCGAAGACTCCATGGTGTTCTCGAAGCTCCAGAAGCTCTGGATTGTCTTCATGGACTACAAGAGGAGTGCAGAGATTCTTCAGCGTGGTGGGATCGAGATCCCTGTCAACTGGCCCAATTCCAGTGTCAGTGCTGTTGGGAAGGACAAGGGCAAGTACTATTCCCTCATACACGGGATGCGAACGAGCTACCGGAGTCGTGAACGGTTCATCTATGTCATGAACAACGAGGCACAACTTCCGACCCGCATGGTGGAGACGTTGCTCAAGCAGCTCGACTCCGGCAAGAGGGCATCCGAGACCCACACAGCATCCGACAAGACGGCGGAGTACAGCTGCTACGGCTACGCCCGCAAGACTGCGACCCTGGGTATCAATGCCTGTGCAGAGGTCCGGGAGTATGCAGGACACGTCGCATCATCCCTGCACCACCGCAGAACTGCCAAGTACGACAAGATCACCGGGTTCCTCAAGGAGCACGGCAAGGCGGGGCGTTGCCGCTACAGCAAGCTCCTGCTGTCGAACTACCCTGATGCCCCTGCTGCACTGGGTAAGGCAGCTAGTGAGGAGTCTCGGGAGGCTTCTTCACCTTCGTCGGTTGACGACTGGCTGGCTTGGGAGTGACCAAAGAAGGGCGTTTGGCCTGACCGGCCGTTGCGTTCTTCTCGATTTTCTTCTTCCGGCGCCGCATTCTATTTCTGCCCTTACCCATCGGTGGGAATCTCCTCTGTGGTTGCACTGTACACGGCAGGTGCCGCTAGGAATCATGGGGTCTTCTGAAAGAGACTCTAGGGGTTTCTGGAGTCTCTTTCAGAGATGCTAGCAGAAGGCTTCTAGCAGCACCGGGGGGAAGTGCCGCAACCAGATCTCCTGCCCCTTTGCAGGGGGTGTGGGTGATCTTGGTGGTGAAGAACTTTGAGAATTCAACCCCTAGGGTGCTTTGAAGGGCACCGATGTCAGCATCCTTGACGAGCTTCAGCTTTGGGTTTGGGACAGTGACTGTGGCTTCACCTTCAGCGTCACCGTTGAAAAATGCTTGCCCCGGAGTGCGGTTCAATTCCTCCAGGGCATCTTCCCTGAGTACAGTCTTGACCTCATTGAGGGTGCCTGTTGCTGAGGTGATGACAGCAAAGAACACTGTCCCCACTTCGACGTACTCCTCAACAGTGGAATCCTCACACAGACCCACAGTCATCCTGTCTAGGATTTGGCGGATCCGGGTGAGCCCTTCCACTGGTGTCATTTGGGAGCCGTGTAGCAGCCAGGGTGGTACATCCCCGTGCCACGAAGCCACTTGGACGGGTCTCCGCGCGAGATCTTGCCCTTACATTTGGTGCACAGGACATCAGCGGACGCGATCATGTCTTGTGCAGGATCTGTGGCACTGGGTGCCGGTTCTGACTCATTCTCGATGGCATTGAGAATGTCCTCGATGTCGAGGTCATCTTCAGGCTCAGCCTCAGGTGCAGGTGCAGGTTCCGGTTCCGGTTTTGGTTCCGGTTTGGGCCGTCTTGCTTCTGCATCTCTCTTGTCGAGCTGATCCCCGATCTCAGAGAGTGTTGTCATGAGGGTGGCCTTGCAGGCTCCAGAGATCTGGCAGCTCTTGCAGACATCAGAGCGAGAGGACCACTCCCCGAAGCAGCGGGTGGCACTGATTGCAAGCCCCTGGATGTAGGGGTCTACGTTGTAGTTGTTGACCTGTTCTCCCACAGTCCAACAGACGCCTGTACCATCACCGTGGATGCCTACAGGGGTGGATGTTTGTGCTGGGGCGGGTTCGGGATCCTTGGTGGATTCTTCCACAGGCTCTGGGGTGGTGCCGGGAGAGAGGGTCTGCACCACACCGACCCCTTCATCGGTGAGGTACCAGTTACCCCGCGACCGCGAGCCGGTGAGGCCCCGCTTCTTCAGGTTTTTGTTGAATGCCTCGTTCAACCAGAGGCGTGTCTTGGGGCGCCCATTCTGGTCATCACCGAACTGATCTTCCTTGAGCCCTAGATCCTTGAGCACCCAATCGAACACTTCCCCGAAAGGAACCTCCTTGCCCGCGATCCCCCCACTAAGGGCGCCCAGGGCTTGGAGAATTGGGTCTCTGAAGATGGAAGCTGTGGGGGATCGAGTCACGCTGTCTCCTGGGGATCCGGTTCACCCCTACTACGCGGAATCGAGAGGTTTGAAACCTAAAGCGTGAGGCTCTCGATGATGTTTTCCGAGCTTGAGGTGCCATCGTCAAGGAAGGTCGTACCTTCTGTTGAGATCCAGTAGGTGGGCACAGGATCCTTACCGCGTTCAACAGCCATGTCGCGGATTTGCACTCGCCCAGAAGCAGCCAGACGCTTGAGGAGCTTCTTGGTGGCCTTGGGCGTGAGGGCATTGGTGCTCGTGAGCTTCGTCCAGGGCTTGTCCTCGATGTAGGGGCCAAGGTTCTGGAAGTCCTCGATGACCTCATCCCTGGTGGGTCCCCAGGTATTTTCATTCAGGTAGGTGAGGATGCGAAGGGCATCCAGGTAGTCCTGACGGGCTGCACGAAGTGCTGCTCGGACTGCACCCATAAGATTTCCAGCTCGATTTGGGCTCACTCCCATCTCCTTTGCGATCTGCAGCTTGCTCTCTCCGCGGACCATCATCTTCCAGATGTTGACGTAGCGTTCGGGGTTGCCACCCTTGTAGCGGCGAATCGCATCCTCGATCTTCGTGCCACCTTCAAGCCAGTAGCAGTCATTGGTCATCCGATCGGTCGCAGAGAAGTCACAGAGCACGAAGATGGAGTCGGTGTCTTCTTCACCGTGGAGCAGGACTCTCTGATAGTCGGATGCCACCATGGCCTCGGAACCGATACCCCGGACGTTGCCAGCGGCATCTTTTGCCCGCTCAACAGATGTGCGGGCACCACGCATCACACGGCCGTGTGCATCATGGGAATTCTTGCGGTAGGTCGTATAGGCAGACCGCAGGCACCAGTTCTTCAGCTGGTAGAGCGTAGGTGCATTTCCGGCTGCCAGGCGGGTGCAGAAAGCATCGCGGTGGATGGCGAGTGTGAGGTAGTTCTGCACACAATCCCACACCTGCCCGACCTCGCGCTCCTTGGAGACACCGGGCTCGTACTGGATGGCATCGTAGAGCTTCTTGTGCAGATGTTCACCGCCCCACTTCGATGCGATCCACTCTGCTGTGACATTGCGGACTGGCTGGAATTCACTGCGGACGAGAGTGGCTGCTGCTACACCCTGCTCGGTCAGTGCCCAGACGGGGCTCTGCCGCCTATTGAACCGGGTGAACAGGGGCACACTGTTGGTCTTGGGGCGCTTCTTGCCGCCGGTCATGTACTCGACGGAGAAATCCCGATGGATGTACCAGATCCTTCGGTACATGCTCTCGAACCCATCCCGGTCCATACGACCCCAGAGAGGTACAGGGAGGCTGGCAGGGATGTCGGGGTTGAAGCCTGCAATTCGAAGGATCTCGTCCCGAGGGGCATCCCGCTTCTTCTGCTTATGCATCACCATAGGGAAATCTACGGGGACTCCGGGGCGGTACCCGGCCTGCTCTGCCATGTAGTAGAGGACAGGCCCCAAGAGCCGACCACGCAAAACGATCTTAGGTTTTGGTGGTGCTTCCGCTTCTTCTCCTTCAGGAACCAGGTTTTCCAGAGAGTACGGCAGGTCACAGCTAGGGCTGACACCCTCGAATTCCGCCATGTAATGTAGCTCCAAAAAGCCGTTTAAAGCTCGCGAGCGAGCAGGACGACTGTGGACAAGGGGGGTGTGTCGCGACGGGGACAAAGAAGGTCAGGACGCGACATCAGGAGTCTATGGGCAGCAATCTCAAAAATCAATCCCTGCTCGGTGTTTTTTCTATAGACCCTGTGTGAGTGAGACCTCAACCTGAGAGAAATCCATGAATTCCCGATCACAGACCCTCTTTGCGGTGCGGGTGGCATACCGGTACCTCATGAAGATCGCGGGCAGCGATCTCGATATGGATATCCAGGCACGGGGGAGAATCCTTGAAGCTGCAGCGGGGCTTCAGAAGTGGTCCCTCTCCCGCAACCCCAGGGTATTCCTGTCAATGGGCCCTGCTACCTTCCCCGATGCAGATCCCAAGTGGTTCTCCCCTCGGAACGAGGGAGTCTATGATGCAGTGCGGCGAGGGGCCCTGCGTGTTCTCAGAGGCGGTGGGGGTGCCGGTGCGGGCACTGTGGATGAGGTGGTGCAGCACGCCATCGGTCTGAAAGACGTTTTCGGGTATGCCGGGAAGAACGATGCAAAGAAAATCCTGAATGGGACGATGCTCCCCAAGGGTGTGCTGGGAGTTCTCTACAGGGCAGGCACGCAGGTTGCCATAGATGTGAAGAAGCGGAACACCACCGAGAAGAAAAACCGGGAAGACGGGCACCCCGTCTTGGTCTCCCCAGGTCAGGAGGGGTCTCCCGGAGTGGGGAGGCACAACCGACGCCCAGAAGACTACTACATGGATCTGATGAACAATCCGAAGGGGCAACCTTTCAGGGACTGGGCATCCAGGGTCTTGGGTCTGAACACCTCAAGAGAACAGCGCACACCGATGCAGTCCGTGATGAGCGCGTGGTTCAAAGACCCCGCCATCACAGGAAAGCAGATGGTGAATGCCATCGTGCAGGACGGTGGGAAATCAATCTCGACTGCCATGGCAGGGAAGCATCGGGATGCTGCACTCGGAATCCTGGCCAAGGCAATGCGGTCGGATTCCCGGATGCAGAACTGGGTCAACACTTTCCTCGACACACAGCTCATGAGTGACCGCCGCGCAAAGAAGCTTGCAGACCGCTACCTAGAGACACGAGAAGTGGCCTGAGGGGAGTCCGAGGATCAGTTTGATCCCGACCCTGCTTGACAGACTCTGCCGCACCCTCTAATTTCTTGGGGCTGTCTCCCCTCATTCAGAGGAGAGCCTTCGGGGTCTGTGATGCTTTTGGCCGGTTGTCTGGACTGGAGCTATCCGACTGAGCAGACCGTCGTTGTCTGGGAAACCAGGGCGGAAGGGAACCACCGCTTGGGACAGTGGACACTAGGAAGTGATCAAACAAAGGCACCTATTATGGGAGGAGCCCTCACCTGCTTGCAGGAAGGACCCTCGGGAACAACATCGACATGGCCCCCTCGGGGCGAGCTATCAGAGTTGAGTCTCTATCCTTTAGACCCAGTCCCCCTATTCCTCATCCATTCAGACAGAGAAGAGGATCTATATAGGGGAGAGAAGGAGTCCGAAGGACGACCTAATGAAAAAGTTGAGCGAAGCGAAACGAACAGTGAACGACAAAGCCACCTACATGAGAACTGATAGTAAGAACGACACCAGAGCTAAACGATAAAGAGTCAATGAGATATCCCCTGGTAGGGGGATGAATGGATCACCGAAGAGGAAGAGGCCAGATCCGCACAGCTGATGAGCTACAAGCCCTATTAGCTGTTCCTCTCTACTACATCCTCGAAGGATCTGCCCAGGCAGCTTTTCCGGGGTCATCTACACCAGCACCATCTCCATTTGTACAGGTGGTGCGTGTTGGAAGGATTCATCCTCAACACACGGCTGCATTCCCCGTCTATGTGAACTGGAGACAGTGGAATGAACTGGTAGTCCCTGTGCTGTCCAACGACAAGTGGGCAAAGGGATCCCTGATGTTCGTGGGCGGCATGTACGAGAAGATCGCCTTGATCGGGAAAGACCTGTGGGGGAGAGCAGTGGCAGACGGTTATGGGTCTCCTGATCAGGAGTTCCCCGAATCCTGCTAGGTGCCTATGCCGAAAAGTGGGGTATATGGCTTCCGAGGCAAGGAGCCTTGATGGCAAGAACACCCCCCAAGCCTGCACCTAAATGTAAGGATGCAGGGAAGATCGTCTGGATAGCCTGTCGTGCAAAGAGCGGTTGTCCGGGGCAACAGGCAGCATTGGTGTGGAGAAACAAATCTGGGGGCGGCGGCTACAATGCCCGCTACCGCTGTCAGGTCTGTGGTGGTGCATTCCACATCAACACCTGAGGAGGGCTTCCCCTGTGAGCTGCATCATGTTCCATGGCCCCAACGCTCGTGAAATGGTCCTGAAAAGGGCACATGAGTTGGGTCGCCTTCTTGCGAAGCCCTACGGGGATGACGGCTTGAAGGTGGGTACGTCACGACAGATCGTGGAGATGTTGTCTGCTGTCCCTGTGGGGGACAAGCTGGGTGTTGTTGTGATCGGCCCCATGGACAAAGCTGCATCGTCCGAAGCAGTCGACGCCCTGCTCAAGACATTGGAGGAGTTCGATAGCAGATACCTGCAACCTCTCCTGTGGGCAACGGATGCTGCCGCTGTGATTGGGACAGTGAGGTCCCGGTGCCTGGAGGAATGGTGTCCACAGGAAGGGAATGTCACCCCGGAAAACCCCTACCTGCCAGCAGCAACAGCTCTGTGTGAGGCTGCACTCCGGCGCAGAGTGTCTTCGGTGATCTCTCTCCTGAAGGAGAACGAAGGCTCGGAAGACATGATCCTGAGAGCAGCTGCTGAAGTGCTTGCCACGAAACAAGATTGGTCGTTGAAAGCCCGGTTGAAGCTTTGGGAGAACCTAAGGCCCTACCTGAAAACCCCCCGCCCAAGTAGCCGCATGGCTCTTGCGGCATTCCTGGTGTGACGATGCCTGTGACAAGCATGACGATTAAGTGCGGCCCCACCCCGAAGCGGCGTCCGCAGATTGGTGATACAAAGGTAGCCAAGGACGGCACGATCCTGGAGCGCCGGCAGTGCTACGCCTTCGCAGGTGGTCAGTGGTGTGGGATTGTGCAAAACAGTCGAGACGTTGCAGAGTGGGTACCTAAGGAGTCTCTCTGGCCTTGGGAGGAATAGGTGGCAAAGGCGACTGTAGGTTGGCACAACCCACCACCTGTGATGGTGATCTCTGGCAACGAGGGTTTCCTTCGAAGGCAACAGCTGTCCAAGGCCCTGACTGCTGCACGGGTTACCGGACGCAGGGTTGAAGACATTGAGGATCCCGAGTCTGGTGCAGTATCTGCCATCTTGGATGCAGGGTTCTTCTTGTCCGAGCCGGTTTTGGTTCTCGTGAGGAACCCCGACAAGATGGACATGAAGGTCGTCCTAGACCACAGTGAGTCGGGCAGTAAGGAGATCTGCCTTGTCCTCTACTATGAGGGCAAAATCCGCAGCAACTCCGCACTGGGTAAGGCTTTGGAGGCACTGCCCAAGAGGTTCAAGCTCACATTCCTCAAGCCTGACAAGGACCACCTGATCATGGATCGGGCAATCAAGTTCGTCTGCACAGAATCCCAACAGCGTGGCAAGCAGATTGGGACTGGCCTTGCGGAGTCTTTGGTGAAAGGGGTTGGGGATGACCTTGGTATTCTGTACTTCGAGGTCCTGAAGGCAGCTACCTATGCAGATGCAATGGGGTCTCCTGATGTAATTGAACCCCTGCATGTACGGGCAACGGTTGCGAGGAACAAGGAAGCTGACATCATCCCCATTTCGGATGCAATGGCACGGGGGTCATCCTTGAGGGTTCTTCGGGAGATGCAGAAGGTCAGGGAGAGGTCAATGGTTCCAATTCCGAAGTTGACCTCAAATGTTTGTGCTCTGGTTGGAAGCCAAGCTGCCCGTTGGCTTCATGCTGCAATTATCCACAAACAGGGTGGTGACATGAGTGAGGGTGCTTCTCGATTGGGTGTCACCCCATATGTCTATAGGCAATACATTCTGCCCCCAGCCCAGCTTTGGGGGCATCGTTTCCTGAAGGGGCTCATTAAGAAATGTGCCCGCGTCGAAATATCCGCTAAAACGGGGCATATCGATCCTTGGATCGAATTGGAATGTGCTCTCGTGTCGTCATGTCAAAACCTGGCTGCACGCGGGTAGTGTCTTCCCCTCGGGTGTCGGTAGCTTCCCGATAGGCACCCCCTATTGCGAGTCTTCTCCACTCCCCCACCCCATCCGGATGTCTTCAATCATGCGTGAGCTGTCGATGTACCCCTCTCCCGCCGATTCTGGTGCCTACACCCCGTCCCAGGTGCCAACCCTTCCCACCAACGAGGTGGAGCAAACGCCCTTCCCGAACCTGCTGAGCCAATTTGTTTACACCCGCACATACTCCCGGTGGCTGGAGGAAGATGGTCGTCGTGAGACGTGGGCTGAGACAGTCAACCGTTATGTGGACTTCCTGACGACCGAGCGTGAGGTTCCAGGGCACATCACGGCACAGATCCGCAGGGCTATTTTGCGTATGAAGGTACTCCCGTCCATGCGGGCTCTCTGGTCTGCCGGGGATGCCATGTTGAGGGACAACACCTGTGCGTACAATTGTGCGTTCGTGCCTCTGGATTCCCTGCGGTCCTTCGCAGAGCTGCTGTACATCCTGATGATGGGCACTGGGATTGGTTACAGCGTCGAGAAGCAGTTCGTGAACAATCTGCCCTGTGTAGCAGAGACCAACGGTGAGGTGCTGGACTACGTCGTCCCGGACTCGACCGTGGGGTGGGCAGATTCTCTGTACTACGGGCTGTGCCGATGGTTTGAAGGCTACCAGATTCGGTTCGATTTCAGTCTTGTGAGAGAGGCAGGTGCCCCCCTCAAGGTCAAGGGTGGGCGTGCCAGTGGTCCCGACCCTCTCCGCAGACTGTTGGAATTCTGTGAGAAGACTATCCTCGCAGCAGCAGGCAGGAAGCTTCGCCCCATCGAGGCACACGACATCGCCTGCATGATCGGTGAGATCGTCATGGCTGGTGGGGTTCGCCGTGCGGCTCTCATCTCCATCAGTGACATCGAAGATGAGGAGATGCGTCACGCAAAGGACTGGAGCCGGGGAGAGTTCCCGACCATCCGCTACATGGCGAACAATTCAGCTTTCTACGCTGAGCGTCCTGCCCAACAAGTGTTCGAGAGTGAGTGGGATGCCCTCAAGGCGTCGATGTCTGGAGAACGGGGACTGTCGATTGACTCTTGGCATCGCAGGTCGGATAGGCCAAAAGGTCAGGTTCGACCGAATCCGTGCGGAGAGATCAGCCTGCGGTTCCTCCGGTCTACGGATGGTGTGACAGGTGAGGGCGGGTCTGGGCAATTTTGCAACCTTTCTGCAGCAATCATGCGACATGACGACACCATCGAGACCTTCTCGGAGAAGGTGCGCCTTGCTGCATGGATTGGGGCTGTCCAGTCGAGCTTCACCCACTTCCCGTACCTGAGGCCCGGATGGTCACAGACTTGCGAGGAAGACCGCCTTCTGGGCGTCGACATCACAGGGCAGTGCGACAATCCGACACTCTCTGGTGATCCCGAGGCGATGCGACACTTCAACAAGGTCGCACTGGATGCAGCAGCCGAAGCAGCGGCATACCTCCAGATCAACATGCCAGTGGCAGTCACCTGCGGGAAGCCCAGCGGCAACAGCTCCCAGCTTGTGGACTGTGCCAGCGGATTCCACAACAGGTTCTCTCCGTACTACATCCGGCGTGTTCGCATTGCGTCTACGGATCCCCTGTTCCATCTGGTTCGTGACAGTGGCATCCCTGTCCACAAGGACAACCAGTTCACCGACTGGGCGGATGAAGATTGCCCCACCTGGGTGGTGGACTTCCCCGTCAAGGCTCCCGTGGATGCAGTGTTCCGGGGCAGTGAGACTGCTCTGGATCAGTGTGATCGGTACCTCCATGTGCTGAGCACCTGGTGTGGGCGTAGAGGGCACAACCAGTCTGCCACCATCTATGTTCATGAGCATGAGTGGGATGAGGTTGGTGCTTGGGTGTGGAAGCACTTCGATGAGATCACCGGCCTGTCCTTCCTCCCGTTCGATAACGGGGGCTATGATCTCACCCCCTATGAGGAGATCACTGAGGAGGAGTATCTCGTGTTGGAGGCAGCAATGCCCAACGTGGACTTCTCGTTGCTTGCGCTCTATGAAAAAGAGGATCGGGGGGAGGGCTCCGTAGAGCTTGCATGTTCCGGTGGCGGGTGCGAAGTCGATTATGACCGGGAGTCCTTGGAGCAGGGGAAGCTGGAGCTTCCCAGCTAGACGGCCCGCAGGATGTTGTGGGGGTTGGCATAGACACCCCTCGGGAAATCCGGGATGTCGGTGATGGTGACGCGCTTCTGGTTGATGCGCGTCACGCGCCCCTGGTACGAACTGCCTCGGAAGGTGAACTCGACGGTGTCCCCAGACCGGATGCCCTTGGCAGCGAGGATCTCGCGGGGGCTCTGCAGGAAGCCGCCTGTCAGGGGGCGCTGTTGGACCACGGGGGTTGTGGAATCCGCGGGGCGGCACAGGGTAGGGGGGACGACCCACATAGTGCCCACGGGATGGGCCTTCATGGTGCCACGGGCTTCCAGCTGCTTCACCTTCAGCTTCACCCTGTTGACCTTCATGACCTCACCGAGGGTCTGTTCGCCGCGACCCTTACCAAAAAGAACCCTCTGACCGACATGGAAATCACTGATTGTGTGCACTGTGTGCTCCTTTGTTCACCTCTACTACGCGGAACTCAGGAAGTTGAAACCTCTTGTGGGATTTTTCTTGGCGGGGGTTCTTATCAGTAGAAAGGTGGTAGTTGGGGGTATGCAAGACTCCACAACTTGTCAGCCGGAAGACTGGTGTTCTTCCTACCGAGGCAACCTCTGTGGGAGTTTGAGGGGAGATCTGCGAAATGGCTGAATATCACTCAGGCCGCGTCAACGTGGTGGTGTTTTCTAATGAGGCCCAGGATTTCTATGTCCTCCGCATGGTGTTGGATAGGAAATCCGGTGTTGAGGAGATGTTCGGATTCGACTCAAACCGATCTTCCAAGATTGTGTCGGTTCGGGGGAATGTCCCTGGCATGTCTCTGCAGATTGGTTCATGGTTCGGATTTGAGGGCCGCTGGGAAGAGCACAGCAAGTACGGCAGCCAGCTCGTGATCACGAAGGCCCCTGTGGTGAAAGGGGGTTGGACACCTGATACAGCCATGTCGACTCTGGCATCCCACGGTGTGGGGGAGCAGGTGTGCCAACGCCTGCTGGCAGAGTTTGGTGACAAGCTCGTGGACGTTCTGGATGCAGGAGACCCCCTTCCACTTCAGGTCGTCCCAGGGCTCACACCCTTTGCGGCTGCCCACGTCATGGATCGCTGGGCAACCATCATTGCGTACTTCAAGACCTTGGAGTTCCTGTCGGATGCAGGTGTGCCGAAGACAAAGGTCAGTCAGGTGTGGTCGCATTTCAAGGAGGATGCACAGGAGGTTCTGTCCAAGAATCCCTGGGCTCTCGTTGAGATCGAGGGCATCCGATTCGATCAGGCAGATGAGGTTGCACTAAAGCTCGGTCTTGATCTGGAGAGTCCACTCCGGGTGGAAGGGGCAACCCTCTTTGCATCCAAGGGCAGGAGGGGGATGGGACACCTGTTCCTGTCGTCTGGGGAGATGGTAGCCGAGACACAGAATCTTGTGCCCGGTACGAGTGGTCCGGAAATCGCCCAGGCCCTTGTGACATTGCACAAGAGAAAGAAGCTCATCATCGACAGGAGCACTCGGAAGGGGACAGTTGCAATCTATGAGCCCTGGCTCCATCACGTTGAGCTGGAGGGTGCTGCCCTCTTGCATGAGCGGACACAGTCTGCGGATCCTGATGCACCGGCCCCAGTGAGAGCACCCGTGGGTGACAGTGATGGGCTGGCTAACTACCTGAGGGATATCTCGGTCAAACCCTACACCGAGAGCCTGTCAAGGCTGGGTCCGAAGGCAACTGCTGCATTCGAGAAGGATCCCAAGGATCTGGAGAGCATTGCTCGTGCAGCACTGGTGGATTGGAGTGAAGGCAGTCGCATCACCCTGACAGCAGCCCAACTCAAGGGTGCTCTCAACGCCCTGACCACTGCTGTGAGCATCCTTACCGGACTTCCGGGCACGGGTAAGACCACAAGCTGTCGAGCCGTTGTGGGCGTTCTGAAGGATGCAGGCATCCCCTTTTTGCTCTGTGCTCCGACAGGGATTGCTGCAAAACGCCTATCAGCTCTGGCAGGGGCCCCGGCTTCCACCATCCACAGGGCATTCAAGGCGAAAGGGTGGGGCAGCGGGGAGGAGCGCAAGGCAACCTATGCTGGAGTGGTGGGTGAATCGAAGGACCCATCAGCTGCGGACGGTCTACAGGAGGCATGGGGCTACAGCCAGGACAACCCACACCCTGCACGGGTCGTTCTGGTGGATGAGTCCTCGATGGTGGATCAGCACCTGCTGTTCCGTATCCTGACCTGCACGTCCCCTGGAACCCGATTGGTGTTCGTGGGGGATGCAGCACAGCTCCCCTCGGTGGGTCCTGGGAATGTCCTGCGGGATATGGTGCGGTCGAAGCTGTTCCCCACCGTGGCTCTGACAGAGATCTTCAGGCAGGAGGAAACCTCTGGCATCGTGCTGGCTGCACATGCCATTCATCGTGGGGACATCCCAACCTACGGTTCTGGCAAGGGCTCTGACTTTGTGTTCCTGCCCTCTGCATCTGAGGACGGGATTCTCAAGCTCATCCTGGGGCTTGTCGGGAAGCTGTACGCAAAGAAGGTGAACTTCCAGGTGCTGTCTCCACGACATGCAGGAACACTTGGTGTGACGAATCTGAACCAGAGGCTTCGTGAAATCCTCAACCCAAAGGCCCCTGGTCTACAGGAAATGCGGTTGGGTCGTGAAGTGGTGCGTGAACATGACCGGGTCATGGTCGTGAAAAACGATTACAAGTTGGGCGTCTACAATGGGGATACCGGCAAGGTGATTCGCATTGATCGAAAGGCCCGCACGGTTGTGGTCAAGCTCCACGGGGTTCCCGAGGTACAAGTTTCGATTCCATTCAAGGATGCACCGAAGTACCTCCGGTTGGCGTATGCCATCACGATTCACAAGAGCCAGGGATCCGAGTACGGCATGATCATCCTCCCCTTGGTAAAGGAGTTTGGGGGTCAGCTTCAAAGGAACCTATTCTACACAGCGATCACACGGGCAAAGGATCGCGTCGTCCTAATGGGACACCGGGACGCCATGGTGAAAGCGGTGTTCAACAACAGGGAGGACGTGAGAAACACGTTGTTCCCAGAACGGCTTATCCAAGCTGCAGGTGGGGGGTCTTCTCCCAGTGCTGTGGGGTAGGTTGGTATGAATTCGGGGGTTGGTGTGGTCGAGCTGCCTATTGTCAATCAGGATCTGTTTCGTTCGATCTTCAAGCGGTTGGAGGGTATGGAGGTTCTTCTCGATGCAGATCCTCTCGTGTTTGGCCCTAAGCGGCTGAACCTGAAGGTCAGCCAGGTGCGGAGTCTGTTGAGCCAGTGTGAGCGGATCTTCCTGCAGGTGGCGAGTGATCTGCATGAGTACAAACATGCTCATCGCAAGGGTCAGCTGACATTTGACCTGGAGATGCAAGACCTCCTGGCAAACGACCCCGAGGTGCGTGCTGGTCGCAATGTGAAGGACCGTGATGCCCTGGGCACGATGAAGCTGCGGGCGGGTCGTGAAGCACTGATGACATTGGAGATTGCCATTCAAGATCTTGAGATGGTCCAGACCGTCATCAAGGCGAAGCGGGCTGATCTCCGCGACATGCAGGGGCGTCTACGGGACCAGCTCAAGCTCTGTGAACATGAGATCGGTCTGGGTGCTCCGTGGGGTTCACGTGCTCCTCCAGGGGTGGAGTATCCGGACATCGACAATGCTCCTCGGATTGACCCCCAGGCGTTGAAGGAAGCACAAGACCTCCTTCTTGAGAAGGAGGAGGTGCACCTAGTCGCCGGGGATGTGGACTGGATGGAGGAATCCCCCCTAGAATCACTGGAGAAGGTCGGGTACTGCGCAGTCTGTGGGGAAGAGCAGTACAACACCCCCTCGGGTTCGACCTGCAAAAACGGGCATGGTGGGGCACTCACCCTGTCCGAATTCCCTGGAGGAGACGAAGAACCAGAACCCGATGAAGACACAGATGAAGTGGATGTCGCTCTTGGCTCAATCGATTCCCCAGAGGGTATCGAGGGCTCTGCATCCCGTGGACGTGTGAGCGAACCCGAATCAGAGCCCGAACCCGAACCCGAACCCGAATCAGAGCCCGAACCCGAACCCGAACCCGAACCCGAACTGAATGGCACCGAAGAATTGGATTCCCTGTTCGACGCTCTGGGTGCATCGGATCCGGATCCCGAACCGGATCCCGAACCGGATCCCGAACCGGATCCCGAACCGGATCCCGAACCGGATCCCGAACCGGATCCCGAACCGGATCCCGAACCCGAGCCAGAGACTGTTGACCCGTCTGACATCTCAATTGACGACCTGCTTGAGACGTTCGGAGGTCCCGACCCCGACCCCACACCCAAGAGAGAGATCGAGGACCTGGGTGATGTCGAGCTAGAGCCAGAAGTTGCCACCCGTGTGGAGGCGACCATTGAGCAGGCTGAGGCAGACATCGCAGAACCTGAACCAACCCCGGAACCTGAACCGGAACCAACCCCGGAACCCGAACCGGAGCCCACTCCTGAGCCAGAACCCGAACCAGAACCCGAGTTGGACATTGGGGACCTGTTCGAGGATAGTGAGTTGGGTGAAGTTGATCAGGATGCAGACTCGATCGACGCAATGCCTGCAGTGACATCGGACGAAGAAGTAGATGACATCTTCGCCCGGTTGGATGCAGGTCCCCTTCCCAAACCTAAGGCAAAGTCCCTTCCGGAAGCAGAGCTTAGAGGGGAAGACCTAGAGGACATCTTTAATTTCTTGGCCTCCTGATTCTGGGGGGTTCGTTTGTGAAACCTGGGGGTACGTCCCCATAGCGGCACCTGTCGACATCCACATGACTTTTTGTGCCGCTCGGAGAATGCGATGAGTAACGATGGCTACATGGAGTTTGGCTTTGACTCCGGTGACGAGAACATTGGCAAGAAGGCAAAGCGTTTCAAGGGCAAGGAGGGTGAGACCTACCGCACCAGCTTCGTCTGGACCCGGAAGAACAAGGACGGCGACAAGGTTGTCCGGTTCCTCGGGTGCGAGCGCAACTACCTCGCGGGTGTGGGCTACTTCCTGAACAAGGGTGCCGAGTACAGCCGTCTGGCTGGACAGCCCGCCAAGCAGGCTGTGTCAACCATCATCGTCTCCTGGCCGATGAACTCCCGTGGAAGGCTCGATGCAGAGCGCTTCAAGAAGGGAGAGGGTTGGGAAGTGATGCCCTGGGTCTTCTCCGCAACGCGGTACGACCAGCTTCGCCGTCGCAACGATCAGTTCCCCCTGACCGAGTTCGACCTGTCCATCAAGTGCGAAGACACGCAGTACCAGAAGATGGATCTCTCCGCCTGCAAGGAGAGCCTGTTCCTGCGCCTCCGCAAGTCGGAGAAGGACAACATTCGTGCCATGGTCGATGCCATCAATCTGGAAGTCGAGGAGCTGGCCAAGACGCTTCAGAATGACATGGCCCGTGACATGACTCTCGATCAGATTCGTGAGAAGATGGGCGGTGCTGGTGGCAGTCCCGTGACTTCGTCCGGGTCGGTGGAAGACGTAGACGGTCTCCTCGATGATCTGCTTGAGGATGAGGACTAGACATCCCCAGTGACGGGGGTGGTTAGTGAGAGTTTTGGGCCTCGATCCCAGCCTGACGAATTTCGGTTGGGCAGTTCATGACACCGATGCGACGGGAAGGGACCGTTGCCCCGCAAGGGGCAGATACCAGACCGCCGCAAAGATGGGCTTTGTAGACCGGTACGTCTACATGCGGGAGTCTCTACGAGAGACCATCCGTGAGACAAAACCGGACTGCATGGGGATCGAGTTCCCTGTGTTCGGGAACAACTACTCAGAAGGTATGTACGGGCTGTTCCTGTACAGCTGTGAGGCAATCAAGTTGGAGAGGCAGAACGTTGTGTTCTGGTCCCCTCTCCAAGTAAAAGCCCACGCCAGAGACACCCTGACCCTTCCTCCAGGGTGGAAGATGGCAAAGACCAATATGGTGGATGCAGCCAAGGCAGACACCGGTGGCACAGGTAGGTGGAACCACAACGAGGCAGACGCCTACCTTGTCGCCCGACTAGCAGCACGTTTCTGGCTCCTGCACGGGGATGCCATTCGAGAGCGGGACTTGACCCCCACAGAGCGCAAGGCTTTCCTGAAAATCCATAGGTACATCCGTGGAAAGAAGGCAGGGAGGGTTGTGAAGCAGGGGTCCATGTACCGCGAAAATGACCGTTTTTTCCTTTGGAAGTGAGACCTATGCCCAGAAAGAAGACACCCGCAGCAACAGCCTCAGTCAGAAAGAAGACAGCCGGGAAGAAGGATTCAAAGGCTGATGCCCTCCGCAAAGCGAGGATGAAGCTGTTCCTCACGTCGGGTGAGAAGGCATTGGGTAAGTCCTCACGAGAGTGGCAGGTCCTCCTGGATCCGGATCAGCTCAAGGAATCGCTGCCCCACATCCCCACAGGCTCCCTGGTCATCGACTACCTCATTGGCGGTGAGCCCAACATGCATGGTGTGCCTCCGTGCCCTGGTCTCCCAAGGGGTCGTGTATCCCAGGTCTGGGGGCATGAGAGTGCAGGCAAGACGACTCTTGCCCTGACGGCAGCAGCTACGGTCTGCAAGCGGAATGGTTCTGTTCTCTACATCGACTGGGAGAACGACATTGTCCCTGACTATGCAGAGGCACTGGGTGTGCCCGTCTCTGATCCCGAGCGGTTCATCCTGGCACAGCCTGACACCCTGGAAGATGGGCTCAAGCTGGCTATGGTGGCTGCCGCCGCCGGTCTTGACCTGATCGTGTTCGACTCTGTAGGTGCAGCAGTGACTGCCCGCATTGCGACCCGAGGCATGGAGGAAGTGGGTGAGCAGTCGAAGGTGGGCGATCTGCAGGCAGTGTGGTCACAGGAGCTGCCCAACCTGAAAGGCAAGATCGCCAAGAGCGGTACACACGTCATGGGCATCTCCCAGATCCGAGCCAAGATCAGCACAGGTGGTGGTGGTCATGGCCCCAAGACGCAGCCCCAGGGTGGCAATGCCTGGAAGTTCTACTCCTCGGTGCGCCTGGAGCTTCGCAGGATCAAGATGGAGAAGAGCAAGGAGTACAACACCCTGAAGCACCGGTCAGATGACCGTGTCACTGGTGGAATCATCAACTGCAAGGTGGTCAAGTGCAAGCTCTCCAAGAGCCAGGGTCGTGAGGAGACGTTCTACATTCGATGGGGAGAGGGGATCGATGACATCCGCTCTGTCATGGAGATCGGAAAGGCACATGGTGTCATCAAAAAGAGTGGTGCATGGCTTCAGTGGGAGGGTCCCGGTGGTCTGTCGCTCAACCAGAATGGCACCAATTCTGCCCGCAAGTACCTGAAGGAGAACAAGGAAGTGTTCCAGGCGCTCTACAACGCAGTAATCCCGTTCCTCGGAAGCCGTCAGGTGGCTGAGGAGGAGCTGGAAGACCTTGAGGGGCTCGTGGAGATGCTTGCATCGGAGGCAGACGAGTTGCAGGACGGCCCTGACCTGTCTGAAGTGGAAGTGGAAGTGGAAGTGAAGGCCTAGGGGGCAGAGATGGCGATCACCGTTCGAGTCCAGAATTTCCAGTCAGTTGTGGATGCCACCATCGTGATCGATGGCTTCACGGTGATGACAGGGGGGAACAACAGCGGCAAGACCGCCCTGATGCGAGCCATCCAGGGGGTCTTCACCAACGCTGCTGCAGGCCCTCTGGTTCGCCATGGGTGTGCCCACCTGACTGTGACCATTGACTTCGGAGATGGGAACGTCGTTAAGTGGGAGAAGGGTTGGAACAAGCCTGGGAAGAAGGGGGGCACCATCAATGCCTACACCCTCAACGGCAAGCTTCTTGAGAATGTGGGGGCAAAGTGTCCCCCCGAGGTGCTCAGTCTTGGTGTCGAACCCATCAGGGCTGGATCGTCCACTATGTGGCCCCAGGTGGCAGACCAATTCAAGGGTGTGTTGTTCCTCATAGGTTCTGCCGGTTCCGCAACTGCTGAAGCCATCGCAGATGTCAAGCGTGTGGGCAAGCTGTCAGGTGCCCTGAAGATCGCAGAAACGGACAAGCGGGCTGTGGTTTCTACGTTGAAGGTTCGTCGCAAGGACGAGGAATCCCTGGAGAAAGAGCTGGGGAGCTACGAGGGTCTTGACGATGTGGGGATCCTTGCAGACCGCACTGAAGCTGCCCTCAAGGGTGCCCGTGTAGCAGCCGTGGGGGTGGTCTCTGCCAGTGCCCTGAGGGACCAGCACACCACCTTCACCAGTCTGATTGGGGGGCTTTCTGGCATTGCAGATGTGGAAGTTCCGGGATCGGGCAGGGTGGCAACCTGTGTCACACAGAAGGGGAGCTTGAGAACAGCTCGCCGTCTGCAGAAGGACTACAACCTAAAGTCCTCAATCGTGGAGAATCTGTCGGGTATCTCTGATGTCCCTGTGCCCGCTGCATCTAAGGTGGTGGAAGCACAGGAGGCACGGGTATCGGAAAGGGAAGCTCTGGGTCTTCGCAAGAGGGTCGCTGCTTGCCAGTCATCGTTGACTGCCGCAGAGGCGGCAGCTGATGTGGCTTCCACGCTGAGTTTGTCCAGCACGTCCAAGGCATCCAAGACAAAGAGGCTGTTGTCCTCCTTGGGGGATCTCAGGGATCGGATGGTCAAGGCTTCAAGGCTGGTTGGAGGCCTTGAAGGCAAGCTGGGCAAGGCAAAAGAGGCTCTGGAAAGCTCCCGGGTTTCTGTGAAGGAGATTCTAGGGGATATGGGCGAGTGTCCAACCTGTGGGACGGTGACAACATGAAGCCAGTAATTCTCTCTCCTGGGATCGGTGATGATCGCCCAGAGGCTCGCCTCTACTATGGGCAGGATGTCAGGAAGACCTTGAGAGGGCTTCCCGAGGGGTCTGTCCACACGGTCTGCACTTCTCCCCCCTACTGGGGTCTCAGGGACTATGGTTCTGATGGTCAGCTAGGTTCTGAGCCTACTCCCGAGGGATTTGTGGAGAACATAGTTGAAGTGTTCAGGGAGGTTGCACGTGTCTTGAGGACTGATGGCACTGTCTGGCTCAACCTTGGGGACAGCTACACATCTGGTGGAAGGGTGGGGCACGGGACAAGGGTAGGCTTCAAACAACAGACCAACCGTGGGATGAATGGCACGAACGACCCACAAGGACCTGCCCAACCCCCGGGGCTCAAGCCCAAGGATCTCGTCGGGATCCCCTGGCGTGCAGCCCTCGCCCTCCAGGCAGACGGTTGGTATCTCCGGTCCGAGATCATCTGGTACAAGCGAAACGCGATGCCAGAGAGTGCAAAGGACCGCTGCACAGGGTGCCACGAACATGTGTTCATGCTGGCACACCCGAAGTCCAAGGGTCGGTATTTCTACGACAACGAAGCTGTGCAGGAGCGTGCCATCTGGGCAGGTGATGACCGAGGGTCCCGACCTGATGCTCGCCGTGGAACAGAGTGCAATGCCATGCACTCCAAGACGGGGGATTGGAAGAACAAGCGAGATGTGTGGGATGTCCCCACTTCTCCCTACGGGGGAGCCCACTTCGCAGTCTGGCCTACGAAGCTCGTTGAGCCGATGATCAAGGCGGCTACGAGTGGGCACGGAGTGTGCTCTGACTGTGGTGTTCCCTGGGCACGAGTCACCGGACGCCCCTGCCAATCCTGTGGGGAGTTGATTCGCACTCAAGGCAATTCGTGCACCCACTGTAAACATGTCAACGACTGGAAGTCCGAGCGGACTCCACCAGAGGCTCTGGGTTCTACGGAATGGTCTGGTAAAGGGCGCACCACACCCCGAAAGGTCAATGTAGATTCTGGCAAGGAAGCAACCCTTGGGTTGAGCAAGACCATCTCTGTAGGCTGGGAGCCTACTTGTGCCTGTGAAGGTGCTGGGCTGTCCAGAGCTGTCGTCCTGGATCCCTTCTCTGGATCAGCCACCACGGGGCTGGTTGCCCTGAAGTTGGGTAGGGACTACATCGGTGTAGACCTGCAGACCGACTACCTCCCTTTGGCACAGTCCCGGGTTCGGGGAGAGAAGGCTCCAAAGCCACCTGAAGACGTAGATGGTGAAGACGTGCTCGATTTCTTTGGGGGTGGTGAGTGAAGCCAGTAATCCTGTCACCAGGGCTTGGGGACGAGCGTCCTAAAGCCCGTCTCTACTACGGGCAGGATGTTCGGGAGACCCTGTGCGAGCTTCCTGAGGGATCTGTCCACACGGTCTGCACCTCACCTCCCTACTGGGGCCTTCGGGACTACCAAGTGGAGGGTCAGATTGGCCTTGAACCTTCCCCAGACAGGTATGTTGAGGAAATCGTGCAGGTGTTCCGAGAGGTTGCACGTGTCTTGAGGACAGACGGCACCCTTTGGTTGAATCTGGGTGACAGTTACCAGAACAGTAAGGGTATGGCAGGGGGTGCAAAGAAGTATCAGACAGGGGAGCACACAGTCGACAAGAAGAACGCGGCCCGGCGTTTTGGGCTTCGACCCAACGATGTTCCGATTCCCGGACTCAAGCCCAAGGATCTCGTTGGGATCCCTTGGCGTGTTGCTCTTGCCCTCCAGGCAGATGGTTGGTACCTCCGGTCAGACATCATCTGGACCAAGACATCCGTGATGCCAGAGTCTGTGCGGGACCGCCCCACGAAGGCACATGAGTACGTGTTCCTGTTTGCCCATCCCGACAGTGGTGGCAGGTATTTCTACGACACAGAGGCGGTGAGGGAACCTTGCACACAGGGGTCTATCCTGGATATCCAGCGGAGATCTCCCGAGTCTCGCAAGACGGATCATGGGGGGTCCCGTGTGGACATGGGTGATCGTCCTCGCACTGCATATGTTCGGCAGGATTACACCCGGAACAAGCGGACGGTCTGGAGCGTGAACCCCACTCCCTATGCGGGGGCCCACTTCGCCGTGTGGCCTCCGAAGCTCGTGGAGCCCATGATCAAGGCAGGGACATCCGAGAAGGGTGTTTGTTCAAAATGTGGTGCTCCTCACAGGCGGGTGCTGGAGAAAGGGGCAGTCGTGAGTACAGGAGGCTCTGACAAGGGCTCTCGTGCTTCGAACATGGGGCAGGTCTCCCCCCTTGGCCAAGACCCCTCCTCAGGGGCATACAACACCGGGAACATGGTTCAACGAGAGCACATCACCACAGGATGGGAACCCACCTGTGCATGTGAAGGTGCTGATCTGTCCAGAGCTGTGGTGCTCGATCCCTTCTCTGGATCAGCTACCACGGGCATGGTCGCTCTGGATCTGGGTCGGGACTATATCGGGATCGACTTGCAGGAAGACTATCTCCCTCTAGCACAGGCCCGAATTCGAGGGGAGAGGGCTCCACAGGAGCCTGAAGACGTAGATGGAGACGACGTGTTCGATCTCTTTGGGGGTGGTGAGTGATCAAGCTTGTGTGGCGTACCGATGTGCATCTGTCGGATCAGTCCCCAGTGTCCAGGAAGGATGACTGGGTAGAGGCGGTGTTCCGCAAGCTAGAGCAGGTTCGTCTTGTTGCAACCAAGGTGAATGCTCATGCTGTTCTCGACGGGGGAGACTTCTTCCACGTCAAGAGTCCCAGCCGGAACTCTCACCGCATTGTGGAACGGGCTGCAACTCATCATGCGAACTACCCGTGCCCTGTCTACTGCACGCCGGGAAACCACGACTCTGTGTACGGGGACTATGGGTTCTTGGAGCAGCAGCCTCTCGGGGTCCTGTATGCCGCCGGTATCTTCAAACGGCTTTACGATGCACATGAGGCTGTGTTTGAGGAGGATGGCGTCAAGGTCCGTGTCGTAGGTGTTCCCTACCACGGCACTTCCTACGACATGGAAAGGTTCTCCTCGATCAAGAAGGGGGACGAAGACCACCTCGTAGCTGTCGCCCATGTGTTGGCTTCCCCTCAAGGGGGATCCATGTACGAGGGTGAGGACGTGCTCAAGTACAGTGACCTCGCCCAGTTTGCCCCCGATGTTTGGCTGACGGGCCACTGGCACAAGGATCAGGGCATCCAGAGGGTCGGCGGGAAGCAGTTCGTGAACATCGGAGCATTGACCCGAGGGTCCCTGTCAAAGGATGACCTGGAGCGTCGTCCGGGCATTGCTTTGCTGTCGTTCACTGCAGATGATTGCAAGGTTCAGATTGCACGTCTGCGGGTGAGTCCTGCTGAAGACGTGTTCGACCTGGATGCCAAGGTCCGTGCAGAGGCTCGGACAATGACGGTGGATGCCTTTGTTGCGTCTGTTGAGAGTGCCCTGGGGAAGAACAACACCGGATCCCTGACGGATCTGGTGGACGGCATGGCATCAGTGCCGGAGAAGGTGCGGGAACGTGCCCTCCTCTGTCTGGAGAAGGCACCGTAGTTCGGAATGGAAGACCAACACGTTCTCAAAATTGGAGACAAGCACTGGCTACAAGGCTCTGGTTGACCTTGTGTCGGTATACTGTCCTGCTAGGAGTTTCACATGGCCCGCAAGTTCACATTGTATTGGAGCAGCCTGGACAGATACGAGCATTGCCCCCTAGGGTTTCTTTGGAATCGAGGGTGGGGGAACATTGATGTGGGTGGTGGCCCTGGAAAGGGCAAACCGAAACCCCTCCGATCAAGCCGTCACCATGCAGTGATGGGCATCGTGATTCAGGGTGTCATCGAACGCATGTACAACGATGAGCTGTGGCGTGAGCCCCGGGGTCTGAAGGACCGCCTTCTCAAGATGGTGGATAAGGAGTGGGAGTACCAGACCCGAAAGAAGTGGAACTGGATCGACTACCGCGTTGCGGGCACCAAGAGGGAGATGCTCAAGGTGTGCAAGGACGGTGTCGGTGGCTACCTGCGGACGATGAAGCAACACAAGCTCCTGGGAGAGTACAGCCGGGGCGAGGTCGAGCTGCTGGGTTGGGTCAACCAGTACAACCCTGTGGGGGGTCGTGCTGATGTGATTCTCCGGAGAAAGGACACAGGGATCACGATCCTGGACGGCAAGAACGCCAAGTCCAAAGGCAAGTACACGCACCCTGACCAGCTCCGTTGGTATGCCCTCCTGTTCCATCTGGCATACCGCCAGCTTCCTGACCGGATCGGGTTCAACTACTTCCGCTACCCCTACGGGGAACCCATTCTCGGTGAGGACGGCAATCAGCTCATCGGGGAAGATGGCAAGCCCGAGATCGAGGAAGGGGTGGAGTGGGTTGAATTCACGAAGGACGACTTGCGTGGCTTGGCTCACCGTGCCGTGGAAGCCCGTAGAGGGATGGACAAGGAAGAGTTCAACCCGACACCGAAGCCCGCATATTGCCGGTGGTGTGACTACGAGACGATCTGTGAGGCACGGCAGGCACAGAAGGAGAAGAATCGTGGGCGTAGGAAGGCAAAGACCGTCGAAGGCGTCACAGGCGCAGGGGGTTTTGTTGACCTGGAATTCTAGGGGGGCTCCCTTTCAAGTGGTGGGGGTATCTCCAACGAGGAGGACAGCATCGTGCAGACCCTAGACGAACGCTTGGACACTGCCATCCAGGCCAGGAACGACGTGGAGGCATCTGTTCAGCGGATTGGGGGCAAGCTCGAAGCAGCCCGCACATCCCTGGCAGCAGTCGAGACAGAATGCAGAGAGAAGGATCTTGATCCCGACAAGCTGGATGAGATCGTGAAGAAACTTGCGGAGCGGTACCAGTTGCTGGTTGAGCAGCTGGAAGAAGATGTTGAGAAAGCCAACGTCGCCCTCTCCCCCTTTTTGACGGAGAACTGATATGCGGATCGTGATTCCGAGGAAGAACCTGGAAGCTGCCCTGCGTGTGGCTGACATCAGTGTCAACAGTGGTGAGGGGTCGGAAGTGACATCTCACTTCCTGTTTCGCATCTACAAGGGTGTGGCCCAGGTTCTGAGTCAGAGCCAAAGTGTTTGTGCGTTGGTCCCTCTCGTCTGTGAATTTGAGGGGGAAGAAGGAGATGCCTTCACCATGGAGGCCAAGCGCCTCATGGGGTGGGTGAAGCCGGGCAAGGAGCGGGACATCACCCTGGAGACCACAAAGGATCCCGGAGAGGTGAGGCTCGGTTGTGCCCAGAACACGATTCACTGCCAGAGCCTGAGTCCCACAACCTTCACCACCTGGGATGGCACTCTTGCGAAAGCAGATGTCGTTGCAGAGGGTGTGGATTCCGGGCGTCTGACCATGTCCTTCGGCTACGGCCAGCACTTCGTCTTTGACGGGCAGACCACGATGCCCCAGGTCTCACAGATCGAGGTCATGGATGGTACCATCTGGAGTACGGACCGCAAGGCCGTCTCACTGGTGACCCTGGCTGATGCAGTGGGTGAGGATGCGGAGGGAGATCCCACGGTGACCCTCGCCAAGGCAGAGAGCCGCATTATCGGCAAGGATGTCGCATCCGTAGTCAAGTTCTTCTCCCTGAAGGAGACTGAATTTGTGGATGTGCTGCAGCATGAAAGGGCTGTCTACTACCGGCGCAAGTCTGATGGTGCCACCTTCGGAGCTACACGCCCCCTGAACCCCTTCCCGACTCTGAATGTCCCGAAGGACGGGGAAGATGAGATCACCTGGGAGATCCCCTCCGCTGAGGTGACTGATGGCATTCAGTACCTGTGCTCTGCTGCCGCATGGGGGAATAGCCGTATGCGATTCACCTATGATGCAGAAACCAACAAGGTCATCCTTGGGGTGGAGTCTCTCACGGGAAGGATCGATGTCCACTCTGTGAGCGTCCTGAAGCAGAGCAATGCGGACAAGCTTCCCTCTGGAGGCTTCTGGATGGACTACATCTACGTCAAGAAGATCATCCAGCACTTCAAGGAGAAGAAGTCCATCATCTTCGGTGTCAACCAGCGTGCCGGCAAGGGCTACGTCCGGTTCCGCCATCACGAAGGTGAGGACGTGTACCTAACCGTGGTGGTGTGGGTCTCCTGATGCTTTCCCCTCTCCCAACCGCTGCTGTCCAAGACTTGCGATCCCGGCTCTCAAAGGCACAGGGTCATCGAGACTCTGTGAGCACGCGGTTGGGGAAGGTGAAGACGGAGATTCAGGGGCAGGAAGCAGAGAACGAGCTGTTGCAGCTCGTTTGTGAGCTGTTCCGTGCCCTGATTGACAACGAGGTCACAGAGAACGCTCAAGCCGTAGAGCGTCTGCTGACTGAGGGACTCCAAGCTGTCTACGAGGACATGGACCTTCAGGTGAAGGCCAAGATCGAAGTACAACGGGGCAAGGTCTCCGTGGACTTGATCACGGTACAGACAGAGGGTGACGGCACAGTCACAGAGGGTAGTGCCATTGACGCCTATGGCGGGTCTGTCTCTACAATGGAGTCGATCCTGCTTAGGATTATCGTGGTTCTCATCCGAGGGATGCGCCCGATACTCCTCCTTGATGAGTCTATGGCTGCTGTGGCAGACCAGTACGTTCCGAATGTTGGGAAGTTCCTGTCTCTCCTGTGCAACAGGCTCAACATGGACGTTCTAGCAGTGACCCACAATCAGGTGCTTGTCGAGGCAGCAGATCGGGCATACCGGATCCGCAAGGTGGCAGGAGCTGCAACGTTCAAGGAGCTTCGATGAAAGATCCAGGGTCCGTTCGGCAACAGATCAAGCAGGTTCAGTTTCGGTACCTCAAGCAGCGCCTGAAGGGCCGCCTTCGGGTTGTCCCCCAAAACTGCACCCACAATGCTCTCATTCAAAACCCGCCTAGAAGGATCTGCACCAAGCTGCTCAATGAGGGTGCATCCGATGTGGGGTGTGAGGAGTGTGAGGGCATGAACCGGGCTCCCACATGCGAGTGGTTCAAGGTTCGGCGCACGAAGGAAGACCTCAAGGAGGGCTTCAAGACGTTTCTGACATCTGCTACGTTGGCAGAGATTGCAGCAGAGTACCCCGACATCGCAGCTCTCTTGTGGGTCCTGCAAGAGGATGCTCCGAACCGGGACATCGAGATTGAGATCGAGGGTGAGGAGATCCATCTTCCCGAAGTTCAGATCAACGGGGTGACGGTGCAGGTGCGAGACATCGAAGCACAGGCACATCTGGAGAAGTACCTCGTAGAGCAAAAGCAGCTCCAGGGGCGGACAGAAGGTGCCCTCCTGAAGGCGACTGCTATTGTTCAGGCATCTGAAATCAGAGTGAAAGCCCTAGAGGGAACCCAGAGCGACCTGACAGCGCGGCTCGTGTTGGCGACAAACCCTGTGTCCCAGCCCAATGCACCTGTTGAAGTGGTCAAACCCGTGAAGACATGGTGGTGGCCCTTTGAGTGATCTCTCTAGCAGCCTGTTGCAGGTGATTGTGAATGAGGACCGGGCTTCGAAGCGGGGACAGCCCCTCCTCATTGAGTTTCCGGTGAACCGGAATCTTGAGCCTTTCCTGGTCACGTCGTCCCAAGCAACCCTGTGGGTCAAAGCATTCCCCAACGGGAAGGTGCGTTCAGCTTGGCGGAAGCTGGAGTCCCTAGATGCATACTTCCTGGAGGTAGTGAAGGCGGTTGTCGGTGAAGGTGTCCGCAGGGGTTGGGGGAATACTCACCCCTTGACGAAGGCCGGGGTGACGGCTGCTGTTGAGTACGTCCGAGGCTATGGCTTCGAGGAACTGGAAATCCTGGCTAATCCCGAACTGCCCTGGCAGGAAGTAGACCCCGAGTGGGCAGTTGAGGACAACGGTCTCGTGTTGGCGGCCTTGGGTCTCCCCGTCCAACCTGCCCTGTGGCTCCCACCCAACACCGTGGTGGTGGTTCCTCGAAACCGGGAGTATGTCGGATTCGTGCTCCTCCTCCAGCAGAGGATGGCATCCCTGGTACACAACGCAGCCCGTGGGATCGGGATCTCCACCTGGGGGCTTGAGTGAGGGCTTGGGTCCAGAGTGCTCTGGACACAGGCAGGGATCTGCCAGAGGAAGCTGAAGGCTACCTCCTCGGTAGGGGGATGCAGGAAGCCACTATCCACAGGCTGGGGATAGCTCTGTGGAAAACCCCACCAGGGACTGCCCCTGATCCCGTGTTCCGGGAGAAGTACAAGAAGGGCAGGTTCCTGCAGGACCGGCTTGTGTGCCCATTCCTGTCACCTCGTGGAGACCTTATCGGTTTTGAGGCACGGGCATGGGAAGGGAAGAAGCGGATCAGCGGGTACCAGCTACCGAACACCGGGTGGAACCCTTTCTTCTTGGGCCTGACCCAAGAAGCTATGCAGAAGCTGTGGGATGGTGGGGATGTCTGGATTGTGGAGGGGCTCTTTGATCTCGCCCCCCTGGAGCGTGTGGTCCCCGAGAAGGATGTCGTGCTAGCTACAGTGCGTGCCCGGCTGTCCTGGGATCATGTTGAGTTTCTACGTCGCATCCTCCAGCCCGGTGCCACTGCCCACATGGCTTATGACAACGATGAGACCGGGCAGAATCAGACACATGGGTGGACTGATGACACGGGGAAGTGGCGTAGGGGGGCTCTGGAAGCATTGCAGTGCGTAAGAGTGCCGTGTCGAGCCATCCGGTACACGGGTGGCAAGGATCCCGGTGAGATCTGGGACAGCGGCGGAATCCAAGGGCTGCGCAAGGCGTTCGCCCACATCTGAGGGAATTCAATGGCAGTGGAATACTGGAAAGCAAAGAAGGACATCATGGATGCAGTGCTGGCTCTTGTGGGTCAGAACCATCCGGATCTGGCACTGGTCAGCAGTGAGATCGTGGTCGTGTTCCGTGAGAAGGCCAGCAAGGCAGGCGGAACCGTCGTTCTGGGTGCATCCAAGAAGGCAACGGCTCTTGCCAACGCCCTGGCGAATGCTGACTACAAGTTCATCCTGGAGCTGGCAGCAGATCAGTGGGAGGAGTTGGACTCCACGAAGCGTGAAGCCCTTCTTGACCACCTGCTCTGCGGGTGCCGTGTCGAGGAGGACCCCAAGTCGGGCAAGGTCAAGTACTTCATCGCAAAGCCGGATGTGATGGCATACCACGACAATGTGGAGCGCTACGGCATGTGGTTCCCTCGTGGCGAGGACGATGATGCCGGCCCGAGTCCCGTGGACGAGGTTTTCGGGGAAGACGAAGAGTAGCCCCAGGAGCAATAGATGGCACTGGATACCAAGTATCGACCGCTCACCTTCAATGATCTGCTCGGGCAAGACGCAACCGTGCAGGTGCTCAGAGAGTTTGTGCGATCGGGTGCTGGGTTTCACCAGAGTTACATGTTCGCAGGGCAGCACGGGTCGGGGAAGACCACCGCAGGTCGGCTCCTGGCTCGTGCTCTGCTTTGTGAGGACAACCAGAATGGAGATCCCTGTGACAAGTGCCCGTCTTGTAGAGCACTTCTAGACCGGGGGTCCCATGAGTGCTTTGTAGAGTTTGATGCTGCCACGCATTCAGGGACGGCAGACATCACCCGAATCGTGGATGGGCTCGGGTACAGCACATTTGCGGGCAAGCAGGTGATCTACCTGTTTGATGAATCACACCAGCTCTCCAAGAAGGCTCTGGACGGCCTGTTGAAGTCCATGGAGGACAATCGTCCGGGAAGTGAGAACAAGATGCTGGTGTGCATCTTCTGTACGACTGAACCGAACAAGATGCGTAGCACCATCTTGTCGCGGTGTGCCCCTGCGTTCATGGTTCGGATTGTGCCCCCGGAGAAGATTGCAGACCGGTTGGTGTACGTCTGTGAGCAGGAAGGGATCACTTATGAGAGGGATGCCCTTGTAGCGATTGCTGCTGCCAAGGAGTGCCACATTCGGGACGCCCTGAAGGCTGTCGAGGGTATCTCGATGCTGGGGGCTGTCACCTGGGAGACGACCAACAGGTATCTCCGGCTGGATGCCAACGACTCCATCCTCAAGATCCTGGCATACCTGGGAACGGATCTTCCTGCGGCCCTGGCACTTCTGGATGGACTTGTGGAATCGATCTCTCCTACAAGCTGCTACGAGCGGCTCGGTAGTGCATGCATGTTGGCCTATCGTTCCTATATCAAAGCGGGGAAACCACCCCTCTTTTGGAATTCCGATTCCCTACAGAAGCTAGGCAACCACCACAGAGATTACCTGCTGGTGTTTGCACAAACCTTCTCCTCACGCCCCAGGAACGTGTCTGCATCGATGCTCGCAATGGATCTTGCTCGTGTGCATCAGGTTCGCTGTGGGCTCCTTACGGTGCCTACAGCGGCACCCCAAGTTCTATCAAACGGTACATCAACAGAACCGAGTAAAACTCCGGTACCCGCAGGGGGTAAGGTTGATGTCTCGGTACCCCCACCTGTGCCCTCTACGGAGGAACCAGAAAGAACCACCGCATGGGAGACGTCCACAGGGCGCCACATTGATCCTAGGGGTATCAAGAAAAGGCGTAGTTCTAATGCTCGAACGAAAGAAAATGGTGCCGATCCCCTGTCACCACAGGATTTCAACAGTCTTTTGCATCGCAAGCTCTCGGAGATAGATGCAGATGGCAGCTCAGGACCAACGGGACAATCTCACTTGGGTGGTGCTGGAACTCACCCGGTTGGGGGAGACTCGGGCAAATGAGGGCGTCCTGGCGGACGTGCTCCTAGACGCCCTGGGAGCACCCCCAGACCATCCCATCTTCATACCTGCAATCACATACGCCAAAGCAGAGCAGCGTGTCACGATCCATTTGATGGAAGGCTATGCCTTTGTGGCATCCGGTCTCAACGGCGTGGCATTCTTCGGGCTGGAGCGCAGTTGCCCCTATGTGAAGAGGGTCTTGGCATCCGGCGGTGGGGAAACCCTCCCTGTACTGTCCGTTATCCAGGATCAGGATGTGGAGGACATGCGGCAGAGTCTTCGGGAAGCTGTTTCCCAGGATATCGAGGAAGGCATGAAAGTTCGCATTAGCCACGGCACCTATGCCAAACTGGAAGGTGAAGTTGTTGGGCTGGAAGGCAACACCGCCTTTGTGCATGTAGTGCTTCGGTCATTCCAGGCGATTCAAACCGTCCCTCGGATTTTCTTGGATCCGATTGAAGACGAAGAAGACGAGTGACAGTGGAGGCTTGCATGCAAGGTTATTGGTCTGGGCACAAAGTTCTTGATCCAACGGAGCTGGAATCCCGGTTCAGCATTGAAGATGGGATTGCGTTCCTCGATGTGACGGGGAATGAGTCAATCTCTGAGGAAAGCGAGGAACTGTTAGATCAGGTTCGTAAGGTTCTTCCACGCCTCCCAGACCGGGAGGCTGATTTCGTTGAGCTGTACCACTTCAAGAAGATGAAGCAGACCGACATTGCAACGATCTTCCGCGTGAGCCAGCCCACGGTTTGCTACCGGCTCCAACGAGCCGTGAATCGAATCAAGTTCCTGTTGTCTCTCCCGGATCTTGCAGACGACGAGCTTGCAGAGGCAATGCAAAGCTTCTTGACAGACGCCCTGGACATTCGGATCATGCTCCTCATGTATGAGACCACCTGTCAGAGTGAGGTAGCCAAACGTCTCGGTGTCACTCAAGGTCTTGTGCGGCATCGGTTCATTCGCAGCATCGACAACATGCGTGAGCAGGATGGGCTGGAGAAGTATGTCCGCATGTTTGATGCTGTTTCGAAGAACCTGAACATCCTTCGTGAAGTGCAGAGGGCAGCTTGGGGCCCCCGAGTGTTGTATCTGGTGGAGTGAGCACGGGGCTGATGTCGATAGTTCGTCTATGGGATCCGGCTGGTAGACCAGAGGACTGCATGAGCGACAAGGCATCAAAACGCAGAGTGGTGATGGCCAAGCTTGTGGCCCTCCGTTGGGTTGAGGGACGCACTACCCCAGAGTACCGACTGAAGGTGCTCTATGGTGCCAAGGAGATACGGAAGGTCCCGCAACTCCTTCGGTCTTTCCGGGATGGCAAGATCAAGCTCGGATCCGTAGAGCCTATCAGAGACCTGGGGATCCAAGAAGGCTTTGACCACCTTATCGTGTGGTCCTCCCAACGACAGGGGATGATCGAACTCCAGGGGTGGTTTGAGAGCCGTGGTTGTGAAACATCAGGGGTCTGGTAATGGCTGGGACATTGCTTCTCTCTGAATTCACCTACTCCTCTGGGGTCTCCCCAGACGTGTACTACTACACCATCGTGATTGACCAAAACGACCTCCTGTCCGTGCGGAATATCCAGAGCCCCTATGGGCTCATTCTCGATTCCATGACCTCTGTGCCTGAGTCGGTGGTTGCAGACATCAACACATCAATCACACAGGTGGAGAGCATCATGGCGGCAACTTCTGCCATTAACGGCACTCTGGTATTTGCAGCAGAGACCTCCAAGACCGTGACATTTGCTACAACACTGTCGAGCACCACTTACCGTGTGCAGTTGTCTTCCGACACTTTTGTGCCCCTTCGCATCTCGGGCAAGACCACCACGGGGTTCACTGTGCAAGCTGCAGCGACCTTCACTGGTAACGTCGGCTACGACGTGTTCATCTAGGGGGAGTCCCATGTTCTACCAGAAAGTTCGTGATCAGATTCTCAAGAAGCTGAAGGCAGCTGGAATCCCAGCTCGGAAGGATTCTGCGGGTCACAAGTCCATGGAAGTCGGGCTTTCGATTCGTGGCCCTTACGCAGCGGTTGTTTCTGTCCTCGATTCCCTTCCGTTCAAACAGCTTGACGAAGATGAATACCGGGAGAATGCACACTACGTTGTGAAGGCTCCTGTGAAGCCCGGAGGGCGTGTTGGGTACGCCGTGATTGAGCTGGAGGGTTACAGTGAATCCGAGAGTGAGATCACCGTTAAGCTGTCCGGTACCCCCCGTTGGGCAGCCACATCTCTCCGTGTCCGCACCCTCCGATTGGCATCTCGCTTCCCTGTGGGAAGTGTGGAACGTCGCCAGCTTCTAGCAGTAATCAAGGAACGGTAGCCGATGGCACAAATCCCACTGCAAGTAGATCAGGTTCAAATTGAGCCGGGAACCTCAACCTATGGCACTCGTGTAGTCGACCGTGACTCCACTGATGGTGGTCTTCGTTTCGCTGACCCGAACGTCACAGCATCACTGTTGGCGTTGGTGGGACTCCGCAATGTCACGGGTGTCTACCTTGTGGGCCAGGGTGGTGACGGGGCACCGTACACGACCATCCAGTCAGCCATCAATGCTATTCCAGACACAGCATCTCGTTCTGCACCGGGTCTGGTGGCAGTTTTGGGGGGAGAGTACTCCGAGAACATCGTGATCGATAAGGATGGTGTGTCCATCGTGGGGCTCGGCACCACGGTGTTGACCAATGCTGCTGCAGACGCCACGATCAAGATTGAGGATGCCGCCACCACAACTCCAGAGTGGGTTGAGCTTCGAGGACTCACCATTCGGAACACCACCGACGCAGAGGAGTGTATTCTGGTCGAAGGTGCCGGCACCTATGCTTCGGGGACTGTGACAGCTACGGCTGCACCCCTGGCAGTGGCGGACACCATCACCATCGGAGGCACAGCTCTGACAGGGGTAACTGGGGCTCGGGTGTCTGGTAGCGACAACTTCTCTGTGGATGGCACTACAGTGTCAGCTCTTGCTGTGGAGATCCTGGCTGCCATCAACGATGTTGCCAATTCCTTCGCAGCAACCGTGGAGGCAACCTACCTGCTAGGTGTGGTCACCATCACGGCAGTTTCCCCTGGAGCAGGTGGCAACGCCATTACTCTGGTGGTGTCCACGACCCCTGTCGGCACACTGACGGTGTCTGGGGCGACCCTGACGGGTGGTGGTGCAGCGGGTTCTCGTGTTGCCTATGATGAGATTGCCATTCTCGACTGTGACCTTGTTGCATCGGGGAATGGTGGATTCCAGATTCAAGCAGATACCGTGAACAATGTTCGTGTCCATGGGGGGACCTGGCGTGGGTCATCTTCCACATCCTCCTGTGTGGTGACGAACTGTGCAGCTTTCCGCATGTTTGATGTCGAGTGGGCATCTGACCTGGAGCTGGCATACAACACAGGCAATGACCAACCTGCCACTACAACCTCTGACTACAGGGTGCAGAATTGCGGGCGTCTAGGAGATGTCCTGTCCAGTGAAACGGGTGCGGGATCTCTGTCTATTGACTACTGCCCCGCTGCAGGGGATGTCACACAGGGTGGAGACCGAGACCTTCTGGTGTCCCACAGTAATGCGGGAGACATAGCTCTTTCCGGCACAGCCGTGGCAACCCTCATAGGGTCGACCCGAGGGACAGTCACTGTCCCATCAGGCACCCCCACTCTGGCAGAGTCCTCCCAAACAGGGTCCGTGGCATTTGCTGCATCGGCATCAGAGGCCGTGGCTTTCGATGCCACCCAGCCTGATGCGGTGTACGCAGTGCTTGTGGACGTGCCCACTGCGGGCATCACAGCGAATGTGACCGCCAAGGCGGCTTCCGGATTCACCATCACAACTTCGGCCCCTGTCACAGGAACGGTTTACTACACCGTCCTGCGGCAGATGTAGGAGAGCCCATGTCGACCCCTATTCAGAAGCTCGCAAAGCTGGCTTACGAACACCCTGAGCTGCGTCCTGATCTTGTTCCTATCCTCAAGGCAGCAGTAGCTACGACTGACATCTACCCCGTGGAGATCGACCACGGGTACGAGCAGCCCCTTTCAGGTGGCACCGACGTGATGAAGCGTCTGCAGGATCAGTTCCTCATTGAGCAGGGCCGCCCGCCTCGGGAGAAGAATCCCCGTCTGGCAACTGAGGATGCGAGGCTGGCGTTCTGCCAGAGTGTTCAGAAGAAGCTCATCGCTCATGTGCAGAGCCCCACGGGGAAGGCCATGGTGCGGGAGTCCCTGGTGAAGTACGCAGAGGACACAGCAGATGTTCTCGTCATCAATGCCGCTGTGAACGACATCATTTCGGATGCTGTGGCTGTAGCACTTGACCCCCAGAAAATGGGTAAGATCGTGGGCAAGTACACAGCCCCGAAGGAGTAACGATGCCTGGTTTCAATGACTTCTGGGACACCCTGTTGAAGGAAGCGGACCTCTCCACCGGAGGCACCGAATCCGTGGACTCATACCTATCCGAAGGAACTCCCCTGGAGGGAGAGCAGTTCACGTCCGTCCGTCAACTGACGGAGAAGCACCGTGCGGCACATGCCTTGAGCCTTCCGGTTGAGGCAGGGGCTCGGGTGTCCTTTGCTTCCAACGTGGGTGCTGTCCTCAGCTACCCGGATCCCCCAGAGCCTAAGATGCTGGGGTCCGTGGTGACCGTGAAGTCTGCCAACGGCGACATCACAGAGCACAACGGGGTCGTGTTCGTGGCCTGGGATGACGGCAAGTTCCGGGGCATCCATGCAGAGCACCTGCGTCCCACAAATTCACGACAGGCTGCTTCCCAGAAGTGGTTTGTGACCAAGCGTGGGGATCAGCCTTATGGGGGGCCTGCTTGGAAGGGGGACAAGCCTCGCTGGTTTGATTCCGAGAAAGCTGCCAAAACTATGGCAGCAAAGCTGGGCGAGCGGAACCCAGCGGGCTTCAGCGTCAAGCAGGTTCCTGCAGGCTACAGTGCAGGGAAGTATCCTCTCATGAAGAAGGCTGGCCAGCAGAAACGCGGTGATGCTGTTCCTGCTCAGATCCGTGTGGCAAGCCTCGGAGACCTCGGGGACTTCCTGAAGGTCGCCAATGACACACTTATCCACAAGAGCACTCGTGATCTCTGGAGTTTCCGCTCGGAGGGTCCTGAGTATGTCATCGAGAGGCTGTTCAATGGACAAGGCGAGCCCGTCAAGGGCTAGGCTCGGTGTCTTCTCTATACTCTCCCACGGATGAAGGGGGACGCAGTGCCTCGACCAAATGCAACTAAAGTAGCAGACCGCTTCCTGACGGGGAGCACCATAGACCAACGGCGTTCAAAAACCGCTGGTGAAGTGCGTTTCATCAAGGATCGCAGCGGTGACAAGAATGAGTGGGGTTGGGGAACCCCGGGACCTTCCGAACGTGCGATCGGTAAGGATTTCGTGTTCAATCCCAAGTTCCTCAAACCCTTGGCCAGCTCGCTCCGTTCAGCTCTCATGGCTCTCGGACACGCTCATTCTTCCTACGCCACATTCACGAAGCTCAAGAGCCGCAATGTCAGTCCAGATGGAAATCTGGGAGGCAAGGGGTACATTCAGAAGATCTCTGAGCAGCGGCGTCAGATGATGAACTGCATCGAAGCTCTGTCCGCGTTCACAGACACTGTCTATGACGAGATCAAGGCTCCCCATTGGGACCCCGCAGAGGACAAGCTTGACCCCCGCGACCGCGACGAAGTTCGTGAGATCGTGCAGGACGCAGAGGAGATCAAGAAGGATCCCGAGGGTTGGGCAGAGGACGAAGAAGCAGAGTTGGATGAGGACGGCAAATCCACAGAGAAGAGGGCGTCCCGCAACAAGGTCGCAAATCTGTGGGTGAGCACCCAGGTGCAAGACAGGAGGGCTCTATGAGCAAGAAGGGCAAGCAAATGGATGTGCTCGGAGAGACCATCCTCCCTGCAGACCTGTTCACTCCCACTTTGGGAAGCAACTGGGGTCTCGATGGTTACCCGGATATGGATTATGGGATGGGTGTCCTTGAGGGGCTGTTCCCTTCGGACACTGCAGGTATCCCAGAGGGTCTGACTCCGAAGGAAGCCTCAGAGAGGGAAGCCGCCACGTTCATGGACACTGATTCGAGTCGGGGGATGGACCTCTCAGAGATGATGAAGGAGGGAGGTCTTGCAGACCTTTCTTGGCTTGATCTGAACGAGCAGGATCCTGACCGCCTTCCCAAGAATCCCGTCAATCTGGCAATTCCCGAGCTGGAGGAAGCCTGGGGTGTCAATCGCCGCACTGATGGTGTGCATCTCGTAGCCAATGTGGACATCGAGAAGGCCCGGTACGACGAGGGCATCAAGAACGGTTCGAAGCCTTCCCACAAGTTCTCACAGACAGATCTCCTTCGTGTGGTCCGCAAGGCCATGCGGCGTTCCACTGTCGGACATGACCTGACAGCAATCCTGAAGGAAGCCGCTGAGACCCTTGGTGCGGAAGCTCCTCGCATCCGGCGTGCAATGCAGGTGGTCAAGGCTGAGCACGGTCTTGTGGGCAACGTGTTCATTCGGGCAGCTGCGTTTCCTGGTATCGAGCAGGGCAAGTGGGCGAAGACTCTCAAGGGTCTGAACGCCAACTACATCATCATGGATGGGCGCACCCTCACTGGGTCTGTCAACGTCCACAACAGCTACTTCAAGGGAAAGAAGGCTGTCCTCCAGGTGCCCTGGAAAGAGGCCCTGGCACACTACAAGCCTTACCTGGAAGCATCAGGACACAAGGTCGCAGAAGGGGACCCCAAGAGTTCTCTCCGTGCCGCTTTCCTGTCGCACTCCACGAAGGTGTCAACAACCAACACTCCTCGCCCCACCCACAAGGCACCTGCACAGCGGATCAGCGGGAAGCAGGCACGCAAGGAGCTGAGGGCAGCAGCCAACACTCCTCGTCGGGTCGTAGACCCCGCGGTCAATCGGAAGTTCAAGGCTCGTCAGGCAGCAATGTCGAAGATCAACGCCTGGGCTTCCTCTGGGTTGCTGGCAAACGATGAAGCACAGAAGGTGATTCAGTCGGGTGCAGGCCCTCTCCATATGCTCAGTGCAGCAGCAGACATGGTGCTGGGTGCAGAGACTGCCAAGTATTCGGGAATCGAGAATGACCTGAGACCCACGGTGGAAGCCTCGGTGGAGAAGGTCAAGGCAGCGATTGCTTTTGCAAAGAAGTTCAATGCCGGCCAGCAGGCAAAGGTCGATGGTCTTGTTGCAGAGCGTAAGCAGTCCACAACTCGTGAGGCCCGCCAGATCAAGGCTGCTCGGGTGTTGGTTGCCAAGATCACGAATGCCATCGACAAGGGTGTTCGAGGTCAGCCTCTCCGGGATCTCATCCTCCGCACCATCCCTCGGGATCAGGTTCGTGTAGCTTCGAAGCTTCTGAACCCCGTGCTGAAGAAGACAGGAGCCTTGGAAGACTCCCCGGGCTCGCACAATAGCTACACTGGTAGGCAGTACCGGCCCGCCCCACAGCGGGTCAGCTCGGTGACTCCACACGCCAATGAGACCAACATGCTCGTGCGGTGGGTTCGTCAGGCGATGAACGAAGGGGCAGCGGGGAAGGAGTTGGACTCCCGAATCAATGCCCGGTTCTCATCTGCCCTCCGTACAGCATCCAGTGACCCCGTGGCGGCTCTCCGCAAGCAGCATGAGGGTGGTGCAGGTTTCGTCTATGTGGACGCAGCAGCATACGCCTCACAGGCAGGAACGACGGGTTGCGACAAGGGTGGTCTTCGCCATCGTGCCAACCAGATCAAGTTCGTCATGGCGATGGATCGTTGTGCCGGATGTGCGAGCAAGAGTGCCCTTGCGGACGGCACCCCTCGTTGTCAGAAGTACAACAAGGAGTTGGTGGCGTCCTCGGATATGCCTGCTGAGATGGCAAGTATCCGGCAGTCCAACATCCGTGCCGCAGGGATGACAGACTATGAGGCCACTGCCTCTCTCTATAGTCCCCAGGAATTCAACCTCCACAACAGCTGCCTGGACGATGTCGACATGGAGACAGCCCCTGCACCGGAGGAGATGGGCGACATCTTCTTTGGTGGTATGGAGCTGTGATTCCTTTAGGGTAGGGCTCAAATCCTGCGGGCGTAACTCCTACACCCCTCCCCGGTAATTTTCCTATCAGGGGGGATTGGTGGGAGGGACAAGCATGCCCCGCAAGCTGATCACTGGCCAACCGACGTACACTTTGCTTGTTGCAAATCTCACTGGGGGTTCTGATCCCAGTAAGGGAGTGGCAGGCAATCCCGTGAAGGCGAGAAGTGCTATCACCTTCCAACACTTCCCTGAAGTGAGTCGGGAAGGGCATGATATCGGTCCTGACGATTCGGGTCTTCGAACCCTTCAGGGTCATGTGGACTACACCGTCAGCCCCGTCCCTGCGGGGGGTACAGTCACTGTGGAGGTGACAGACACCGATTTCACGGCACAAGCAAGCCTGTCATTTGGGGAGTTCTTCGTCGTGTCAGGTGACGACTATGATGCCACCACAGGCTCAATCTATCCTGCGGAAGACATCACCAGCACTGCTCCAAACAATGTCATTGTGATTTGGAAGACTGCGGGTGCAGGTGGTGGTGAAGGTACCATCAATGTACCTGCCAACGTGCCCATCACAGCGGGGTCGGTGACAGTCAGTTGGGAATCCGGTGCAGCAGCGAAGACCCAGGTAGACGATGGTATTGGTGGATTTACGGGCGATGGTAACCCCGCTGGTTCCTCGATTGTCTATGCCACGGGTGCCATTGATCTCGACACCACAGCACTTCCCCCGGATGCTGCAAGCACGATCACAATCACCTACACGGCTGACATTACCTTGGCAGAAGTGGCAACAAATCTTGCGGCTGCAATCAATGGGTTGCCAGGATTTACAGCCCCCGCCCCGGGTGCAGCCACTATTACTGTGACGGGTGCTGCAGGGCCTATCGGCAATGCCATTCTCTTTGAAGCTATCTATGCGGGAGCCGTGGAAAACTTCACACTCGCCCCGCTCGATGGTTCCTTCGATGGTGCAGAACCCACCATCGGACCCCCCGTGATCACTCCGTAGGAAGGTACCCCATGGCCAGAAGCGCACAGACTGCAATGGACCGGAATCGGATCCTCATGAATCTTCCTGACGGTGCCAAGCGCGTGCAGGTCATGGATGCAAAGGGCAAGACCCGGTACAAGAAGCCTTCCGAGGTGGGTGCTGGGGACAACATCATGTTCAACACCAACGGGGAACCCATTGTCATGTGTGGGAGCCCGGGGCGCAAGGCAAGCACAAACACAACCGTGCTCAAGCCCCTCAACGACAACATCGGTGAGGTGGTGGAGGCGAAGAACGTCCACATTGCGAACAACGAGCTTGTCAGCACCCTGAAGAAGGATCCTGAAAGCGACGGTGTCATGGACATGGTGATGTGGGGGCTCGCGGAGGAAGCTGCGTCCCTGGAGTTTGAGCGTGGTGAGGCAGAGCGGCACGGGAAGGACACGTCTTCTTTGTCTCTGCGGCGTGCCAACATCCTGAGGGCCACGGGTGAGCTGTTCCTCAAGCGTCGTGAGAAGATGGGCACAGGGTCCATTGACATGGAGACCAAGGCCTTTGAGACCGTGTTCCTGTTCATGCTGGAAACGTTCAGAGAGGCAATGGAAGAAGCAGGGGTGCGTCCCGAGCTGATCGAGACTGCCTTTGCAAAGGTGTCCAAGCGCCTTGCAGGTTCATGGAAACAGGAGGCAAATGCCCGGATGCGGGAGATTAAGTGAGTCTTTCGGATCTGGCAATTGATGTGGGGAGGCCACAAGCCTCCCAATCTACGAGTTCAGTAGACATCATCACCTTCATCGAGGCTCCCTGGGGTCTCAATATGAAGCTGTTCCCAGTCCAGAAAGTCATCCTGAAAGCACACTATGGGATTGCTCTGGATGACAACCCGGAAGGGTTCGATCTGAACAAGCCTATCCCCTTGGGCCACCCCAACTACGAGGAGATCATCGACTCCGATCCTGTCTGTGCAGAGAACAAGATCGATGTGGTGAACCCTGCGAAGATTCCGAAGGGGACCACCATTACCCTGAAAGATCACGAGGGCAATGTCACTGAGCTTGTGAACGGGCAGGAGTGGTCGTCAAAGGGGAGCCTGCAAGCTGTCCTGGTTTCCATTGAGAAGGCAGTCAATACACATGCTGCACAAGGGTTCGAGGCAGAGGTCGACTACAGCGTGAATCAGATCATGCTGCATAGTCGTGGATTCAGCATCGAAGGAAATGCAGCACACCTGTCGATGACCCCTTCCAATGGGCTTCGGATTGGGTTGCCCGACCTGGAAATCTACCAGTACGATTACGAGCCGCACACACTGTCGTTTTACAATGGTGGTGGTGGCTTCTATCGGCATCGTGTTCCCATTTCAGACTGGAAGCATGAGAATCACCAGGCATTCACAGAGGCGGGGTATCTCCGGTACCTCTACGAAGACGGGCGCTCGAATATCAAGGAGGTCATTCCCGGCAAAGAGCGGCGGGAGATGGTGCTGAGCATTGGGCGTCGTAGCGGGAAAACCCTCATCAGTGCCTGCATCGCTTCCTATGAGACGTACAAGCTGATCAGCAAGGGTCATCCCCAGAGCTACTACGGTCTTCCCGACAGTGAAGTCATCCAGATCATCTCGGTAGCTACCGACAAAGATCAGGCAAAGCTCCTGTACAGGCAGTGTTACGGGCACTTCTCTGGATGCGACTTCTTCGGTGGATACATGGCAAATGCTACCGAGAGCTTTGCCACGTTCCAGACCCCATACGACATCGAACGGTATGGGTCTGCAAAGACGAACCAGAAGGGGCGTAAGACTCGGTTCACAGTGAACGTCACGTTCCGATCTTGTGTGGCTAAGGGCCTTCGTGGTGCCGGTAACATCGTCGTGATCCTGGACGAGGTGGCTCACTTTACCGATGCAGGGCAGTCCTCTGCGGAATCGGTCTACACGGCAGTGACACCGTCCACCTCAGCTTTCTCCAAGAAGGACCCGAAGGACAACCGCAAGCCCATTGGTGCTGTCGAGGGGCGGATCATCCTCATCTCGTCTCCCCTGGGCAAGCAGGGCCAATTCTACAAGATGTTCCAGATTGGGATGAGTGGTGGCCGCAAGGCTGCCAATATGTTGTGCATTGAAGCTCCCACCTGGGAAGTGAACCCCACCATCCCACCATCGGAGTTTGAGAAGCACTACAGCAAGGACCCCCGTGTATTCTTCACCGAGTACGGTGGGCAGTTCACAGACCGTACCCGTGGTTGGATTGAAGATTCAACGGAGCTGATTGCCTGTGTGGATACAGCGGCACGTCCCCAGATTCGGGCACGCCCCCGCACCCCGCACTTCCTGGGCGTTGATATCGCGTTGGCAGGAGACTACAGCGCAATAGCCATTGGGCACCTGGACGAAAAGAGCAACGTCGTTCTGGATGTAATTGACCGTATCAAGGCAGGTGAGGGAGATCACATCGGGGAGACCCGGTTGGACTTTGATGGTGTGGCCCAGTGGGTCTACGACTGGTCACGGAAATTCTACATCTCAGAAGGCATGTTCGATATGTGGTCGGGCATTCCTCTGGAGCAGGCTCTGGCAAAGAAGGGTCTCAAGCAGGTGCAGGCAGTCCATCACACCCCGAAGTTGAAGTCCCAGATCTTCCAGAACTTCAAGGACATGATGTTCGACCGGCGCCTCACCCTGTACAACTGGCCTCTGTCGGAAGACCCCGGACAACCCTACTGTGACTACCTGACAGAGCTGTTGGAGTTGCAGGCAGAGGTCCTGTCCAAGTACATCATCAAGGTGGAAGCCCCCCAGGTTGCTGGCAAACACGATGACTATTCCGATGCTCTGGTTCGGATGGTGTGGTGTGCAACCAACCATGTGGGAAAGATTGTGTCCTTTGGGAATGCCAGAACCGCAGCAACTACACACGGCAGATCACCTGTGATTGCTGCCAAGGCCCGGATCCGTGCCCGCATGGGGGGCTCGCACGTGAGCCGCCGGGTGGGTCGCAGATCAATCAATCCTAGATGGGGGCGCAAGAGGTAGATGCCTAAAAAGACTCCCACAAGCCCAACTAAATCCTCCCACCGGCTCATGATGACCATGGTGAAGACCTCCGAGGGGAAGGTGAAGGTGGATCCCACACCGGAGCAATTCGACATGACTGCACGGGTGTTCCGCCAAGCGGGGGGTTCCTGGGAGCGGCTGGGGTTGGGTTCCATTGATGACATGACCCTTCTCAAGACAGTGATCAAGGTCGCAATCAAGAAGGGCATCTATACAAAAGCCTCCAAATGGTGATTCTACCTTCGTGCCCGGTATGGTGAGCCCCCGATGAGTCGTTTAAGAGCCAGACTTTCCAAGTCCGAAGTTGACCGCGAGCTGCAAGAGCATCTCGCGGCTGCTCAGCGTGCTTTGGAGAAGGCTGCACGGGTTTGCGATGCTACACGGAGAATGCCAGGTGTTGCTGGAAAGAGGGCACCCCGCATTGCTAGAGAATTGGCCCGCATCAAAGGTGCATTGGGCAACGTGAGCAGACTGACTCCCCTCTATGATTTGGAGGACCCCGACCTCATGTCGGAGGAAGACCGGTCAGAACTGTGGCGAGAACGCAGGGAAGCAAAGCGGGCAGCTGCTGCAGCTCTTGAATCCTCCGAATCCTCCGAATCAGAAGATGGTGAATGATGGCACACATTAAAGACGGTCACCCCATCAAGCGGTTGGAGAATGGGGACGGCAAGACGAAGGCAAAGACCGGGCGTGCCTCACAGGGGCGTGTTGAGTGGAGCGGCGGTAAGGGTGAAACTTCAGGCAGACCCCCGAAGTTTGCCACCACCACATCCATGCGGACGAAGTTCGGCACTGCTACCGGGTCTGCAAACATCCTGGAAGGTTCGGGCGGCAACTTCTACAGCCCCGAGCTGTCCACGGACTTTCTTGAGCTTCCCCAGAGCCTACATGAGGCCTGGAACTACTACCGATTCTTCTACCGCACAGAGCCCTTTGTCGGACAGGCGGTGGATCTCCACACAGAGCTTCCCCTGTCGAAGGTGCGTATCTCAACACCCAAGGCACAGAATCGGGAACTGGCACTAGCCTCCACACGGTTCTGCGAGAAGTGGTCGCAGAAAATCGGGCTCCTGCGCCGGCTGATGGCAATCCTGTTCGATGTGAACCTCCTGGGCGAGGCAAACATCTGGATTGAAGAAAACACCCCAGACATGCCAGAGGATATCCAGTTTGAGACTGTTCGTGAGCTGACCGAGGATGGGCAGGCCGTTGAACGGAAGGTCAGGCGGGAGGACGCGACCGAGCGCACAGTCAAGTGGCTGAAGAAGCACTACAAGGGGTGGACTGGCGTCAGGGTACTTCCCCCTGAGCAGGTTCGCATGAAGACCTTCAACTTCACGGATGAGAAGATCTTTGAGCTGATTCCTGACAGCAAGACGAAGGATGTCATTGCCAAGGCACAGCAGGGGGACAAGGATTCCATTCGTGTCGTCAACTCGATGCCTCCTGAGGTGGTGGCTGCTGTGAAGGTCGGTCGGAACATTCCGCTGAACACTGACCCCGATGCGGGCAGCTTCATTTACCACATGGCGAACAAGAAGTCGGACTATGAGCCTCGTGGACACAGCATCCTAGAGCGTTGCATCCGAATCCTCGTCTTCCGAGACAAGCTGAGGCAGGCCAACACCAGCATTGCCAGCCGCCACATGACCCCTATCCGCATCGTGTGGGGGGAGGACATGGACGTGGCAGACGTGGAGGCCCTTCGCGAGCAGGTCGATGTGGCGCTCCAAGACCCGGACTACTCCATCATCACGAACTTCGAGGTTCGTTGGGAGGAGATGGGTTCAGACCAGAGGCTTCTCGACCTGTCCTCGGAGTACGATCTCACTGACCGTCAGCTCTATGCAGGGCTCGGCGTGACTGAAGGGCTCCTGTCAGGGGAGACATCCTACGGCGGTGACAAGATCAACTTGGAGGTCATCAACACCCGCTACATGCTGCGTAGAGAGCTTCTGCAGGATTTCGTGGGTGAGTTCCTGTTCAAGCCCATGTGCGCGAGGATGGGTTTCATTGAGGAAGACGAAGATGGTGACGAGGTTGTCATCTACCCGAAGCTCTCGTTCACTCGTCTCGCTCTGCGGGACAACAACGACACCTTCGATGCGATGATGAACTTGTACCAGAAGGGCAGCCTCGATGTGGATGTCATTCTGGAGTTGTTGAACATCGATCCTGTGACTACACGGGAGAAGTTGGAGCGCGATCTGTTCACGGTCAACGACTCCACGTTCAACGAGGTCATGAGAGGGATCTACGGTGATGCAGGTCGAAGCATCGTAGAAAACAGCGATGCCGCAGAGCGGATCGCCAAGGTCCTCGGTCTCAAGTTCGAGAAGAAGGATGAGGAGGGGGGCCGCTTCTGATGAACATTTGACGCCCCAACAGGGCACGCATGAGTGAGTCGAGGGACTGCGACCATCCACCCACTGTGTCGATCTGCCAGTCTCGTGATGCCGTGTTGTTGTAGCCGTTCCAGCTTACGAGTAGCTCCTGTGCCTCCTCTGGAGACATGGCGCGGATCTTCCTGCGAATCCGACGCTCAACTTCCTTGCGGACGTGGAGCCCGGGGCCGTGCTTTGCCGTGCAGCGTGCGAGCCATGCAGTGCCGGTCATCGTGTTTCCTTCAGGTTGCCCATTGCGTAGAGGGCAGCCATCACCCAACTGGTGGGGCTCATGTTGGCATCCGTTTGCCAACTGAACTTTTCTGCGTTCACCAAGGTGCGGAAAGCCGCGGGGCTGTGCCCACTCTCCTGCTGAATGGCGCGGTACAGGGTTCGGCTCTGCTGGGGGGAGAGCTTGAACGTGATGCTCCACCAACCCTTTTCGGTGTCGCCAGCACTCGCGCCTTGGAAGCCAAATTCAGCAGCAAGCTTCTGAAGTTCGGGCATCAGGTTCGGGGGCAGATCCGAGCAGCCATCGCAGTCACCGTGCCCGGAAGGGGCCCGGCCGGTCTTGGCTTCGATTTGGAGTCCGCAGCAATTCAGGGAGCAACCCCGATACTGGGAGATGTCACTGTGGGAGGTCATGACAGCATCCACTGCCTTGATCATTTCAGCTTCGGGTTTCATGCCCAGTAGTTCTGCGGCAGCTTGTCCGTTGACCTGCATTCTGTAAACCGGGCGGTAGCTTTCGGCGTCGGGGCGGGCGGTAACGAGTGTCATTGGGTGTCTCCCTCTCACCCCTACTACGCAGATGTCTGGGGTTTGAAACCAAGAATATCAGGATTCGGCGGCATCCTTGCGGGCTTCGGTTAATTCGGCGGCAGTGAGCTTTTTCATGTGCTTCTTGAATTCTGCTGCCTGCGTGGGAAGTGCGAAGCTCTCGGGCTTCAGCCCGCCATGAACGACTGTCACAGTCATCGTCCCAGGGCCATCAACCCGATCAGACCAACTCGGGCACCACTTGAGGTTCACGCCTGCACAGTCTTCAATCCAAGGGACAGTGTTAGCCAGTGCATCGACGCTTTTTGCGGTGGCTACGGCTTCGACTGTCCAGAAGTTCTCCTCGTAGCCGTAGTCATCATCTTCTGTACGAGAATCAACGCTGTCTAGCCACAGATTGTAGGAGCGGCCAACCATCTTCTTCATGGTTGCGAGGGCGTTTCGTGGGGCCATTGGGTGTCTCCCTTCACCCCTACTACGCAGGATCGAGAGGGTTGAAACCTACTTTCGCATCTTGGGCTCGATTCTCTCATCGAGGAGCCACTGAGCCAGGGCGAGGACGTGTTTGCATGGCCCCATCTTTCGGGCTCTGCGAGTGCAGTCCTGACAGGAGCAGTGGAATCCCCGCTTGGGGGAGACTGTGATGCGGGTGTGGTAGAGACGCCGGCTGCTGCTGCGGAGATGGGCTTCCACCTGGTTCTCAAGCTTGAGGGATTCGGGGTCAAGGATCTCCATGTTGCCCGAGCGGTTCAAGCGACCCTTCTCCGCTGCCTGGAACAGGGTGAAGATAGCATCGTCCCACATAGCAATGTCAGCCATTGAGGTGTCCCCTTCACCCCTACTACGCGGAATCCCCCAGATTGAAATCTAGAGCGATATCTTTCCTATGAAAGCAGGGGGTTGGAGGCATCCATTGAAGCAAGCTGCCGACACTGCTCAGATGGGGAAGCTGGAGGAAGCCATCGAGGCTTTCCGGGGTCCCTTGGCTCGGGCTGAAAACGATATGTTCGGGTGGGGCCGCAAGGTGTCTCCTGCGGACTACCCCTCCATCCTTCAGGACATCCAGACATCGGGCAAGCGCCTGGACGGGCTTCTCGACATCCAGTTTGAGAACCCAGATCAGGCACTGGGGCTCAAGAAGTACCTGCGGCGTGTGAAGAACCTCCGCAAGATCATTCAGAAGCTCCTGGCAGCTCGGGATTGGGAGAGTTTGGAGGAGGCCATTGCAGGTATCCGGACCAAATCCAAAGACCTGCGGGAAAAGCTCTGGGATTACACCGGTGATGTGAAGGCAATCCTTCGCACCTTCGATACAGAATTGGAGGGGACTCTGAACGCAGGAGGGTTCCGTGTCGTCATGTACCGCATGGGTCTGGCTGACTGGGATTCCGATACGGTCACCCGATTGCAGTGGATTTTGGAGGAGACACACAAACTCCTCGTGAAGCGTGGTGTGGGGTCGGTGGGGAAGGGGACGGTGTTTGCTTTTCCCACCGCAAAGGTGCCGGGGTCAACAGGGACACTGGCATGGTACAGGCGGTCGGATGACGCCCTGACCATTGCAGCGGGCTCCAACTACTTCATGAACAAGAATCCCAAGGATATCCTTCGCACCCTCGTGCATGAGTTGGGGCACCGGGCGTACTACAAGCTGCTGACATCGAAGGGTCGTGCAGCCTGGGGTGAGTTCTTTGAGATGTCCAAGGGCGTCCCGGATGTGGGCGGCATGGTTACTCGGTGGGAGCAGTTTGCACAGAACTCGGACCCAAAACGGGAGAGGAGGGATCGGCATTTTCCGTACTACCTGCGGGATCTCCGTAAGCGGGACCCCCTTGAGGCATCCTGGCTGAGCATTGTGGTTGACTCTCTAGACCTCGACGGCAAGGAGAAGCTGGATAGGCGCCATGGCCTCCCCACGAGTGCGTCTGTTGCGGCTCTGGACGAGTTGGTGAAGCGGAAGGGTGAGGTCAAGGTGTTCATGCACCCTGTGACTGTCTACTCTGCTACAAGTGAGAAGGAGCTGTTCGCGGAGGTGTTCTCCCACTACATCGTGAACGGCCCTCGAACGATTGCCCCCATTGTCCGAGACCAGTTCCGAAGGGCCCTCCCGAGCATGAAGGCGGGGGCAGCCAGCAGTGCGCGCGTGGCTGCCCAGGTGGGCACTGACACCGCAGAGATCTACGCCATTGCTCCGGAGATGTTGTACGACATCATCAATGACGAGAAGTGGGTGAGCTGGGCAGACGCCATGTGGGCAGATGGCCCTCCACAGGGTGTGATCGATGGTGCTGTGAAGCCCTGGGATTCCATGGAGCAGATTATTCGCCAGCATGGGGGCGCAGTCTTCCAGACAGGCGGGGATGGCTTCTTCGGGGTTGAGGTTCCTGAAGCACTTCGGGAATATGGGTTTGAGCCCCCGTATGGCACCGACGCATTTGGGGAAGACCCCGGGATGTCAGAGAGGCTGGCTGCCAAACATTTGAGGGCACACAGCTTCCCCGAGTACCGGGGTAAGTCAAAGCAGTGGCTCCAGAAAGAGTGGGACCGTCTCGAAGAGGAGATCCACGGCGTCGGGTATGGCCCGAAACCGACCAACTGGGTTCCCCGATCCGTGTCGAATCCTGAGCTGTTGGAGCGCCGGAACGCCATCAAGACCGAGCGCGGTCAGCAACTCTGGCAGCGCACATTCGCTGATGCACATCGGGTCACACGCATCCCTCAGCGCAAGCACCGTGGCTTGGTTGAAAGGGCATTGCAACAGGGTGAGAAGGTACCCAAGGCAGTCCTCGATGACTATCCAGGGCTGAGGAGAGCAAGCACTTCAGGGCGTGTTGCATCCCGATGGCTGGAAGCCAAGAAAATCCCCCTGAATGAGGCCACTGTTATTCAATTCCGAAAGGACTTCCTGATGCTGATGAAGAACATCAGCAAGCTCAACGTAAACCCGCAGAACCTTGAGGTTTGGCGGAAGGCTGTTCGGACATGGGCAGAGCGGTTCGAGCTGTTTGGGGGGCAGATTCGGGAAGACCTGGAAGGCAGGATCCGGCAGAACAAGAACAAGCCAGAATGGGATCAGGCCATCAACATAGAGTGGGCACAACACTACCTCGACAAGATGGATCCCTTCTGGGGACTTCAGTGGGAACTACGGGGGCCCCCCTACCTGAATTACAAGGAACCCGAACCCGTGAAGGACATACGGGACCGCCTCCTTGACTCCCCACAGTACAAAGGAATGGATCGGGGTGAGGCAGAGACCAAGGTTGACTCCTATCTCGAAGGGGCAGTCTACAGGGGGGTCATCAAGACACCAGAGACTGTGATGGCAGAGGCCTGGAGTGATTGGGAAGATACCGCTCGGAAATGGGCAGCTCGCACGAAGGGTAAGGCCCGTGCCGCTTGGAAGTACCTCAAGGATCTCGTGGAATGGACTGAGCGGGGCGGGCTGTACGGTGGTGGGAGTGAGAACATCGCTCTCACAGACGCTGAAGTCGAGAACATCACTATCGAAGGGTTCCGGGTTCAATTCATCGGGTTCTCTGATGCGGGTGAATTTACGCAGAGCTACCTTGGGACCTTCAAGGCAGGTCTTGGTCTGTACCGGAAGCACGCGGGCAAAGTGCTCCCTTGGTTGATCCAACACCAGCTCCCCCTGGTAGTTGAGTGGGCAGGGCGTTCCGGGTCTGGGGATGCAGCAGCAACCTACGAACGCAACCACATTGTCCTTCGGTACTTTGGTGCAACCTCCAAGCCCAGAAGGATGGCACACACCATTGCTCACGAGATGGGGCACCATGTTTGGAGGACGCTGCTGTCCCGTGACCAGCAAAAGCTGTGGGAGACCTTCATCTCTGGGGACTACAAGGACCTGGATTTGAGGGACGTGGTTTCCCGGATGAAGCCGGGGGAGGATGTGTTCAAGTTTGGTCGTCGGATAGAGCGAGAGGATCCGATTCTCTTCCTTCAGGTGAGAAGCCTGCATGACAACCCCGCCTATAAGGGGTTCGGGCTCTATGACGTGTTCGGTGTGAAAGAGCATTTGGACGCGGGAAAGACTCCGAATGTCCGAGTGCCTTCAAGCCCCATTACGGGGTACGCTGCCAAGAATCCGGAAGAGGCCTTCTGTGAAGCCCTGGGCAAGCTCGTAGCCTGGGGTGCTCGGACGGTCCCGGACTCTGTGGTTTGGTTCATGCGCCGGATGCTCCCGAATTTGAAGTTGGGGTCCCGGGTCGCATCCCAGTACATCATGGTGAAGCGGGTCAGCACTCTCCATCAGGCTCGTGCCGTCAAGGCACGCATGAAGCAGGCAGGCTGGTGGCAGATCAACCCCGAGTCAGGCAGTGGTGGGATCTCACGGGAGATCGAGAAGAAGGACATCCCAGAAGAAGACCGCAGGTACAATGGCGATGCACCAGCTGACATGGCGGGCGAGTTCATGGACAAGCTCGATCTGGTGTACCGCAGGGCATGGGGTCGTCCTGCGTCTGCATCCGAGCTAGACTCGGTGCTCCGGTTCGTGGGTCTCCCGAAGGAAGACCGCCCCCTCAACGGGTGGGTGGATGTGGTGGCAGAGGCAACAGGGATGTCCTGTCTGGCAATCGCCAACCTCCCCGAAGTTGAGCTAGAGAAGCTTCAAAGACACTGGCGGAACTACCGCAACAGTGGCCTGCGGGCGGGTCTGATCAAATGCCCGGTTAGCATCAGTGCGGGCAACCCCTTCCCAGCCCCCGGGGATGAAGCTCTACAGGAATTTCTGGACGAGGCAACGCTCATCGTTAGGCACACTCTGACCGATGGCCTTCGCATGTACGGGATCGACCCTGATAAGGGTGGGTCCGCAGAGATTGCGGTGGGCATCGGAAGGCCCCACGAGATGTCTCTGGATGCTGTGAAGGGACCTCCCCTCCCTGACCACTTCCTGGATTCAATTGCCCCGGTACTGGATGAAGCGGTGAAGAAATGACGAACCCAGCAGATAAACTCGCAGCAAAGTGGCTACTGCAAGGCAACTCCGCACATGGGCGCTCCATCGCCTTGATGAAGTTTCTGTCGGGTGTTGCCCGTGGTCTCGGAGTTGCCAAGCACGTCTATGTCGTGGGTGGTGCGGTACGGAACTTCGTCCTGGACAAGCCCATCAAAGACATCGATGTCGTCATCGACTCCGTGGCCCTGGGAGGTCGAAAGGACTCCGACTGGTTCGCCAAGCAGGTGGTTCGGGGCATCCCCACAGCAGCAAACCTGACCACGAACCAGTACGGCGTTGCTATCATCACGATCAAGGGCCCCTGGGATCTCGAAGGCAACGACATGAAGGGTGAGGTGATCGAGATCGCCAACGCCCGTACAGAATCCTATGGGGGAGCAGCAGGAAAGGGCTACAAGCCGTCTGAAGTGGTTCCCGCAACCATTGAACAGGACACCGTTCGTAGAGAATTTACGTTCAACACACTGCTCTGGCGGCTCCTAGACCTCACCAACGGTCCCGAGAAGGCGGAGATCATTGACCTGACAGGGTGCGGGCTCCGTGACCTCCAGAACATGGAGATGCACTGCCCCAGGGACCCGAACATCGTGTTCTCGGATGACCCTGTGCGTATGCTCAGGGCAATTCGTTTTTGTGTGGAGTATGGTTTTAACATCCCCCCGGATGTTGAGGGTGCCATCAGGAGAAATGCCCACAAGCTTAAAAATGTCCCTTGGGAATCGGTTGCTGCACAACTTATGCGGGTGTTGTGATGGGGCATCAGCGTTGGACACCAGAAGAGGATGAAATCTTGAATTCTGGTTGGTGCCGAGACGAGGGTGCACTTGTTTGTGAGGATATAGCTCTTCAGCTTAATCGGAGTGTTGGTTCTGTTGTGGGGCGTAAGAACACATTGCGTTTGAGGAGGTCCCCCGCATATGTGCACAGCATTCGTTCTGCACAGTGCAAAGGTTGGGGCAACCCAAATGCTTCCTGGACTCTAGAGGAAGCATTGCTGTTGAAGCAGTTATGGGAGGTGGAGGGGTTATCTAAATATGAAGTGGCAGAGAGGATGCCAGAACACACCCCGGTGGCTATCGGTGTCAAGGCTAAAAGGCTTGGGTTGACACACACGCATGAACAGTTCCTTGAGGTGTGTCGTCGGGCATCCTTGGGGGGGAAGAATGGTATGCGCGGGAAGGGTTACCTTATCCAGGGAATTCCGAAGTCCGAAGACACCAAAAAGAAGTTGAGAGAGTCTGCGTTGCAAGGGTACAAAGATGGTGTGCGGAAAAAACTCCTTGGTCCTTTGAACCCTGTTTATGGGAAGCCCGCTTCAAATAGGGGAGTGCCAATGTCTCAATCGGGTAAAGAGGTGTTGAGCCAGAAGGCAAAGGAGAGGTGGAGAAACCTTTCTCCTAAAAAGAAACAAGAGAAAATTCAACAGCTTCGGAGTGGGTGGGCAGATTGGGGTCGTGGGTGCCCTTCTGGCATTGAGGTCATGGTTGAGGGATGGCTCAACAAGATGAAGTTGGGCTACTCCTCACAGGTTCAAATCGGATTTTACATTGTGGACTTCCTAATTGGCAGTGTTGTGGTTGAGTGTCATGGGGACTACTGGCATGCTAACCCCGCTGTCTACAGCTCGTTAGACACAACTCAAAAAGCTAACCGACGCAGAGACAACAGTAAGAGAACTTATCTGCGAAATAGGAATTACATACTGGTGGAGTTGTGGGGTTCCGATATTCGTGGTGAGCCTAAGATATGCCAGGATCGGATCCTAGAGGCGTGCTTAGAAGACTCTGTGGGGGGTGTGTTGTGAAAAAACCTCGGGAAGCACTCAAGCTGATGAAGAAGCTGGGTCTTCTGGATGTGGTGGCAGAGATGGTGCAGGAGCAGAAACCCTTTGCAAGCTACCTGTCCGGGAAGCTGTCGAAGGGTCAGAACGTCCAAGTGCTCCTCGATCTCATGGACTTGGGGCTCTCGGTCAGGTCTCCCATCTCATTCCTGAGTCGCATCCAGCAGGAACGGCTCAGGGAGATCACAGTCCCCATGCCCTCGGGTGAGGCTGACAAGTTTCTGGCAGCACTCAAGAAGCCCCCTCTCGACAACCGGGCTCTGATTCAGAAGTTCAACATCCCGAAGCAGGAGCGGGGGGCACTTTCTGCTACTGCCCGCGCAGTGCTCTTGGAGAATCCCGAAATGGCTACCAACCCCTCCATGCTCCAACGTCTCGTGGAGCGCCAGATGTCTCGCCAATTTCGATTGGCAGCCCAACGGCTAAACCCGGACACTTTGAAAGTGTTGAAACAGATGGGTATTGCACCTGGTGTTCTGGATGGTGCCGCAAGTCGGGTGTCTCTGGACTTCCAGAACCAGGACATTTCGTATCGGAATCTGCATGAGTACATGACATCCCACGGCTACACAAAAGCCCCGTTGTACAAGACACCTAAGCGGGCAAAGGAAGCTTCAGGTGGTAAGATCCCTGGGGGTCTTGCAGAGGAGGAAGGCAAGAAGCCTTCGGATTTCGACGCCAAGGAACTGGCGATGGGCATGAAGGTGGAGCAGGAGCATTTGATCGGTGGTGACCACACCAAAGCCGAGATGGATGCCATGTCGCAAGAGATTGCGATGGACCACCTCACCGAAATCGGGGACTACTACACCCGGCTCAAGAAGATGGAAGACGAGGCAGAAGCAGAAGGGAAGACCGCTGCTGTCCTCGACGTTATCTGGGTTGTGGAAGACCCGAACGAAAGCTCGGAGATTGGTGACATCATCTGGGGGACCTCGGACAAGCACCAGTTCGCCAATGTGATCCTGGGCGCTAACCAATGGGCACGCCGCAATCCTGAGTTTCACACGGATGTCCAGTCTGCCCGAAAGGATGCCCTGGAACGCCTCAAGAAACTTTGGCGGGGCGATGTCCCCGAATGGGTGTTGGAGAGTGGCAACCCTCGCAATTTCCGGCTCGCCTCTGCTGAGGACGGCAAGTCCACAGGAAACGGCACGGGTGTGGGTTTGTTTATCCCAATCCCCGATCCCCTGGCATCAGAGTACCCGAGCCTGGGAGGCGAAGACAAGAGCCCCCCACACGTCACCTTGCTCTATGTGGGAGAGGTCACGAAGGCCCGTCAATCGAAATTCCTGGAAGTGCTCAGTGCTGTCCTGGGGAACGAGCGGGGTCCAATCCGAGCATGGACGGATGGGGTCGACCACTTTGACCATCCCGAAAAGAACCGACAGGTGTTCTACACACCCATTCGGTTCTCCAGGGATATGGGTCAACTCCGTGATCGCCTCCGCTCCACGCTTGTGGAAGCAGGTTTCGATGTCCAAGACAGCTTCCCGCTGGCATACAACTCCCACACGACCCTCACTTATGTGGAGGGTCTGGACAACAGGTACGAGGGCACAGTCCCGAACGGTGCCTGGGAATTCAGCTCGATCCCCGTGTGGGGCCTTCCTCAGGATCACGACATTCCCCTCGGGACATTCGAGCAGCATCAGACGACCATGCTTGATCGTCAGGAGCTTGGGCTGTTCGGGGGCTGGGACTTCCTGGGGGACTGAAGATCAGGCTTGTGCTGAAGACCCGAAAACCGCTAGCATCAGTAGTTGCAGAAAGTTGGTTGGGCGGTAGCTAGGCTATCTGTCCCGTGTGACAGGAAGCCCAGAGGCCCATCTTGACCAAGAAAATCACGGCTGACGATGCCCCGGAAACCTATGATTTCTACCCGAGTCTCAGAGATGAGGTGGGGTTGCTTGTCCAGGGCCTGCAACGTGTCCCTGAAGACCAGTGGCGTGCTCACGTTCAGGATTGGGTGAAGACCCATGAGCTGTTGGGAACCCTCTACCGGCACGACGAGACTCTCTGGCGCAAGGCCTTGGGTGAGTTCCTCGTGGAGATCAAGAGGCAGATCAATGTTTCCGGCATGGATTCCCTCAAGGTGGCAGCAGAGGATGAGTCCGAGCTACTTCCCATCATGGATCCCGCCTACAACCTCCGTGAGATCTGCAAGCAACTCATCCTCCTGGAAGACCACCTGTTCCACCCCCGGAAGCGGTGCCCCGATTGCATCCGCAAGCATCTGCTTACGTCTGAGGCTCTGGCTGAGGAAGCAGTCACTCTGGATACCGAAGGCAAGCACACAGACAGCACCGACGGGTTGGCAGATGACCTCCGTGAAGTGTGGCGTGCTGTACAGGAAGACGCACCCTTTGAGGAAGTTGCCCAGAACGTCAGGGTGCTTCGAAAAGGGCTCGTGTCGGAATGCTACTCCGTCAAGGTCGCTGCATGGATCGATGCTGGGGACTCCGACAGCAGCCCACATGGGGGTTGCCCCCACCGGGTGGCTGACAGGGTCGCCAAGAATTTCAAGCTCGATGTGGGGATGCCTATCCTCTATGGCAAGTACAAGAACAAGAAGGGGCTGATCAAGGGCTTCAAGACAGGTCCCAAGGGCGATCCCATTGTGATCATCGGACAGGTGCCCAACGATTCGGGGAAGAAGCAGGACAAGGAAGTCAAGCTGTTCAAGGTTCGCTATGACAAGGCCAGGGCGGATGCACAGAAGAAGAAAGCATCCGAGTTCCCGGTACATTCCTCCTACCCGTACTTCTCTCGCACCCTGTACAGGGGCAAGAGTGCGTCCTGCGATAACACGCAGGACTTCATTCAGGACCTAAAGGACGGCAAGGCAAGTGCCCTCAGACAGGCAGCCCTGACCCTTGCAGAGCACCCGGAGCTAATGGGCTTCCGGGGTGTGGTGACTCCGGCTCCACGCTCCAACGTGGACCGCAACTCCCTCCTGGTGTTTGCGGAGACACTCGTGCAAGCAGGTGTGGGCTCCCGTGCAGAGCTGTTGGTTAGCCGGCAGACTCCTGTGGAATCCTCCCGCTCTCGACGCCACCAGGGGCTCCCTGGAGTCACTGTCGAGGAACATGTGCAAAGCATGGGTGTCACCGGAGAGGTTGACCCCGAAGATGATGTGCTCGTGCTGGACGACATCTTCACCACCGGAACCACCCTGGACGCAATTGCCACGACGCTGCGTCGTGGGGGGCACACAGGGCGCATCCTCGGGGCAACCGCTGGCTACACGGTCATGGATTCATCCAAGATAGGCTGGTGTCCTGTACACCACATCACCTTGTCCCCAGGTCAGGGGATGGCAGGGGATGGGAACGTCAAGGTTGGCAGGGATAGCCAGTACCAGAGGGATGTGAAGCACGGTGAACGGCACCTGCGGGATGCTGTCGCAGAATTCAAGCGGGTGGTGCGAGATCTGAAGCCCCTCGCAGATGAGGCAAAGAGTCAGTTCCCGGGCACGGACAAGCAGTCACGGCAGCGTCGTGCTCGTGCGTTCACAAAGCTCGTGAAGGGCCACCCTCGCATGGTGAGCTACCTGGACGAGTACATCGGGACGAACAACCAGGACCCGAAGGCATACTCCTGGCGTAATGCTGTGGTCTACGCAGCACGGGATTACCTTGTGGGTGGTGAGAGCCTGCAGGATGTCATCGAGGGTGTGGGAAGACAAGCTCTCAAGGGCTACCAAGCCATCGCTATGTCGGAGGCACAGGCACCCCTCAGAGAGAACATCCCAGAGGAGATCCGTGCGTTTCTCCCCAAGAACATCGTAGTCGAGGCAGATGACTCAGGGAACATTCGCAAGATCACCGACCGCTTCGAGAATGCCAAGCTGACCCTCGATGCAAAGATCAAGAGGATGCACCTGCTGGTGCGCGCGTACAACAAAATCGCCAAGCGCGTGAAGAAGGACTTGAAGTCCTCCGATGAGATGATCCAGCTCTCTGCCCTCATCACTGCAATCATCATGGAGACCGGCATCCGACCTGGAAGGTTCGGGAATCATGTAGTGCGTACCGATGATGGGAACTCCTTTGATGTGGAGACCTTCGGAGCAATCACCCTGGGCCCGAAGCACATCCGGTTCATCAAAGACAACTTCACAGAGTTGGAATTCCTGGGGAAGAAGGGTGGCGTCAACACCGCTCACCTGTCCGATGCACAGGTGTCCAAGATCCTTCAGGGCTATGTGGACAAGGCACTCAGCCAGGGTTCCTCCTACGTCTTCGTTACAGCAGACGGGAGACGGTTCACCTACATCGATTTGCAACGGTACTTCCGAGCAAACTTCAAGGGTGTTGCTCCCACAGACTTTCGCAAGCTGCGTGCAACCCAAGAGGTCCTCGAAGCTCTGCGTGAGGAGCAGGAAGGGCTTTACATTCGAATCCGCTCCTTCATCAAACAGGAGAAGGCAGACCTCCAACAGCGTGTGGTGGATGCCATCGTGGAGACCCTGGAGCTTGCCATTGGGCGTGCCCAGGGGGCACTCTCACACGATTCTGGTGCAACTACTCTCCGGTCGTACATCAACCCCGAGATCATGTTCCGCTTCCTGTCACAGGGTCGCGTGGGTGACACCCTCGACAAGGCCCTTCTGGATGGTGGTTTGCGACTGTCATTCGACCCACAGAAGTTCATGGATGTCGCCCTGGCACAAGGGAAGGCCGCATCTGATCGGACAGGGACCACTCTCCGCGAGCTGATGGAAGGTCTTGAGGACGACATTGGCAGCGGTGCCGTTCGGTTGGCATCTCGGTACACCGGCGGGGTCGGGATCGATGAGTACAAGACAGCTGCAAGCCATTGTCCCTTGCGAAATGATGCCTTTGGTGGGATGTTCGGCGGCGGTGTCATCCTCCCGTACACCGAGTTCGCCATCGGTGCCTCAAGAATCGTAGAGGCGACCCACTGTCTTCTGGGATCTCTCGGGGAGGCAGCAACGTCTCTCGGCAAGCGCCCGGAGTGGGGTGTGGACAAAGCCATCAAATACGAGATGGCCCACATCAAAGAGGAGTTGGGGATCATCAAGAAGGTCCTCGGAGAGTACAGCCGGGACATCTACACGAACATGATCAATTCTCCCTGGGAAGGGAGAGAGCAGGATGCCGCGGACACCGTGAAGGCAATCCTCAAGGCGGCCCCGAAGCTGGAGAAGCGTGCCCTTGCCAAGGCGGGTGAACTGAAGCAGCAGAAGGACATCCCCGACAAGATCATGGTCGCGGCTTTGGCTGCATACCGTGTTGTCGAGGAGCTAGCATATGCTCTCCACAAAGCAGTGGCCCGGTACCCTGACCGCCCTGTGACGAGCCCCTACTCTGACCCCGCACTCGTTCGAGCAGTCACCAAGTTGGAGCAAAGTGTTTCCCGACTGAAGCAGGCAGATCAAACTGCAGAAGGCCGCCTTGCAGCCAAGTTCCAAAAGAAGAAGGAAGTCCCGAAGGCAGACGGCAAGGGCACCACAACGGTCTATGAGTACACCGAGGGGCAGATTCAGCATCGCAACAGGGAAAAGGCAAAGAAGATCGAGAAGCTGAGCCAGGGAATTGGCAAGCTCCGTTCCCAGGTGAAGAAGGACCTCACGTCGAAGGATGCACAAACCCGACTCACAGCCCTTGCTGTGGCCCTGATGGATGAGACCTTTGAGCGTGTGGGTAACGAAGCCTCTGCCAAGGACGGTCACTACGGGGTGACCAACTGGGAGGTTGGGCACGTGTCCGTCAGCGGTGGAAAAGCCACCGTGTCCTACACAGGCAAGTCCGGTGTAGACCAAAAGAAGGAGGTCACCACCCCCGCAGTGCTCAAGGCACTCAAGGCAGCACTCAAGGGAAAGGGAAAGAAGGAGCAGGTGCTCTGTGAGGGTGATGAGTGCAACATCCTCGCCACAGACGTGAACGTCTACCTCAAGCCCTTCAATATCACGGCCAAGGACATCCGAGGGCTCCATGCCAACGAGGAGATGCGGTCACGCCTCAAGGCTGTCCGGTCGGAGGGTGGCAAGCTCCCGGGGGACAAGAAAGAGCGTGACAAGAAGCTCAAGGAGGAATTCCAGAGCGCCCTGGAAGATGCCGCCGCTGCTGTGGGGCATGAGGCTGCTACTCTGAAGTCCCAGTACCTCGTACCAGGAATGGAGGACAACTACATCGGTGACGGCACTGTCATGGACAAGCTCGACAAGACCGCCTCACAGGACGATGGCCCTTATGGTGTGCGGTGTCCTGTGTGCGGGGAACCCGCAACGAGCAGCTGCCGTTGCATGACAGGTGAGAAGTCCTGTGGCAATGGGACCTGGGTACGCTGCCCTGTCCACGATGTGGTGGTGGTCTTGCGTCCAGGGGCAAACACCCATGCTCTGCCTCACCCCTCATGCCTCTGTGGCCTTGGGGATCCTCCTTCTCGCACAGCAAATCTGTTCCGGGACTGGTTCGAGGTGTCCACCCCCGAGAAGGGCAAGACTGCGTCAAGCCACCTGCCCGAACCTTCAAAGATCGTCGCCAAGGCAGACGGTTCTCTGCTTACGATGCAGGAGTTTGCTGTCCTCGCCGCACGAAGGGTGCGGGAAGCCCTTCGGACAGCAACCAAGACCCACTCCGAGAAGGAAGACGAGGAAGCAGACAAGGTGGTGAAGCGGGATCCCCCGAAGTTGCCCCCCAGAAAGGATCTCCGCAACCGGCTCCAGAGTCCTGAGGATGACAAGGATCCTGACAGCAAGCAGGACAAGAAAGACCAGTCCCAGAACTACAAGGACAGCTCTGTCTCCCTGACCACTTACCGACAGATGCTCGGTCAAGAGGAAGTGGTGGACGAAGACGAGCCCGCTAAGAAAAAGAAGGGCCCCCCTCCCGGTTGGGACAAGTTCTTGGCTGAGGTCTACGACAAGGGAAAGAAGAAGGTCCCGAACACGAACCCTGACACCAGGGACAAGAAGCCCGAAGTGGCGATGAGCACCCTGTTCAAGTCGGACAAGAGTTTCCAGAGCAAGGTGTACAAGGAGTACACCGCTTGGGCAAAGGACCAGAAGGACGAAGGCACCGGGGGTGGGGGTGCTGCTCCTGCTGAAGAAGATGAGGGGAAGAAGACCCCGGGGAAATCTGATGAGGAGCAAGAGGCAGACCTAGCAGAAACTGCTAAGACTGAGTTTTCATCTTTCAAGGGGGAGAACCCGGACACCCTGCTCACCATGGACGATTTCAAAAACATCCTGATGGAGCAGACCACAGACCCTGATCTGGCGGAAGGTGCTGACAGTGAGGGTGCTGCTGAACAACGACAGGAAGCTCTCAAGAAATTGGATGAGGGCAAGGCAACCAAGGGCAAGGAGAAATCCCTTCAGAAGCTCGTGAAAAAGACACTGTCTCACACAATGAAGCTCATGAAGAAAAAGACCATCCCGAAGGCATTTAGGGATGACCTTGCAGAGCGGGTTGGGGCGATGTCTGAGGGGGAGCGTGAGGAGTTTTCCCAGGCATTTGAACAGGGTATTGACGATGTTGCTGGTACGAAAGCCACCGGGAAGGCTGCAGTACACCAAGCACGCACAGCTCTTGGGGTGGATCTCAATCGGCTGGGCAGTGCCCAGGAAGTGGGAAGGGCACTAGCCAATGCCCTTTGGGCTGATCAGATTGTGTTCCAGCCTCCGGATATCCCGAAGGAAGCAACAGACCGTGAAGTCAAACAGGCCATGTATGAGACCTGTGCGTCCATGACTCCCGACGAGTTGAAGCGTGTGGCAGGTAATCTGGCAAAGAAGTGGTCGGATCTTGAGGATAAGGAGCTAGGGGAGCGCCTGACAACGGGTGCCTACCAAGGGATGGCTCTGGCTGCTGCCCTTCAGGGGAACGATCCACCCAAGGTGAAGGGTCAGGAACCCATCAGGGTCTCCGAACGTATGGGTCAACTTGCCCGTGCCATGAAGGAAGTTGGGAAGGAGGATCAACTCCTAGGTTCGATGTCTGACATTGCATCAGATGATTCCCAGAAGGCTATCAGGGCTGGGCTGGGGACAATGACGGACAAGGAATTCGTAAAGTTCATCGGAGGGTCCAAGGGGACCCTCGGAGGTCTTGCTGATGCCTTGGTGGCAAGGAAGCCCAATGGGGATTTCCGTCTTCCGGAACATGAACGGAAAGCACTCCGGGCAGAACTCGAAGACACTATCATCGAAGACATCGCATACCTCGATCCCCTCATTGGGGATGTCCTCGAAGCCAATGGGGAGGAAAATACTCCCAAGACCCGGGCAGAGGCTGCAGAGGCTTTGGGCAATACCACACAGGGCACAGGTGGAAGTTCTTTTGTCGATGATGCTGAAGAAGAGGGAGAGGACGGACAAGCATTCCTAGCTCTCTTGAAGCAGATGCGAGAGAGTGCAAAGGGCCGTGTCACGGGTGCTTGGGACTCTCTCAAAAAGAAGTACAAGAAAATGCCCGATGGTCCCAATGCAGCCAAGGCTCAAGCCATCAAGGATGAGGGCGACCCCAGCATCGCCACGCAGAAGGTAATGACTACGCAAGAGATCGAAGAACGAGAGAAGAAGACCAAAGGTGCATCCCTCGAACGGTACACGTTCGAGCCATGGCCCACACTCTAACGGTAGAGTGATCGAGTTTCCTCTAGGCGGTTCAGAATTCCATGTGGGGGCCCGGTAGGTTCCCTATAGCGGGCGCATATAAGCAAGGACCACCTTTCGTCTCATCTATCTATACTTCTCTAGGAGCACTGGAATGGACAAGTTGCTGACCCGCCAGGGCGCTCGCAATGTCACAAAGCTGATGGACAGGCTCGCAGACCTGATCCAGAATCAATCCAACACCCTGGGTATCCCAGACAAGGTTGCAGTCGACTATGCAACCCGCACGGATCTGGTTTCCGATGCCATCGAGATCAGGGCAACGGAGAACTTCCCGAAGGATGCAGCGGAGGTCGATTCTACTCCTGCAGCAGCTGACCCCGACGTTCAAGGTGTCACAGACGAGTCCGGTGGCAAGACTGACGAGGGTCCCAACTCTGGTGATCAGAACAAGGCAGAGAGCTACTACGGGAAGAACGCAGACGACGAGCTTCTCCGCCAGATGCTGGCAGAAGAGAAGATGGCGTCCCCGGAATGGTCCGTGGAGCCCGGCAAGAATGAGACTGGTGAGTCCGTGGAGCCCGGTGGAAGTGCCCCGCCCCATTGGGATGCCAATGCCATCGGTGATGATCGTGGCGGCCCCTTCCGGGCAGACGGCGACGAGCCCTACATGGGCGGCGAGTTCTCCCAGGTGGAATTCCATCAGCTCCGTGACAAGCAGCAGAGTGGGCAGATCTCCGGGGTCGACCCGAAGCTGGCAAATGAGTTCATCCGTCTTGCACAGGATCTGGGTCACTTTCGCCAAGCAGACCTGATGTCCGGGTTCAAGGGCACCATCCGAATCCTTGCTGATCTTCAGACCGAATCCGAGTCGATGGCAAAGAAGCTGGAAGCAGTTGCAGGCGACCTGCTCAAGCGCAAGACGGACGTGGACAAAGAGTACGCGGACGCAGTGAAGAAGCTTCACGAAGCTGTCCCCAGTGAGTTGGAAGCCCAGGGCCAGATCCTCATGGCACTCAAGAAGCGCCTCATGGAAGCAGATGCGATTCTGCAGGTCAAGTCGAACTCCCGTTCGATTAGTTCCATCCAGAAGGAAATGCTCGTGGCAGTCGCAGAAGAGTACGGTGAGGAGATTGGCGAGTTCGTCAAGACCGCATCCGCAGCCCTCCGTGACCAGCGCAAGAAGCTCATCATCGTCTTTGAGGGCTTCTCCCTTGAGGAGCGCAACAAGTCTGCTTCGGACAAGGAAGCCGGTTCTCTGGACGCACTGTTCAAGTTCCGCGACTGGCTCTCCAAGAACGTCAACACTCTCGTTCGTTTCTTCAAGACCGCCACCAGTGTCACCAAGGGTGCCGCCAGTGTCGTGGACAAGCGCCATGACGGTCTGATGAAGGCAATCAAGAGTGCAGACGCCGGCAAGCTGGCTTCTGGTGACTTCTACGGTTTCAACCTCTTCTCATAGGGAGCCCCTTTGGCAAAACGGACTGCCGAGAACAATGTCAACTACCAGGAGCGAGCTGCAGAGTTCGTGGTGGGCGACCTTGCGATCCCATTCGGACACGACGATGCCGTGGCCGGAAGGGTGACGGCAGTCTGGCCCGCCATTGGTATGGTGGATGTGGAATTCGCTTCGGGGAACAAACGGTACCCCGTAGAGGATGTGGTTCGAGGTAACCCCGAGAACGCACTCACTATCCCCCCCTCCACGTCTTCGGTTCCTGGTGGACAGCCCACGGTCTCCGTCCCCGGTGGCCCCAAGGCTGCATCTATGGGCAGGGTAGCTCAAGCATTCGTGAAGAAGGCACTCTACTGGTCTGGAAAGGACCGGCAGTACCGAGCCACCTTGGAAGAGTCCAACAGTGGCCACTATCTCTGCCCTAAGTGCAGAGCACGCGGCATTGACTGCACACTACGCCCTGCCATCTACAAACGCCGTGAGGGTGTAAGTGAGAGGCTTCTAGGGTGTGGTGAGTGCCTGTTCCTAGTGAAGAAGTCTGATGTTGTGAACGGAGGGGTTGTCTGATGGCTTTCCTTCGCTATGCCAATGCTCTTGTGGTTCAACCCCAGGTCTCTCAAAAGGGCTGGGGCAAGGTTCGCAAGACTGCTGCATCCCCGAGCCACAACATCATGGCTCAGGCTTCCGAGATCCTGGGACACAACTTCGATCCCAATCGGTACCTTCTGACCCACAGCACCATTGTTGCTAGTGTGGACACGGAAGAAGTGCCCAATGTCAGGCTCGGGCGTGTGAAGGTTGGTTCGAAGGCAATCAACCGGAAGTACAGCGACTACTACATCAAGTCTGCTTGCTCCGGACTCGTGAACAACAACGGTGACTCCTGGCCCCGTGAGGTTTTGCTTGCCAGCTACCGCACGTTCATTGGTGCCCACAACTTCCTAGAGCATGTTCAGCTTGAGGAGCAGTCCAAGGGCCGTGTCCTCGATGCTGTGGCACGTGACATTGGCGACTCCGTCTATGTCGACATCCTGGTTGCCACTGACAAGAACCACACACAGCTCGTCAAGGACATCCAGTCAGGCAAGATGGGCACCCTGTCGATGGGTTGCTCGGTAGAAGAAACTACATGTACGAAGTGTGGAAACGTTGCTGTCGATGAGACCGACCTTTGCGATTGCATCCGGTACGCCAAGCTCAACAAGTTCTATGACGAGCAAGGGACCCAGAGGATCATTGCAGAGCTGTGCGGCAACACTGCTCTTGACCCCAATGCTGGAGTCAACTTCATCGATGCCAGTTGGGTCGGCACCCCCGCTTTCACGGGTGCAGTCATCCGAAACATCCTCGACACCTCCCAGGTGTCGGATGACATGACACGGCGCCTCCAGGCAGTCCTCAACAGTCCTCCCGAACAATGGGGTGGCAGGGACAACCGACAGGTAATCGCGTCCCTGCTGATCGATTCTCGAAAAGCCTTCGACTTTGGTGACGAGGGTGGAGACGAGGGTGAGGGTGAGGACGCTCCGGAACCAGAGCCCGAGAAATCTCCCCTGGATGAGTTGTCCGACAAGGTGATGAAATCCGTCACAGACACCGTTCAGGACAGGGTGGACAAAGAGCTTCAAAAGAAGAAGCTTGAAGATGCCCCCAACACTGAAGACTCCACAATGGGTCCCAACGACAGCATCATCAAAGAGGGCTACACAACTGCTGTGAAGGCCCTTGTGAAGAAGGCTTCGTCCCACGTTGAATTCGTGGACAGCTTCTCCTCTATCAATCGCGTTTTCGGGGTCAAAATCTCCCGTGATGTATACAGGGCCGTCCTCCAGACAGGCCCCATCACGGCATACCCCACAACTACCACCTTCCTGATTGCGTGCAAGCATGCAGTTGGAAGATCGGTCACCCCCGTCGATGTTCGAGCCATGGTTCGCATCGGCAAACTGCTTACGAGAGTGAGCACTTCATCCTCCGCCAATGGCAAGGAGACACCATGAGCCGTAAGCGTCTGAGTTGGAACGACGGGGACACACTTCCCGTAGAACGTGCCCGTGAGGCATCCGCTCACCCCGCGACCCCCGATGAGGGTGCCGCATCTCCTGCACACACGCAGCCCGATCCGGGCGAGCATGACTATGAGAACGGTGACACGTCCTCTTGGGCAGAAGATCCTCACCCGGGTCCGTACCCGAACTCCGCACATCCCGCGACTCCGGACGAGGGCCCCGCGTCCCCGGCATACAAGGCTGCTGCTGCCCGTGAGCTTCGTGCTTCGGTCGAACGCAAGGCTTCCCTGTGCATCCGCATTGCCGAGTCGATGATGCCTGCTAAGTCGACTGTTGCTTCCATCGAGAACCAAGCTCTCTTGCTGATGGATCTCCCTTCCGCTTCGATCAACACCATGCTCGGCCGCGTGGCTGGCGATGATGATGACGAAGACGACGAGGGCGATGACGACAGCGAAGAGGTCGATGCAAAGACCGCCGCACAGGACAATGCTCTTCTCCGTCGTCTCGCAGAGGAAGATGAGGACGAGGACGAGGACGCAGACAAGACCGCTGCCGACAATGCCCTTCTCCGTCGTCTCCTCGCAGAGGAAGATGGGGACGAAGACGAGGACGAGGACGATGGCAAGGAGGCAAGCTCTAGCAAGACTGCCCTTGACCAGATCCTCGACAAGCTGTCCGGTATCGAGACTCGCCTGTCCTGCATCGAAGACGGTGGCATGGGCGGTGACGATCTGGTCGATGACGAGGAGACCATGCTTCTCTCCATGATGGAAGACGAAGAAGAAGTGGTCGATGAGGGCGATGAGGAAGCCATGCTTCTCTCCATGATGGAAGACGAAGATGACATGGGTGACATCGACCCCGTGGGCATGGACGACGGCATGGGCGATCCCATGATGGATGACGGCCTGCTGGACGTTGGCATGGGCGATCCCATGATGGGCGATCCCATGATGGATGAAGTTGTCCTCGATGACGACGAAGACGCTCTCCTCGCCAATCTCTTTGCTGATCAGCGCCTCGCCGCTGATGACAAGGAAGAGGAAGTCGAGGAAGTCGAAGAAGAGGTCGAGGAGGATGCCAAGGAGGCCAAGAAGAAGGCTTCCCGCAAGCCCCGTCCGAAGAAGGCAAGCGCTGGTGCTTCCCGTCTCGGTGGTGTGTCTGCATCCGCCCCGTCCGAGCTGAAGGAACTGGAAGCCCTCTGGCCGACCGCTCCTGATGTTTCCAAGGTCTTCGGAAGCTAGACCCGAGTTTCTTGTGGGGGACACCAAGTTCCCCACAAGAGTCCAGGATTCTAGTCAAAGGGTTGGAAACGACCCCAGGGCGAATGGAATCCTCGGTAATCTGTAAATAGAGCTGGACATATAGGTAGACGACACCTGGCTGGTTGGCACTCGCCTCCCAGTCTCCTTTCAACCAACACGCTCTGTAAACAGTGAGCAGGCAGGAGATTCTCATATGCCTATGCTTGGACAGTCGAGTGGTGGGTGGACTGAGTCATCGTCAGCTCTTCGAATTCTGTACGTCGGTGTACGGAACTCTGAAGGAATCCTGACGGATGATGCGTTCACCCAGACCAACCCGCCAAACGTCACCGTGGCAGCAACCATTAGCACCAATGTCGACACAAGTGTCCTCGGTGTGCTGAGTGGTTCGATTGCCTTCACCCGCCCGGACCAGGGTAGCAACTACATCGGTGGCAACGCCGAGACGCTGGCTACCGCCTCGCAAGAGTTCTACGTCCGCCCGGTCGGTCTCTTCATCAACACTGCTGCTGGCAATGCCTTCGAGAACCAGCCCGGCCCCGCAAGTGGCAAGGGTCCCTATGTCTCGGCACAGGGCACCTACGCTTCGCAGCTGTTCGAGACTCAGGCTCTCGACGCCACAACCGGTGGTGCAGCTCTGGCACAGGGTGATGCACTCACCTATGTCACTGGTCAGACCCTCATCGCTTCACGCAATGGCTACCTGATGTGCCTGCGTGATGGCTCTGATGGCATCACGTCCAATGACAATGCAACCAATGCCGCAGAGCGCGAGCATGGGCATGCTGTCTCCACTGTCCTGGGCATCCTGAAGATGCCGGCGGATTCGGTCCAGACCGAAATCGTCTTCGACCAGAGGGTATAGACCATGTCTGCATCCAATACAACCAAGCAGCGTATCATCCAGGACTTCATCGCATCGCCCCAGGGCCGTGCGAAGCTGGCCGCTTCGATGACTCAGCCGCTTCGTCTCCGTCGTGACTACATGGCCGTGGGTCGTAAGACCTTCCTGGTCGAGCAGCTTCCCGATGGCGCACTCCCGATCTACGACAAAGACCCCGATGTGACCGCCTACGTGATCGGTGAAGAGGGTGAGAACCTTCTGGCCATTACCAAGACCCGTCGTGTGATCTTCCCGCTCTTCGAGATCGCAAGCAACCCCGAGATCCCGCTCACGCAGATCAAGGAACGTCGCTTCGACCTCATCGAGCGTGCACAGGATCTGGCTCGCGCACAGATTCAGGCCGCAGAAGACGAGCGTGTCTTCTCCGTCCTGGACGCAATCGCGACCAACGGCTTCGACAGCATCGCCGGTGGTGAGAACCCCGACGTGCCCGTCGTCGCTCCGATCTCTGGCGCAGTTCTGGCAGACGCCTATGCACTCATCGAACGCCACGACCTCCGTGTCGCTCGCGTCTTCATGAATGCACGGGACTACGCCGACCTTCGCAAGTTCGGTCGTGACATCCTGGACATCGAGTCCCAGCGTGAGCTGCTGAAGACTGGCCTCATGGGAACCCTCTGGGGCGCCCAGGTCATCGTCAGCCGTCTCGTCCCTGTCGGCACGGTCTATGTATGCTGCGAGCCCGAAATGTTCGGACGCATCCCCGTCAGGACAGAGCTCACTGTTCTCTCCGCAGATGACCCCAAGGCACGCACGATTGGGTTCAGTTGCTTCGAGAATTTGGGCATCGGCGCGTACAATCCGAAGGGTCTCACCCGTCTCACCATCACCCGGTAGACTAGGTAGAACCTGAAGGTTCAGCAAGCCACTCCCCTTCATTGGGGGGTGGCTTTCTTGCGTGTGTTGGTTGTGGAATTTCAACAGTGTCCGGTAGTGGGGGTCTTGGGTTCATATGTGTGGTAGGGTGCTGTTATGCCCTACGAAAAGTTTGAGACGAAGCACGGACTAGACGCAGACAAGCTGCGAGCCCTCTATGTGGAACACACTGATGTGGAGATTGCCCTTCAGCTGGGGGTGGCAGAACTGACGGTGCGTCGTTGGCGTGGGAAATGGGACATCCCAACATTGAGTGCTCGTCAACGTCGGGATCGGGGACGAGCAGCAACAGGTGAGCCTGTGTTGGATGATCTCACTCCTGTCCTGCTGGCAGACATGTATACCCATATGGGTGACTCACAGATTGCTGCCTTCTATGGGGTCAAGAAACCCGCCATTCGGCGTCTTCGGGTTCGGTGGGGGATCGCTCCCATCAGCAAGACCCAACGGAGTACCCGGGAGGGGGGATTCACTCCAGAGCAAAAGGAAATCGTGATTGGTACCATGCTTGGGGATGGGCACTTGCTTGAGCGGGGTGTGTTGTCTGTTGGACACGGACATACACAATACCAGTACATCAGCCGTGTTCGCAGCCTTCTAGCTCCACACTCAAAGCCTCTTTCATATGAGGAATCTTTGATGGATTCCACGGGGCAGCTCACCTTTGGGTTCACGTTCCGTACCGTTCAACATGCATGGTTGAAAGAGATGCGGCAGAATTTCTACCCCGAAGGGAAGCGTGTGTTCCCAGTGTGTGTACTGGAGAATCTGACCCCAAGGTCGTTGGCATACTGGTACTTTGACGACGGCAACTTGGCTGACACCGCGTCCTTTGCATTGGGGGATGTGTCTGCGGAAGATGCAGAGAGGGTTTGCACACAGGTGTCCCAAAGGTTTGGGGTCGATGCCTATGTGGGACATCGGTCAAACCCCACCTGTCAGATCATGGCAATTAGCAACCAAACCTCGGATACGCTGTTCCATCTGGTTCGGGACTATGCCACCCCCGATATGCTCCACAAACTCCCCAGGAAGCATTGGACTGCAGGGCTGTTGGTTTCATCCGCCACACGAACCCCTGTGGCAAGCCGTGTCCCCTCTGATCTGTATGGGCGGGCTAAGCGGTGGGGAAGTCTTTGTGCAGATGGCCGAGAATCCCTGTTGGATGACCTTGTGGCCTTCTGGCATTCCGTGGGGTTCCCCCACCAGGACCCACGCCCCGAGGAGCTTGAGGTTCTTCACCACCTTGAGGAAGGGCACGTTCTGCAGGGGGGAGCCCTCAAACCTCGACAAGTGGGCCAAGCTACATGCCATGCTTTTGCCCGGCACATCTGGGACGCCAAATCCTATGAGGCCCATGAGAGTCCAAGGGAGATCTTCAATGACCCCACCTTGTTGCGTGGTGCCCTCAAGTTTGCCCTCAACCTGAAGAAGCCAATGTCTGATGCCACAGTGCGGATGGCCCTTCGAGTGTGGAAGCATAGTGGGGTCTACAACTTCCGCCCCGCTATAGCAAAGGTGTTGGTGGACAGGTATTGCCGTCCAGGGGGTGTCGTGTGGGATCCCTGTGCAGGGTACGGCGGACGGTTGTTGGGCACGGTCCTGTCTAATGCAAGGGCCAAGTACATTGCCTGTGAACCCCAAGCAGAGACCTGTGCTCGGTTGCACCAACTGGTGGACTGGGTGGAAGGGTACCTCCCAGGCACGGCAGCTTGCTCCTGTGTCCATGAGACCCCTGCAGAGGAGTTCGAGCCCCCCTCCGGGGTGGATATGGTCATGACATCCCCTCCCTACTGGAGAAAGGAGTTGTACGGCTCTGCCGAGACCCAATCGGGTGTGAGGTACCCCACCTATGAGTCATGGCTTCGTGGTTTCTGGGAACCTGTCATAAGAAAAGGGCTCCAGTGCCTCAGGCACGGGGGTTGGCTAGTGCTGAACGTTGATGACTTCAAGATCGATGGTGTTGCCTACTCTCTTGTGGAAGACACCCGGAGATTGGTGGGGCGGCCTCCGGATGAGGAATTTGAGTATGCAATGCCGAAGTTCAGGAACCGAGCCAACAGTGAAAAGGTGCTCTGTTGGGTGCAGAATGAGATCATCGAGCGCACCCAGGTCACTGTGGAGCCACTTCAGCTGAGTCGTTGCTCCGTGTGTCGGAGACCAACACCATCTTCACAGCTGCAGGGGGGCACATGTGCGTCTTGCCAACCTGTCCGGTGTGGCGGGTGTGGTGTTGTTCTGCAGGGTGCTCACCAGAACCGGAAGTGGTGTGGTGGTTGCCGGCGAACAGAGGATGCAGATCGGGCTCGGAACAAGAGGGCACGCCTTCGCAAGGAGAAACCCCCAACAGGCACCCGCACATTCACCTGTAAAGCTTGTGGTTGCCTGTGGGAGACACAACAGCTTGGGAATCCCTGGTGGTGTCCAGGTTGCCGGGAAGATGCGGAGATGGCCCGGAGAAGGAAGGTTTGTGGGTATCGGGAGTGTGGGCAGGAGTTTGCGGACACATCGCAGAAGAACTCGATGTCCTACTGCTGCACAGAACACCGCCGCAGAGAGAAGCTGTTCCGAACAGGTAAGGTCACTGGCGTGTCCCAGTTCCGTAAGCCTGACCCCATTCTAGGCAAGGCTCAACCGGAGCAAGGAAGCTGCGGGTGAGCCTGTGCTGGTTTTCAAGAAGGTGTAGGGGGTGATCTTCGCGTAGATGGGGGTACTTGAGGATCAGGAGAACCTATGCAGACCAAACCCCCCTACTGCTACGGCGGTAAGACGTTCCCGTCACTCCAGGCTATCGGGAAGCACATTATGGGCTTTCTCGACTACTACAACCGTGTGCTGGACGTCGAGAAATTCGATCCTGTTTTGGCAGACATGGTTGCGGATCGGCACTACATCTGGAGACATCGGGGGTGAAGCCCACAAACTTTAAGTTCGTGGAGAACATCCGTGACGATGGTCGTTCCTGGCGGGATTCCTTGACAGGGTATTTCGGTCCTGGTTGGGGATGGAATCGCTTCAGTTACCGGAAGGCATTGCGGAAGACCGATCCCACTATGGCAAGTGAGTTTTCTCGGTTATGCCGAGAGCGGTGGAGCGCAGTGTGGCGTCCCCAATTCTTTCATGGGGGTACTTGCGAAGCTCCAGCGTGTTGGAGAGCTGCTTGTGATGTGGATCACGACAACCCCACCCACAAGGAGATCGTGGAGGCATGTTGGCCTAAGGTTTCTTTGGAGGACCAAGCCGCATGGTGGAAGACCATGTTGGAGTCTGATGGTGACCGCAACCACTTCTGCATCCCAGAGGGACATCCTGCAGCAGTCCTGTATGATGAGATGACCGTTAATGGCATGTACCGGCACTTGTGCAAGGAACACCATAAGCCGGCAGCACAGCTCACGTTCCGGGGAAAGCGTCTTGTGCCAGGAGCCCAGAGGGTTGAAGAGGGTTCCGAGGATCTCGATGGCCTCTTCGATGAGCTGGGGATCTAGCCGCCGTAGTGGGAGATGCCCTGCATGATGGCGACGAGGATGCCGATGAGTCCCGTGACTCCTCCGACAGCCATCACAGCCATGGCAGCCATGTGGCCATTGAACGTGGAGCCAAATTCCTGGTGTCCCTTGAAGGATCGGCCCATGTTGACACCTGCGAAGGCAAACGCCAGGAATGAGATGATGACGCCTGCGATGAGGATGTAGAAACCAGTGAACGGCATGTGGAACTCCTTGTAGCCCTACTACGCGGCCTGGGGGGTTTTGAAACCTTCTTCTAGGGTATAGCCCCCCACTAGGAGATTCCTGATGTCCCATAGTCGACGTTCCCTTCTCGGTGCCCTTGGCGGCATGGCTGCTCTCCTTCCGTTGTCGGGGTGGGCAAAAGACTCTGTAGATGGGTTCCCGCAGCCCAACGGGTCTGGGATGGGTTTGCCCCCTCTGACCATTTGGGAGGAGCATACAGATCTGGTGTTGGACGGGGAGCTGGTTCCTGTTCACCACATCCACATGAATGTGTTCGACGGGCTGGACGGGACAGGGGGCATTGCTGTTTTGTTCGACATCCCTTCAGATCGCCAGATCCTTGATGGGGGTCCACAGACCGCTTTGCCTGCGAACTACGTTCACCATGTTCGGAGCCGCCGGATCGTCCTCACGCTGTTTGAGTACAACCCCCAGGCTCGGTGCATCGTTGGGGAGGAGGTATACGATGCGGACACGGGTGAGATCTTCCAGAAGAACCCTGGGGACACGCTTGAGGAACGGCTTGGTGATGTGATCAAGGCAGCCCGCACAAGTGGGGTCGACGCTGTCCCTGATTTCACGAAGGGTTATGCCGTCTGGGTCACACAGGACGGTCCTGGGTACGAGCACCCGAAGCACGCCATGGCGTACCTCCCCTACAAGGTATCCCTGGATGACATGACCACCATCGTTCCGATTCGGATGGTGAAGGCATCGGTCACCCGGGCGTAGCTACCAAGCGTTGAGCTGAAGTGCCCTTCCATTCTCGCTGGCGTGTGTGATTGGTCTGGTGTGCCAGACTCCACCATCGTCTACCATGGCAGCTTGTACTGGGGTCGTGCCAGGGAACTTCTTCAAGGCTTTGAGCAGTTGTCCTGCAGTGCCGCGTCCCGCCCAATCTCCGTTGATCTGGGCATTTCCGGATACTCGTAGGATTTGAGGGTTCACGTCCACGAACACTGCATCAGGGAACTTCCCAGCGATCCCGACTGAAATCGAGGGTGAGAATTCTTCCAGTTCCGCCATCAGTTCTGCAACGGTCATGGGCCGTGCTGCCTTTTTGGTGAGAAGCTGGAGCAGGGCACGTCGTTCTTCCCCTGGGGGAAGGTGCTGGCGAGGCGGATGGTCTTTGAGCGGAGTTTGGGCATGGGTCCTCACTACATAGCAGGCAGTATTGTAACTGAAGGCTTGATATGTGCTCCTTTCTTGTGCTATATTGTCCTTTGTACGGGAAGAAGCTTCAATTGGTCCGCTCCTCCAACCATCCTTTGATGTTCGCAAACTCCGGAAAACGATCC